CAATGAATGTACCAAACGAGACTACTGTTGAAAAATCGACTTTTGAAATCTCAAAAGAAGACTTCGAAATCTTGAAAAAAGCAAAGACTCAAAAAGTTGAAGAAGAACTGCGAAAAGCAAAAAAAGAACAGACGACTCTTATTAAGTCTGCAATCTTTGACGCTACCTCGGCTCTCCGCAAAGAGAACGAACAACTTCGCAAATCCTTTCAAGAAACTCAAGAGTTGATTAAATCAATGGCCCGAAAGCCTCAGCCCCGTAAGTCGGTAGCTGGCGTGCAAGTCCTTGAAAAATCATTTGAAGGCCAAGAAGCCGCGCAATCCAACACTTTCTCGAAATCAGAAATGCTTGACGTTGCAGAAGCTTTGGTTAAATCGAAGCAATTGTCTGTTGAAGACGTAATTGAACTTGAAGATACCGGCTACATTTACAACCCAGCATCACGAGCTAAGTTGGAAATCGCCCTTAAAGGTAAACGATAATTAAACTGGGGTCTTCCAAGGCCCCTTTATTTTTCTCACACGAGCATTTTGCTCATGCCACACAATCGGCAAAAAAAAAACAAAAGCACAAAGTAAAGTAAACGAACTCAGGAGTTCAAATGTCCATCGAATCACAAGTCGCAGATTCTGCGCTCACTGGTTTTGGTGCTCACACTTCTCAACAAGTTGAACAACTTCAAAAAGCTTTGTCGATTGGTTCTGAATACGCAACTACTACTCCGGGCAACCTCGCTCAGGGTGCAGCAATTGCAGTAGAAGACCTCGACCGCACTTTGAAATTGGTCACTCACGGGATGGAGCATCTTAAACTGTGGAAAGACATCGTTAAAGAAAAAGTGAGCCAAACAGTTCACGAATATAACATCCAGAACCGTTATGGTCAGGAAGTTAGCCCCTTTTTCCAAATGGGCGGCGTACCTTATCAAACTGATGCTGGTTACAACCGTGATGTAGCACTGGTTAAGTATCTTGGAACACAAGGTCAAGTTCAACACAACCTGACTCTGATCCAAGCTGCCCACGGACCGGTTGTTGCTCGCGAAGTAAAAAACAAAACAATTGAATTGCTTGCCCGTAACGAGCGCACAATGTTCGAAGCTAACTCTTCGATCAACCCGCTTGAGTACGACGGTATCGACAGTTTAATTTCTTCGGGTGATACAAACCCTAAATATCAAGCTTCGGCTTTTGTTGGTTACGATTCTGGTACGGCTGCATCGAACAGCGTTATCATCGATCAACGTGGTGACGTTCTTGACGAAGACACTTGCGAAGAGGCTTGTCTCCGCGCTGTGAATAACTTTGGTATGCCGATGGACGCTTATTTGTCCACAGACATCCATAGCCGTTTTAGCCGTGCTTTCTACGCTAAACAAGTAACTCGTCCTGGCGACAGTTCTGCCGCTGGTTACAGAGTGCCTGAGTTTGACGGAACTTTAAACTTCCGATTCAAAGGCAACTTGTTCTGCCGTCCACGACGCACTCCGCTTTCGGCTCCCATTTCTGCACAAGCCGCTCCAGTTATCTCGGCTGAATCCGCCGCAAGCGATGCATTGTCTCAGTTTGCATCGGCTGATGCTGGTACTTACTCGTACCAAGTATCCGCAGTTTACAACGATGGCGAAACACTTCCTTCGGCTCACGCTGAACAAGTTGTTGCCGCCGGTCAAAGCGTCAGCTTGACTGTGACTTACAGCGGCGCTCCGTTGTATCTCGCAATCTTCCGCGCTCCCGTTGGAACTGTTGCAGGTTGGGAATTCATCGGTCGCGTTGCTCCTGCCGGATCTGGCATTGCTTTTGTCGCTGACAGAAACGCTAATTTACCCGGTCTTGGAACTATGCGCTTGTTGATGCACGATCCAGACGCTCTCGTATTTAAACAATTTGGTTCTATGATCAAGTACGACTTGGCTGTTACAGACACTTCGTACAAATGGCTCCAGTTGCTCTACGGAATGATCGTGATCCCTGCACGACGTAAGCACATCCTGATTACAAACATTGGTTTAAACTAATCTGAACACTCAGGTTTAATAAACTGAAAACCCTCCAGGTTAAACTTGGGGGGTTTTTTATTTGGTTTTTGTTAAGTTTTTGGAATATGCCAGATTTTCTCGCTTTGGCTCTTATCTCTTTTTTAACCCGTCCGAATAGTAAGACGTGCGTAGTTGGTGATCGTTAAATAAAATATCGACACAAGTCAAACGTCGAGATGTCATTAAACCCTACCCAGCCATGGCAAGGATTGTGCAGTAGTAATTGACTATAGACCGCGGGGTTCTTAAGGTGGAATAAACCCACACTGAAAGGCGGCTAAACAAATGGACCCAAAAGGAGGCAAAGTGAACCAGTCAAGTAATACACAGTTACAGGATCTTAAAGCACTAGCAAAAACATCAAAAACCGCAAAGATAGTTTTTGAGGCATTCTCAGAGCGAAAAAGATTTAGCCGAAGGACCGATCTAAAGGCTTTTCGTCATTTGATTTTCCAAAATAGCAATATTAAAAATTCGGATTGGGATAATGAAGAATACTACGGCGTTTTTAAAGAACTTGAGAAGTTGAATATTGGTCGGGCGGTTCGGGCCAAAAGTGGCCTAATCATCTATTTTGAATGGAACGGATTTGAAGTAGCGGATGTGGGTAAGGCCGGACTTAATCAACTAAAAGAGCTGGTAGGCGGTAAGTTTCCTACTGGAACCAAAAAAGCTATCAATACTAGCGTATCTCCTGCCGGTCGAGTAAAGAAAACTAGCTCAACGAATCCAATTTATTCTTCTAATTTTTCGGATTTAAAGGCCGCGGTTCAATCAGTGTTTGCAATCTACAGTACTCAAAATCAAGAACAAGTTAAAATTGATTTGAGGAACGGGCTTACCAAAGTTGATCAAGAACAACTCCTCGAAATAATCCTTAGTCTACCGATTTCCGCAAAATCAAAATAAATCAAAGACCCGAAGTTTTGAGCCTCGGGTCCACTTTTCAGTCTTAAAGGCCCCCAATCCCAAATGCTATAATTTGTTTTATAGGTTTAGGGAGATAGTGTGGCAGTTATTAAATGTAGGTGCGGAAAAACCCAGTTGAATTTTCGGTATTTGACCAAAGAACAAATGCCCGAAGGTTTTTCTTGCGAGCAATGTCCAGTTGCTTCGCCAATTGTTCAAGAGCCCAATCAGGCCATTGAAAACCTCAATCCAAAAACGCCTAAAAAATCTTTCAAGCCTAAAAAATAAGATTAGACCCTAGAAGGGCGTATATGGAGAAATCAAAAATTTACGAAACCTCAGATTTGGATCTGGGAGCGTTTCTGATGTTAGAGGGCTTGAAGTATTTGGGATGCCGTTTAGACACGTCGGTCTCAATCAGAAAACCCTTAGCTGTAATGATTTTTCATGATGATGCCACAATAGCTCGAGATCTTGAGCGAGTCTTTATGACTAGCAACGAAAAACGATACCGAGATTTGACTAAATATTTGCTCAAGGAAGTTCATAAGAAAATCCGCGAGACGAATTCAAAGATTCAAGGAGAGTAGCAAATGGGAAAAATTGGAAGTAAACACGGTCCCGATCAAATACGTCGATTGGAACATTTAGACGCTTCGGAATCCAAAAAGGTTACGGATGCGGTTTTGGTACCCGGTTCTGTGATCACCTCTGATTCTTCAAGCGCGGCAGTTTTAGTTGGAATTGGAAACTTGGTTAGAATTCGAGTAACTGCACCGACCTATGTTGCTTTTGGTCCAACTTCTACGATCAGTGCTGTCTCCATCACGACTAGCCCCGCTATTGAGCTTTATACCGCGGGTACTTATTTGATTGCAGCTTCCGATCAATTCATGAGGACAAGTGCTAATCCGGCTCGTATTGAGCTAATTCAAGCGTAATAAAGCCAAATACTTAGGGTGGATGTCAGATGGCTTTAGACAAAAGGTGGGCCTCGGTTCCACCCAGAAATTTTACCGCAGACGGAAGCGTCTCAGGCCAAGTCACCCTGGCTTCAGTTGACGGTTTTTATCTCGGCCAAACCGTAATTATCAAATCCAATACAAAGCCCGCTATAAGCCTTCAGGTCGTTGGCGTAATTAGCCCGTCAAACGTCGTATTAGGGCCACTGTTGGTCGAAAACCAAGTCTCTGATCTATCTACCTACCTAGTATCGGATAACGCCACAATCGCGGCTAATGACCAAATACGACCAACCATCCCTTGGCAGACCTACACCCGAAGCGTTTATGAAGAATTACCAATAAATGCTATCAGAACGTATTTGATAAACGGGGTATCCGGTCCAGTTACCAAAGATAACCCACTTCCGGTAGCCGTAGCTGGTTCAAATATTTCCTTAAATGGGGATGTATACGTCAAACTAACCGACAAAATGAACACCCCGACTCAAGGGGATGTTGCAGATGCGGTTCAGATTGGTGATGGAAATTACCGGCTTAAAATTAACCCAGACGGCTCTATTCCAACTACGCAAGAAAATCCTCAAGGCGCTCAAACTACTGTCAATAAATACAACGAAGTTTCAATCGTTCCAGATATTCAAACCGATGTGGTTTCTTACACGGTCCCAGCTAACAAAACCTCAATCATCGAGAGAGTGACGGGGTCGGGACAAAATCTTGCGAGGTTTGATTTGTTTGTAAACGCAAGCGTTATAGATACTCAAAGAAACTACTACGGTAATTTCAACGTAGCTTTCAATTTTATGTCCTCTGGTATGGGCTACAAGCTCAACGCCGGTGATGTGGTCACTCTCAAAGTTACTCAAAGTCAATCGGACCCCTACTTATTTAGTGGTCGGCTCCAAGTAACGGAATCAATCTAGTTACTGATATAATTTAACCTGAAGAGGGTTAAATATGTCTCCAATCGAAATTAAGAAAATGCAAGTGGAGTATCATAAAGTCTACGCAGCAAGACTCGATCTTGAGCTGCGAATAGAAGAGTTCAAAGAATCCATAAAGAAATTAGAAGACGCCATCGCAATTCAAGCGAGCCGAGAAAAAGAACTGACTGAAAAAATCAATCAAGCAAAACAAGGTTAGAAGGTAATTATTTATGGCTATCACCGACGTTCCAAGTAAAGTTCCCGTAAAAACATTAGGTCAAACAGACGTTCAAGTTCAAATTGCTGATCCAACAACTCCAACTCAGCAAGCCGCAGTTGATACTCACGGTAGTTTAAGTGCAACTCTCAGAAACGCCGCCGGAGTTGCAACAACTTCTCAAGCAAACGGAAGTCAACAAGCCCTTGACGTCGGTATTAACGTAGCGGGTGTTCAAGTTGATCCAAGGCAAGTTCGAGCTTTGACCGCGGCGGATGTTGTTACCGCAAACCAGGGATCTCCAAATACTCTTGCGAACGCATGGCCGGTAGAAATCACCGATAAAACAAACGGTCCAGTAGCAATTAAGCCGCCGTCAACGGCAGCCGCAGCCTCTGACCCTTCGTTAGTTGCAGCTTTATCTCCAAATTCTCCATTACCCGCCGGTAGCAACATAATTGGTTCGGTAAAATTGGATGACGGAGCTGGAAGTGCGATAACTTCTTCTTCAATTAATAGTAAACAACGATTGGACGTTAATAACGCCTCCGAAGGTTCAAACGGTTCAGCGGTTCCTTTTCAAACTACTCAAGTTGGCGGTAGTGATGGAACAAACCTTCACGCTTTAAAGACTGATATAAACGGAATTTTAGCTTCCAACGTATATTCTGGCGGAAACCCAAATTCGAGCACCAATCCTCTATTTGTTACCATTGGTGCAACAATTCCTGGAACTCCTGTAAACTATTACAACGCAACAACTTCACCTGTTGGCGTTGGGGCATCTGACTCTTCAAGTGTGTATACAATCACAACCGGAAAAACTCTTTCAGTTAAAAAAGTATTTATCTCTTCGTCTGTTCACATGCGCGGCGATTTTCAAATCAGCGCAAACGGAACAACTTGGACCACAATTGCTTCTTTATTTATCCCTTACGGGGGCGGTAACGCAGCTTTTGATTACGAGGAAATTTCGGTTCAAGAAAGCGGAACTGGCGCCGGTGTTCGAGTCGTATTTAACAACGAAGATGCTCAAGCAGCTACCGGATTCGTCAGCATTTGTGGCGTTGAAAACTAATAATTAGCGAGTAGGTTATGGCTATCCAAGACGCTACCACTGGAAAAAATAGCACTCCTGTTGGCATAACCGGACTCAACTCGTCTAGCGCACCTACAAACCCCGTAAGAGCAAGTGTTACAGGGGACCTTGGAGTAACCGATGGAATCAGTTCCGGGGGAGTTCAAGGTCTTCTTACTTTGACTACGGCAAACACATCCTACGAATTAAAAGTAGGATCATCCAGATTATCCAATCGAAAAGTGTTAACGGCGAGACCTACGGCAAAAATGTATTGGGGCTATACCAGCGCAGTCACTACCAGTACCGGGACTTTGATGTACCCAAACGAATTTTGGGAATTTGATTTAAGTCCTAATGATTCCAACGTAACGATCTACGTTGTAAGTGCTACGGCAGGAGCCACGGTAAGCGTAACGGAATCCGTATGAGCGCCAAGATCAAAGTCAGCCCAGTTTCGGCAAGTGTTCCTTTTGATACCACAACTACTATTGGGTCTACTTTTCCAACTACTGTGCAAAGCGCACAAGACGCGATTGAATATTTAAGACAACAAACGCAAGGTGCGACCGGAGTAACTCCGCCGTTTTTGTTTTCAAGACAAGGGGCAACTGGAAATAGTTCCTATCTTCAAGTTGGAAACGTATTTTCAAACCAAGCCGGACAAGTTATTCCCGGCACGAACAAAATCGTCAAAATTACGATCACTACATCGCAAGCATATAACCAAGCTCAAACCGTTCAAATTCAAACAAGAACTGGGGTTTCAACTTTTGTTGATTTGTCGGGCGCGGCGATTACAATTCCCGGAGATAACTCTACCTATTCTGTAACTTACATACCCGCAACTCCAATAACTTTGCCAACTAATGCGGAAATATCTGCATATTTAAAAACCGGAAACGGAATTCAAAATGCAGTTCTTCTTGTTTATGTGGTGCCCGTATGAGTAAGACGCTTAACAATACGACCTCTTCGGCTGTTTTTATTGCGGATACTGGAACCAACATTCCAGCAAGTAGCTCGTACACAATACCGCAAAGTCTTTATCCAATATTTGCATCATCAGCAAATACAGTAAGTTTGATTACTGCCGGAACTTTGACAGTAACAAACTCGATTCGAACTTTACCAACTACGGCTCTTGCAATAGCCGAAATTCAAAACATCGACGGAATTGCTGAAGATTTATTTTTTGACAATTCAAACGATGGGTTTCTTTCAACCCAAGTTCAAGCAGCTATCGAAGAATCAACCAAAATTAGAATTGGTGATCTTTACGGCGACGGCTCAGACGGATCTGTGACTTTAAGTTCTGGTACAACCGTAATGTCTCGGACGATGTATTACTCAAATTTGACTTTATCCGGAAACGCAATACTTCAAACCAACGGTTTTAAAATTTACGTCAGCGGAACTCTGAATATTTCCGAAACTGCACAGATTCAAAACAATGGTGGAAATGGTGGATCTGCAAGTGGTGCAACTATTGGAGCGGCGGGTGCATCAGCTCCGGGAGTTGAATACGGACCTTCTTTAGCTGGAACTTCTGGAGGAGCATCCGGAGGCGGTGCTGGGGGAGCTGTTCCTTCAGTAATTGGTTATGGAAATTCTGGAGGAGTTGGTGGAGCCGCTGGGGGTGGAGCCGCGGCTGGTACGGTAGGATCTTACACTTATAGACCCGAACGAGTTGTAAGGCCCGATCATTTTGCTTCTGCATCTGCCTTTAAATTTGGTGGACAAGGCGGTTCTGGGGGCGGAGGCGGCAATTCGGGCATTGTAGGACAAGGCGGAGCTGGAGGCGGCGGTGGTGCCGGAGGTGGAGTAATTTTAATTTTTGCTAAATTTGTAGTTTCAACTGGCGGTGGTTTTTACGCAATTGGAGGAAATGGCGGAGCCGGTGGTGCAGCTCCAGCCGGGGGTTTTGGGGGTTCAGGCGGAGGTGGAGGAGGCGGAGGTGGAGGAGGCGGATTTATTTATTTAGTTTGCCAATCTATCACGGGCTCCATCGGAGGTTCTGTGTCTTACGGAACTGGAGGTTCTGGAGGTGCAGGGAACGGCGGCACTGCGGGATCAACGGGTTCAAACGGATCAAACGGACATTTTGCTTATTATCAATATTCTACAAATACTTGGACGGTGTTCTAATGATTACCACAAATATTTTAGACGCAAATGGGAACGTCATAGGCACGATTGATTTTGAAGATGGAACTCCACAAGATGTAATCGATGCGGCAGTAGCACTTTACACCTATAGACCTCCTCAAATTCCCACGATTAATCTTGTGGCCGGATCTATTCAACAAGCCGTTCAATTTGGGCAAACCTTAATTTTTAAATTTGCCGCACAAAACGTCTTAAACGGAATAACTCAATCCGGAAAAACGATAGCGGTAGCTCAGTATCTTCAGACTTTGGGTTTTTATCTAAACAGTGGATCTCTTTACGCTGCAATCACGGAAATTCAAAATTTACTCGCAGACACAAGTTCTACGAAAGCTTCGTTAGCGCCTTTTGTCACAAACGATGCTTTGTATGCGTACTTAAATTCGATTCAACAATACCTTCAAATTCAAGTAACTCCCAACCCAAATCCGGGAAGTTAATATGGAATCAATTATCGTTGGATTTTCAAAACCTAAAACTTGGAAACCTTTTGCTTGGCTGATCATGGTGGGATACGGAATTCCATACGATCACGTCTATGTTAAAATTCGAGCCGATAAACTCAATCGAGATTTACTTTACCAAGCAAGTCAACTAACCGTAAATTTTATGGCCGAAGAAATATTCAACGCCGCTAACAACATTGTTCAAGAATTTCCGGTTCAAATTTCTAGCGAAAATAAAGCAAAACTTTTGCAGTTTGCAATCGACAATTCTGGAAAACCATACGGAATCATAGAAGCATTTGGTCTTGCAATAGTTCGTATTTGCGAAATTTTTGGGAAAAAAATTAAAAATCCATTCGGAGACGGTGGGGCAACTTACGTTTGTTCTGAGCTTGCGGGATACATCCTAATCGAGTTTGCCGGAGCCCAAATACCAGAAAATTTAGACAATATCACCCCCAGAGATGTTTACAACTATTTAACTAGCTTAAATAAACCTCAAATGGCGTAAATTGCTGATTTTAGGTCAGCTAAAATATAAGGACACAGGGGAAGTCCATGCCACGCACACCGCCCAAGACCAAAAATGTTCAGACAGTCGAAACGATGCTAGAAATTGTCATAGATCGGGTATCTGGACTTCGCGATCAAGTGGCAGAGTTAGACAAAAAAATGGACGTTCACACGCTACAAAATCAATACGAATTTGATTCAATTAAAAAGTTAGACCAAGAACAAAACGCAATCCTTCAAGAACACCACGACAGAAGTGTGCAACTGAAGCGGGACAACGACTTGAGAGAACAAGCTCTCCGACTAGAACTTGAAAAAACGAATGAAAGAATCGAAAAGCTAGAAATACCGGGCCAAGCTTGGAGCTACGTTATCAAGTTAATAAAGTGGGCCGGTATTGTGGCAACTTCACTGACAGCCATCTACGCAGTCTATACCCAACTCAAATAAGCCTAACCCCAAATGCTATAATTTCTAGTAGCCGAAGAAGGGGATTAAATGATTACCGCAAACGTCCTAAATCCAAATGCAGTGTTAAATTCCTTTAAAATCGTCAATAGCCTCGATTTCGTTCCAGGATCGCCCCTCAAACTTATTTTACAGCTTTTTGATGATACCGAACAACTTCGGTTCGTACCCCCAACATCCGCGATAGTTTCAATCATGATTACTCAAACGGACAATACGCAGCTTTCAATTGTCGGTTCAATGAACCCAGATGATCGATCTTTGGTTACGTTCCAAATCAGTGGTCTGCAAACTACAAACTTGTTTGGTGGAAACATTCTTTTGAGCATTGATCTTTTGGGTGACGGTACAGACATCCAACTCGGTCTCGTTGAAAACGTATTAAGCAAACTCGCATTGAATTGCTAAGGTTCAAAAATGAATTCATTTAATGATGGTCTCAAATACGGAAGTAAAAACCTAAAACGAACCGAAGCATTGATTACGGTTCCAGAACTCAAGCGTTTATACCTTCACGGTATTGAAACTAGAGATAACGAGGGCGTTGAGCTTTCCGATGCGACCTACCAATCCTACATTGATGCCGCAGTTTCTTGGATGGAACACTATCTCGACATCTACATTCAAGAGACGACGGTAGTTGAGGAAAAAGATTATTTTGGAAGCGACTACGTTGAATGGGGTTTTTACCAATTAAACAATATTCCTGTAATTGCAGTTGATTCTTTGCTCGTGACGTATTTGAGAGACGGTAGCGGCGCTCCAGAGACCGCTCTTACTATTCCGCCAAATTGGTTTAGGTTACGCCCCCACGATGGCTTGCTGAGGCTTGTGCCAAACAATTCATTTCCTGCACAGCTCGCAATTGATTCTGGTGGAAGCTTTTTCCCAGAACTATTCAGGCGCTATTCAACCGTCCCGCAATTGTGGACGATCACCTACCGTGCGGGCTTTCCGGACGGATGCGTTCCCGCGTTAATTAACTTGGCAATTGGTCATTTAGCTGCTATATTTGCTTTAAATAACTCAGCGGATTTGATTCTTGGACAAGGTATCGCGTCTCAGTCTTTGTCGTTGGACGGCTTGTCCCAGTCGATTGGTTCTACTTCTTCCGCCGAAAATACAAACAACAGCGCGAAAGTTAAAGAATACTACAAAGTGCTGTTCGGAGAAACGATCAATTCTCCAAACCGGGGAATCATGAGGATCTTGAAAGACTATTGGTCTTCTGAATCGATCAACATCATTTAAGGGTTTTATGTCAGACGCATTAAAAAAAGCTTTAAATGATTATGAAATTGAAAAAGCGGGTGAAGGATCGCGCGGCGGTAAAATAGTAGGCCATACAAAATCTGGAAAACCAATTTACGAAGCAAACGCTCATCAAGTTTCAAAACCAATGCAAGCTCCACAACCCGCCGTGGCTGCAAAACCAGAAGCTCCAAAAGCCGAAGAGCCGAAGTTAAACGAAACCAAAAAAAATCCTTGGGATAGTTTGGTAAAGCCACACACGGTTACGGTTCACTACACTGCCAATGGTCAGTCAGGGCAAAAAGTTCTTACCAACGTACAAGGCAGAAGCCATGAGCACGTTCACGAACAAGTCATGAATGCCCTCAAGAAACAGCCCCACGTTCAAATCAGTCGCTTAAAAATTGAATCTCAAAGGCACAAAGACCTCAAAAAAGCTCAGATCATGACTAACGTGATCGGTACTAATCTCAATACCAACGAAGCTTCAATAGATGAGATGGCATTAAAAGACGATCCCTGGTTAGAAATTATAGAGAATCAAGTATTGAATTTGAAGTCTGGAGATCCGTTGATTTCAATCATGCTGGACGACAAAGAACTCCAACTTCAAAAAGAAGACGACGGGTTATTTTCTGCATACCTTCGAGAAGCTGATCCAAAGTCAGGGAACATGGGTGCTTTGCTCATGAGGCTTCAAAAAACTGGGCTTCCTTCAATAGTTCAAGCTTTGAAGCTTAAAAACTTTCTTCCCGAGATGGAAGTATCAGAATACGAAATGCCCAAACTTGAGCCAGAGCAAGTTAAAGAAGCAAATGTATTTGAACAAATCGAAGAGTTAGTAAATACCCATGAAGAAAATTGGGAAGAGTTAGAAGGCACTCAAGCGGAGCAATCAGAAGACGCCAGAATGCTTGAGCTTGTTCGTCAATTATTGAGTTTTAAAAAATCAATGGAACTTGACTAACTTACAGAACAGCTTGAAAAAGGTAAATCGTTTCCAGTAGGAACCCAAAGGAATTGGGGCGGTCAAAACTACGTTAAGCACTCAGATGGGTGGATTGCGGTAGGTGGCCAACATCACGGAAAAAAGATGGGAGGGTTCCTAGAGGGGCCCAGTCATAAAGAATTCGCAGACCAACACGTAGAAAAACCAGAAGCTAAACAAACCGAACAAAGCAACAAAAAAGAAATTAGCGATTCGGATCGAAAAGCAAAAATTGAAGCTAACGAAAAAAGGATTGCGGAACTGGAAGCTAAATTAAAAGCAGAAGCTTTAAAACCCGTTCCGAAAAAACCAAAAACTGAACTTCCAAAAGTTGAAACTCACGGTAAAACCTTGAACTCAGACCGCCTATCGATAAAATATCGAGGTAAGGTTGGTATTGACGGCAAGCCTTCTGCAATTCCTTATGAGTCTCCCAAAGAGTCAAACTGTAACTTGGTCGCTTTTGTAGCTTTCGGTAAAGCAAATAAAATCACCCAAAAGAAACTCAACGAACGACTGAACCAAGCCGAAATTGTGCTTTCTGATATTGGGATCAAATTTAAAAACCCTATGGATTTCGTTTGCCAAAACCTTAGCAGTTCCAAAAATACTCAAGCCCAATACGTTCCCATGAAAACCGATAACCCCAGAATTAACATTGTGGCCCTAGATAGCGGCATTACCAAAAGCCTGATGCACGAAATTGGACATGCTTTGGACTACTCAATGGAGACAAAAAACGGAAGCGGGAGAATGTCGGAACTTTTAAGCAATAAATCAGAAGCAAGCCCCGAACTTAAATCCCTTTATTCTGAATTGAATTCAGTGGTTAAAAATTCCACGTATTACCAGCAAGCGGATTATAAACGTGCTCAGTATTTAAATAAACCTACGGAAGTGTTTGCGCGGGCTTTTGAGGTATATTGTTTTGCAAAGGGCAAAAAACTAGTTAAATCCAAAAAACTCTCAAATGAGTACTTAGAGGGTTTTAAGCCGGACGTTTTCAAAACCAAAAATGAAAAACTCGAAGAGCTTGTTTCATCTGACAAGGAGTTAACTGGAGAGTACTCTAAAACGTACTCTTTGGTTTCTGCCAAAAAGCGAGATTTATACAACCAAGCAAAATTAAATTTAAAGCTTACCCCAGAAGATTTGAGATTCGATGCTCCTAAAATCTCTGATAACTACGCTGCTATTGAACAAAAAAGTGAAGAACTTCAAAAAACCGACCCAGAGTATTTAAAGCTTCAAGCCAACGCCGATCAAATCGAAGAACAATTGAAAAGCATCCGCAAGCAACGAAATGCAATTGTGGAGTCCGGTAACGCGGAAATATTAATCGATCCTGACAAACAAGCCGAATACGAGTCCAAAATTGTTAAAATCATGGATCTTATTTTGAAGAACGATGAAGTACGAAAATCCATGGAAGTTAATGAACTCATAAATTTACTTCAACCCGAAGAAAGCCTCGAAAAAGACGCCCCCTTCATTGGTTACAGCAAAGAAAAGAACAGCAAAGACGGCGGTCTCAATGATAAATACCGCGAAAAGTACAACCGCGAACACGGATCTCATTTGCAACGTCCAGTAACCGGAGAAGTAAAACAAGGATCAAAAGCCGCAAAACGGCGTAAAAGCTTTTGTGCGAGGATGTCTGGCGTAACTGGACCAACCAGCAAAGACGGCAAGCTTACTCCAAAGGGAGCGGCACTGAAACGTTGGAAGTGTTAGTTTTTGATATGCAAATAATTTCCGCGAGAGATTGCAAGGTTAAATAGACCCAAGGTTAAATAAACCCTTTAAAATTGACCGGAATTTCGCCTATAATAGTGGAACGGGGTATTACATGAGCAAAATTGACGAAGAAATCGATGAAATTGCGGAAGCGTTAGAAAAAGCAGGGCATCCAGGATTGTGGGCGAATATTCACGCTAAGCGCGAACGAATTGAGCATGGATCAAAAGAACGCATGAGATCCCCAAAAAGTCCAAACGCACCCTCAAAGCAAGACTTCATTAATTCTCAAAGCAAAAAAGTTGAAAAAGCAGATGAAGGCACCAACAACGAAATGGCCGAATCGGATGTTAACAACATTGAGGACAAAGCAGAATATTTGAATCAGTTAATGCAAGAGATGCACGAGTCAGAAGATGCTCCTGCTTGGATGATTGAAAAAATCGGAGAAGCTAAAACTCATATCCAAGACGTTATGGATTATGTGAAAGGTCAAAAAGATCATATGGAAAAATCCGGAAAAATTGGCGAAGGCTCGCGCGGCGGGAAGATAGTTGGACATTCCAAATCCGGCGAACCAATTTATGAATCGGCCAAAAAAGAGATCCCTAAGATCGGTGCGGCTAAAAACGCTTTCCCCTCTAAAGAAGATATGAAAAAGATTGAACCTCACATGCATGGTCGTGCTGCCGAAGATCATGATTTTTCGGCTCATCATGCCATTGAAGCTCACGACGCTGATGCCGCAGCAAAACACATGGCAATGAGTCGAGCGCATTTTGCGCACGCTAGTGAACGCTATTCCGATGCGGATAAAGCAGAACTTCATCAGCACGCTGAAAATGGCGGAGCTGAACACGTTAAAAAACAAGCCAAGATGTTAGTTGCCGAAGCTAAACACGGAAGAAATTCACCCGAGCATAAAGCAGCTGAACTGGATTTTCATGATCATGTCGCAGGTTTGGGAAATGGCCCATCCAGCAAAATGTCCCGAGAAAAAGCAAAACACATGCGAGCAGAAGCTAAGGAAAAGAAACCAATGAAAAAATCAATCGACACTTTACTCGAAACCGTTCGAGCCATGGGTTCGGAAGCTCTTAAAAAAGCCATTCCAAATCTTACTGAAAGCCAAAAAGAATTACTTAAAGAAGCTCTTGCCAAGGCATATAAAGAGCCAGTTTCAATGGACGCAGAACAGCCCAAAGACGGTCAAGAACTCATCGAACTGGATTCGGTAAAAGGTAAAGCCAAAGACAGAGGTCGTCACAATCAAGAAGACGAAAAAATGGTTAAAGAAGAAGCTGACGACATCAAACACCAGGGCGACAACGAGCCAGAAGGTTTTGAAGGTCAAGTTATCAAAGCAATGCCTGAAGCAATGATGAAAGAAGAGCACAAGATGGAACCGAAAATGGAAATGAAAGACGCTAATCCAATGGAACTCGCAGAACGTATGAAAGCTCGCGGGATGAAAAAAGAAGATGCAATGGCTAAACTTAAAGAGCGAGGCCATCATGACATCGCAGCGGAACTCGACAAATGCTGGGACATGAAAAAATCCATGGAAATGAACCCCGCCGAAGAAGCTGAGCATCAAGAAGAAATGAAAGACAAAAAGGAAGCCAAAAAGAAAAACTCTGAAATCAAAATGGAAGCTAAAAAAGAAGAAAAAGCTGCCATGCCCAAGATGGAAAAAAGCGTTCAGTGGTCGGAAGGTACTTCAAAACTATTAAAAGTCTCAACTCGTAGGGGCCAGAACGCACATTACAGCGTGGAAGACTATTTGCTCAAATCGGAGACAGAAACCCAAGAAAAGCTCAAAAAGGGTCAATACCTGAACGAAGAAGGCCAACCATTGATTAAAAGCGTTCAAAAGGTCGATATTAACGATTTGATCGAAAAGGGTATGGACTACAGCCAAGACCAAGTAGAACGTCTCCAGGGGCTTGCTAAAACGTCTAAAACGGGTGCTTTCACAGTATCCAGCTTCACCGACGAAGATATGGCTAAAGCGATGCCAATGGCAGTTGAGCCGATGGGCCATAAAATGCCGGGTGCTACAGATGAATCTGAGCACATTGGCCGTACGGGTTCAAACAAACCCGTTTCCAAAGATAGCTTCATGAGAAGTGAAGACTACGATGACGAAGACCATAAAGACGCTGCAAAACTCCATAAAGCTTGTGCAGATGATTGCCATGAAAAGATGCGCAAATGCGACATGGGACATGAGCGCATGGAACTTGAAAAGTCACGCGACCATCACGACCTTTCAGCCGAATACCATGATTGCAAAGCTTGTGGGATGCATGACAAAGCAGAAGGCATCAAACAAGAACTTCATAAATGCTGGATGATGTAATCTCGTTCCTTGAAAATAGCCGCCCTATTTTGACTTAAAATAGGGTATGGCTAATCCCCCCGCATGGACCAATAAAAAACCAGTAACCTATCCGAAGACTCAAATCTCGACCAAAGCGAGAGTGAGTCTAAACGCCGCGGCTTTTGACGAAATGGTGAAGCAACAAGGTATATTTGTAAAATGCTACCGCACTTTGCTTTGCCCGAACGTAAAAGACATTGATGGGGGACAACACGAGATTGATTGCCCGCTTTGCAAGGGTTCAAACTTTTACGATACTCATTGCATTGAGACAATGGCGTTCATTCAGTCCCAAGCTGGAAACATAGCTCCCGAAGCCGAAGGCCTAATCGATCAATTTTCAGCCTATGCCACTTTTCTTCAGGGTATCAACCTTCAGTATTTCACCCTTGTTGAGGTTCCCGACCATTACGACACTTTTATAGAAAGAATCAAACGTCAGCCAGGACCAATTGACCTACTGAAATACAAAGCAATCGAAGTAAACACTTTGGTAGATTCCAACGGTAAAGAATATTACTGCGGTAACGATTTTACGATTGATGTAAACGGGAATATCTTGTGGAAGGCCAACCGCGGCCCGGCAGTTTCCACCATCTACAGCATTCACTACAACATCACATTGCAATTTCGAGCTGTAAAAGCGATTCACGTTAATCGTTTTGCACAAGTTTCAAATGGCGCTAACATTGAAATGACCCGGATGAACGAACAGTGGGCTCTAGAAAAGGTTTATCTAGCGGAACGTAAAGATTTTCGAGGAAGCCTTCTTTCTCCAAACCTGATTAGAGATCCCGACGAACCCTAAGCGTTACTTATTTGTCCGAATACAAATTCGATTCAATTCGAAGAATTTCAGACACCAAAAAAATTTTCGCTGTTTTCAAACACTCTTTCGTTACCCGATTCTTGACTTGAGGTAAAAGTAAATTAACCAAGTAAAGCGTCTCCTTGGTCTCCGTCAAAGAAAACAAGCTATTATCGCAATTTGATAAAAGCCATTCCCATTCTTCGAGAAGTTGTTCCTTAGTGAAACAATTCAAATTTCGAATGTAATCGCTTTTAAAAGCTTCTACGTTCATTTGAATTTGGATTGACTCATGTTTTCTCTGCATACGTTCAGCCTCCGTTAAAAAAAAATTCATTTGAAGTCCTGCCCACCCATTACTCTTCGGAAGTCGTGTAAAAAACATGAGCAAAAAACAGTAAATTCACCACAAATGGTAAAATAAATTATGGACCGAAGAAAGTCTGATGATTTCATAGATTTAATCGATGAAATTGGCGAAAAACGCGCAAGTTTATTAGAAGATATTATTTTTTTAATAGAAAATGATAACCTAGACCAAATTCGGTCGTACCTCGGAGATCCAGACGTACTGCGGTTCTTGCTGGATGGCGAAATAGAATACCTTGACGAGTACTGCATGAAGTTCCCCAACCTAAAACCCCTTTTAAACTGATTAGAAATTCCAACTGAAAACAAGTTTGACAGTGTTTTCGTTACCAACAAGCTGAATCGAATCCACGTAATTTAAAACCGCATATCGATTTTCGAGATTGGTTGAAGTAATCTTTCTGGTATCTCCGTTTAAATAAGATCCGAATATGATCTTGCTTTCGCCCTTGGCGTACTGATTCGTAAATTTAATCCCCAAAGTTTGATTTTTTGCTCCGAGCACAGTTGCCGCTAAAATAGCCGGTACTGCCGCTTCTGGACCTATGGTCTTCTGAGCCCGGTAGGTCATGTTGTCTTGAAACTTTCTTGCGTCGTCATGAAACCCGCTTTGAACCGAAGAAGCCGCCAAACCCTTTACACAGGCTTGATTGTAGCCACTCGGACCCAAGGCTAGATTACCGCACAACAGTGCAATTAGCAAACTATCCATGTTTGTATTATACCCAAAGGTTAAATAAAAGCCGAGTTAATTAAAAAGTGTGCCAAAATGATAAAATCGGTCATGGCAAAAAAAGGTGAGTTTAATATTGAGATTCGAGCTGAAGAGCTTGGGCTAAACCTTCAAAAGCTTTCAGGCGAATTAGAGAACGCCCTCAAACAAGCCATCTCAGATGTGGCCGATGCTACCTACGCGAATATCGTTGCAAAAGCTCAGGCTCAATTAAATGGAACTAGGGCTGATTATTTGGCCGGGTTAAGCAAACAGCAAATCGGTGAAGATTCATATTTGATCTCCCTGGATACGGATTGGTCCAATATGATCGAAAAGGGCTGGTCCGGCGAAGAAATGAAAAAGCGTATGCTTTCATCAAGCCGAATTGTTCAACAAGGATCTAGAGCGGGACAGCCTTGGGTTAGGACCGCAAAGGACGGCCACAAATACGCCGCAGTACCCTTTGAGCATCAACCCAGTAGCAAAGCCATAGGGTCAGATTTGGCTTCAGCCATCAAAGGTTTAAAGGCTAATAACTCCAGCGGTGCAAAACAAAGCATCACCAAAATATTTCGAGACATCAACGGTAATGCAATCGATAGCGGATCAGGAAAAAACAGTACCCCAGTCGCTAGAGTTACAGACAACTCAGGGCTACCTCCGGAGCTTGCGAGCAAAATTGGGGGCATGGTTAAATATCAACGTGTAACCAAAAATGAAAAGACGGGCAAAGAAGTAGTCCAATCGATTTACCATACTTACCGAGTTATTAGCGAGGCGGGTAAAACCTGGAAGGGTTACAAGGGTCTCAAAGCTTTCGACGATGCAGAAGCTTTCGTATCTGAACAAATCGATAACATTCTCAAAAGCTTTTTAAAGTAAATCGGATCGCACAAAAGCATTAAAATAGATCTTGAGGTAGCGGTGCATTCGCGATGCACGTTCGGGCCAAAATCCCGATGCGAAGGTGGGCATACGCAGCTTTTATCCACGACGGTCTTTCTAAAACGGGACCTACCTTACCTTTTCTTTCCCTGGAGTTACTTTGTCCTTTTTTTTACCTGACTTAGAATTAGAAGCGATATTGCGAGAAGGCTTTGCAGCACTTCGGCAAGATCCAACGCTAATTACTGATTTATTTGGGTACTTAAAACAGCCGTATCTTTATAAAAAATACGGAGACAAAGAACTGAACAAGCTGATCAAGTTTTTTACCACTGAAGAAATATCAATTGTTCACGCATTCAATTTGGTTCAATCAAGTGTTCCTTGCATTTCAATTCAATTGATCGAAAACCCAGAAGAAGAAGCTAAAGATCAACTTTCAGATTTTGAAAACCAAATAACTCAACCCATTACAGACCCAAACCAACTCGCACAGCTTGTTGTGGTATCTGGTTTTACTCCAACGTCCTACGATCCAAACACGGGCATATTAAAAATTCCAGATGCGGTTGATTTGAGCAATGTAAGGTACAATTTGCTATTTGTGGATGCTTCGGAAAATGAATTTGTCATCACCGGGGGTATAAACAATCTGCCCGGTGCGAAACAATTTAACATTGGAAAAGGTCAAAGTCCGGATTTATCAAATAACGGTTTAATTCAATCAGCGATCAACTATGAGCAATACGAACTTCAAGGCGTTTACGAAAAAGAGCGCCTAATACTCGGCATTCATACTAAAGAGCCGCTTTTGACGAAATACGTCTACACAGTGGTTAAATACACGCTCAACTCCAGAAGGTCGATTTTAGAAGATCGAGGTATGCAGCTTGCCACTTACTCAGGCTCAGACTTCACTCGTGATCAGAATTACGGGGGCGATACCGTATTTAGCAGGTTTATTACTTGCTCTGTATCGGTGAACAATACTTGGAGATCCGACAAAGTCGTTCCGATTGACGAAATTGATCTCAATATCACCGTTGCAAGAGACGTGGCTTCAAACGAAGAGCTTGGGCTTCAAAACCAAACGGTTCAAGTTCAAGACGACGATTTTCAATAAAATTACGGGTTAATCATTTCCTTTGCCTATTTAACCCACTGGTGCTATCGTAAATTAACCGCCTTGAAACCGCTATAATTTAGACATGAAAAAGAAACAAAGGTACTTAGAGGCCTTTTCGGATTTTCAACCGGAAAACAGTCCAAAAGTGTCATTTGAATCCTGGTTCATGATTAAGGTCGCGGAAAATAAAAGCCTCAAACGCTGGCAACTTGAACAGCTCAAAGCTTTTATGAAAAGCCAAGGTCTAGAAGAGAACGAGAAAAAAGAAACATACGACAAGGCTTATCAATGTTTTTAAAATCTCTAAGGAGTAATTAAGATGGCAATCAAAAAATCGTTTCAAGGGGCGAACATTCGACAACCCGGAAGCTACTCGTTTTCCACAGTGGACAACTCAGGTGGAGCACCCCTTGCTGCTAACGGAACTTTGTTTCTTGTAGGTGAAGCGGATTCTGGAGCACCCGGATCGGCAGTTGGAATTCAACAATACTCGTCGGCATCGATGAGTGCATTGATTGCAAATTACGTTTCGGGACCGATTGTTGATGCAGCAAGAGCCGCTGCGATCCCAAGCATTACCCCAGGCATTCAAGGTTTTGACCAAGTTCTGGTTTACAAAACCAACGCTTCGGTTCAAGCATCGATTAATTTGATGAATTCTGCACCTTCAGCAATCATCGAAGTACTTGCTCAAAAATATGGTGTATCAGGCAATTACTTAACCATCGCTATTGCAGCCGGAACAAACCCCACTCTTCAACGACAAATCACAATCAAAGATAAAAAGAACATCGTTACTGAAGTTTTAAACCAAAACCCGGCAATCCCGCAACTCAGCGTTCATTACGTCGGTTCAGGTTCAGCTTGTACGATTCAAATCTCGGGCGCTTCTGAAGCTGCAAAAGTTTTGACTTCAACTGTCACTGGAGCTTCCGGCCAAAACTTGAATTTGAGCCTCGCTAACTATTCCATGAAAGATCTTGTCGATGCTTTAAATAGCTTTGGCGGCGGATCGATCTATCAAGCTGTACTGTTAAACAGCCAAACTGGAACAGTTGTTGAAGCAAGTGACCTTGATCCAATCAACTCACTTGATATTCAAACGTCGACTCAATCGCTTTATCGCTTACAGAACGAAATCGTTGAAGAAATCAACTCTTCACAATTGGTTAAAGCTATCAAGCTTGCTCCGATGGTTGGTCTTCCCGTTATCTTGTCTGAGAGTTTCTTGTCTGGTGGAGCAAAAGGCTCTTCTGGCAATCAAGACTTTGCAAACGGTCTTGCAGCTTCATTATCGGAAGACTACGGAGTTGCACTTCCTTGTATTAGCCAAGATGCCACTGTGGACATCGCAGCCGGTTTAACTGATGTGAATTCGACTTACACAGTTGCAAGCGTTATTGCGGCTCTTGAGTCCCATTTAATTCTCCGCGGTAGCATCAAGAACCGTAAAGAAGCACAAGGGGTTGTTGGTTTCAGAACTCAAATGAAAGCAAATGCCTATGCTCAAGCTCAAACTACAAATTCCTACTTGGTTCAGTTGTTTATGCAAGACGTCTTAGTCTTGGATTCAACTGCAACTCTGGTTTGGAAACAGCCCCACGTTCAGGCAGCAATGGCCGCCGGAATGCGACTCGGAACTGACATCGGAACACCTCTTACGCACAAATTCTTAAATGCTTATGGAGTTGGTCATTTCGTTGACCCCGTTTCTGGAATGTCGATGGGTGACTTCGATCCAAACTTGGATTCAGACAACGCAATTGATGCCGGTGTAACATTTGCCGAAAAGAATAGCGGCGGATACCGAATTGTTGTGGACAACACAACCTACGGAATTGATCAATCGTTTGTGTTCAACCGCGGTTCTGTTGTTGAAGCTTCGAATTACATTGCTCAAACTTTGAGAGCAACGGCTGAATTGGTTTTTGTTGGTCAAAAAGTCAGCAACGGTGCAGCTTCTTCGATTAAAAGCGTTCTCCGAAGCAAGCTGATTGAGCTGAACAAAGCAGATATCATCACCGCCTCTTCAGATGCTCCCCAAGGTTTTGTTGAAAAAACATTTACGGTTTCGATTCAAGGAAACACTGCAACTGTGAATTTGGAAGTTAAGCCGGTTCAAGGTTTGGACTTCATTTTGATCAACTTTACACTCGGTGACATCCAACAAAGCGCTTAAGGCGTTGGTTTTAAAGGAACTGCGTGAGCAAAAAGATTGACTGGGAAAGCATGTACAAAAGCCCAATGCGCGGAAAAACAACCGCGCAAGGAGCTGGTTACACTTCCCGTAAAGATCAAGTCGCAAAGTCCTACCAAAAGCTTGAGCAAATGGAAAAAGCCCAAAAGCAATTTGCTCGAATTGAGCCTTATCTCCGCAAAAGTTTATTTGAATCCTTGGTCAACAAGGACCCAATCACCGTTATTCAACCCATGTATTACTGGACCGAGACCCTGAACAAGTCGGAAGACGAAATTGATCGGCTTTACTACAATAAGCCTTCAGACGGTTCAAATGCTCAATTTCAAATCAAGAAGTCTGAAATCCCCAAAGGCACAGTCCTTACTTTTTCTCATGTGGACACTCAGATGGGCCAGTGGATATTTAAAAGCTCTAATGGCCCCGACATCGAGATTTACAGTACACCCATGATTCAACTCCCAGGTCCCGGCGGACAACCCGTACAGGTGCGCAATGATGGATTCTGGGGCCTTATGACTTCGACCTCGATCTACGAAGATGTTTTAGCAAGTTTAACTAGCGAATCAGAAGAGTAAAAGCCTAATCCCAAAAGGGCTAAAATAAAAAGGGTAAGGGAGAATCTATGTCGCAAACTTTTAGTGGTGTAAAAGCCAGTCTCAAATTAAACGGTGTCAAAGTCGCATTCGTCGGAAGCATAAACGTCACTCAAGAAAACACGCTCACCGCGGTTGATGTACTCGACCAAGTCGAAGTGGCGGAACTTGCAGAAACGGGACACCAAGTATCTTTCACGTGCAACATCTTCAAAGTCGATCAAAACTCGGCATTGAGCCTCGGTTTCGATTATACAGACCTCACATCGCTTTTAACTCAGCCGGAAATGGTCATGGAAATTTATGACCGTATCAACGACAAAGTCCAATACTCGATCACTGGAGTTAAGTGGGAAGGTGGATCTGGTTCGGTTGATGCCCGTGGATTGTGGCAGGGTAGTTGGAACTTCAAAGGCCGTATCGGTGGTGCCGCCGCCGGTAACGGATCTCTCTAATAGCCTTTAAATTCGTAGCATACCAAGCTGCTTAGGCGTCTGGGCGCAAGGCCGATCTCAAAAGTCGGCCTTTTGCTTTTTGGGTTAAACAATTACTCTTGCAGAGTTATTTAACCCTGTGTATCCTGTATTTAACCCATGTTCAAAATCTGAAAATCAATCATGGGTAATCTAGGAAATACTCATGAAATTGGCTAGATCCACAAGCATTGAGGCTTACAAAAAGATTCAAGCTGAAGGGCTTTTAAGCAAGCTACGTTTCCAAGTCTACGATGTGTTATTTAACCGAGGCCCTTTGACCCAAGGGGAGACCTGGAAAGAGCATTTCGGATCAAGTCAGCGCCATACGATATGCCCGAGATTTGCTGAATTAGAATCATTAGGGGTCGTCCAGTGCGTTGGAGAGCGCCCATGCAGGGTAACGGGTAGGGTTACTAGGCTCTACGACGTAACCGACCAATTACCATCCGACTTCAAACCCAAAATCACCAATGCCCAGAGAGTTCAAATCCTACGAAGAATCTGCCAAGACGCAGCCCAAGTATTTCGAGCCCAAGGGTTTGATGAAGTGGCCTCGGAAATAGAAAGCCAGATCGATCTATGAACTACGTGTTTGAGTGGTCTCAAGCTTACCTCATGCACTTCGCGGGTTGGGTGTCTTTTCTGCTCGCCTTTCAGGTCTACAAAAAAGGCCTTCCAAGGCTTTGGCTAATCCCGGAGCTAGTGAAGTCAGCAATCGCTATGGCGCTTGTTGTGGGGCTGTTCTCGAGTGCAGCACACAATCATTACCTTTCTCATTTCCTTCAAAAACCAACCAAAGTTTTTTCCAAATAAAAATTGACGTTCAATCGTAATTTCAATAGGTTGGAGCAAAGGGCGTCGGTGTAGTAGCGGCCCCCGCAACCATTAACTCAATGATTTCAATTACTTAGACGAAAAGGTCGTCGGTAAAAAGGTCGTCGAGGTCGTCGTTTTAAATCGGTTTCCGCTACAAATACTAAGGCCCTTTCAACTTTTTTCCGAAAGGGACCTATATGTCAGAGTCAAAAGGCACGTATTCCGTTAGCAAGTCTTCAACCTACAAATGCGGCTGGCGCTTGCGTCGAAAGGTTTGGATCGATCAAAAACCTGTAACACAAGTTGTACCGCAAAAGGCTTGGAAGGCCTTGGGTTTTACTCAAGATATGAGCCTTGAGACGGCTAGAGCTAGAGCCTCGCAGTTAAATGAGTTACAAAGCCTAGAATCCGAAAAAATAAGGAAAGCTGCAAACCGAGTAATTAGGATTGATCGAGTCGAAAGTGCTTTTTTACCAGAACACCTTGTTGTTGAGTTTCAAAATCAAATTTTAGGTAGACGTTTTGCTGGCGAGATCCACCGCAAAAAAATGGTAAGTCACTGGCGTAAATTACAAAAGCTAATTGTCGATGTAGAAATTGAGCCGAGCCAATATTCGGAACATTCAGAAAAGATCTACGATTGGTTTATTGAGAACGAATTGTCACTTCAATATACGTTAAAGCTTATAGCGTTGCTCAATCGATGGGGATTATTTTGTTGCAAAAAAGAAGGCAAATTCTTTGAACCAATTCATATGCCAAAAGGTAAGGATCGGGAACTGATTGCAGATACTTATTATGAATCAGAAGGGTTCAGAGGGGAAAGCGATCCATTAACCCCCGAAGAACTTGAATCCAAAAAGAACCATTTTTCAGAAGCACAATATCGATGGTTACTTGTTTCAATTTGGTTTGGACTTAGACCACAAGAAATCAATGCTTTAAAAATTGCAGACCCCTCAAAATGGAAAGTTGAATACAACAATGACCTTGGAGTTGAAGTCTTAAGCGTTTATCAACCAAAACTTGTGACTATAGAAAGGGAGAAACGTTGGAAACGTATTCCGGTATTCTTGCCGAAGCAGAAGTTGGTTTTAGCATACATAATGGAAGGCGGACTTAAAACCCCGCTTTACAAAAAGATGTCTGAGGTTTTCACTGGCAAACGAATTACTTTGTACGGGGGAAGAAAGAACTTCGAAGACCTTATGAAGACGCATGGTCAGCAAATCACGGATATTGCCCAATGGTTGGGACATCAAACAATTGAAAGAACCTGGACTAAATACCGAAATAAGAACAGAGTTTCGTTTACTAAGGTTTCTTGAGAAATAACTCAGGAAATTGGGCTTTGCGTTCTTCAACAATGGCCCTGATAATATCAAGCGAAACTGGAACCCCCCGAAGCTGTTCAACGCTGACATTCAAATATCGAGGGTCTTCGCCATGGTCTGGATGCTTTACGATACCTTGGTGGAGATGCCCGTGGACGTTCACAGTGCCCCGTAGCGAGTTTGGATGAATGGGGGCATGGCTCAGCCATAGGCCCTTGTACTTAATCAACCCGTAGACGTTTTGAAAGTAGGGTTTAAATACTTCGAGATCGCCTCCGTCATGGTTTCCTCGGATCAAGAATTTTTGACCTTTCATCTTGTTTAGGTATTTGAGATTTTCGTGACCAAAAGCCACATCACCCAGCACGTAAACGATGTCACCTTTGCCCACTACCGAATTCCATTGGTCTACCAGCCAAAAATTCATTTCTTCAGTTGTGGCACCTTCCCGGTATCCTTCAGTGAAACTAAGGATGTTTTTATGGCCTAGATGAAGGTCTGAAATAAAAAAGATTGTCATCCGCCAACCTTGGTTAAAACCATGCCCAAGATCATCAAAAACACCCCAAGTATTGCGATGTTTGAGATTCGAACATTGAATACCAAAACAGGCACTAGACAATAAGCCCCTACGATCATGGCGTCCCAGTAGAGCCCATATAGGTATCTAACGTGCTGATCCGGGGCTCGCTTTGCAATCGTTAACCAAAGCAGGTTTGCCGCAATCGAAATGGAAATTCCATTCAAGTAGTAATAAAGCGGGACATTTTGAAGTCGATTGGAGTTACTTACCAAGACCGATAAAATGTAACAAATCGCACCGGGAATGAAGAAGTAGAGCATTGGGCAGCTTCCTTATGCTTTTATTTTACTATCGCTTCGCCATCAGTTTTTTAGCCAGCTCTACCGCTTCTTCGGCATTCGGATGCTTTTCGTCGAAATCAACGCAAGGAGTATGCTCGTCTTCTTTTAAATAACCCAAAGCCCGGCCCATGATGTACCAGGATTGCTCAAGCCCGTCGTAGGCATAGTCTGAAAGATAAGGATTAGAACAGACGTAATAAGCGTATTTGGCGGCCAAAAGCCTTAAAGTAGCGTATTGGTAAAGCTCCTCACAAAACTCACGTTCTGTTTCAATTCTAGTTTTGAATGCTTGAATTTCCGCATCTACGTTTTTCATTCGAAGAGTTTGATGTCTCTTTCATTTAAGATCTCAAAAAATTTCCCCTCTAAAAGGTCAATTAAAAGATTTCCTTTTTCCCCAAGTTTTTTACGCAAAGTTTCAATTTCTTGATCTTGATAACCGTGTTTTCTGGCGGGTCGAAAAATTTGATTTGCGATTTCTTCTAAAGCAAATTTCATTTCCGACGCTTTAAGAGCCAACTCATGGTCTTTGCGTTCTTCGGCTTTACTCAAATCAAATATTAAATGTGCTTTCATTTTCCCCCCTTTTTAATTTCATACCCAAGACTGGTTAAATACTCCACAACGGCAAGAATGTAGATCTTCGCCACGAACTCATCAGATTCGAGATAATGAAGCCCATCAAACTTCGGAGTGTTGATGAACTTTGGATGGGCCAGAATTAGCACTTCTCTGGTGTCTTCTCGGTGAACTGTAAAGGGTGTCTCTTTCAAGATATTTCTCCTGTTAGTTCGTCGATTTCGCGAACGTGTTCGTCAACGGTAGCGTTTAATAAAGCTTTTATTTCGTGTTTTTGAAGGTTGTCGTATTCAAGCATGTCGTAGACCTGAAGGAGCACCACTTTCATGGCGTCCCCAAGGCAATACTCTGGACCTTGATACTTGGTCCGAGTATTTAGATCATCGCCGTCTTGACGGTAGCCTTGCGGCTTTTTAGGCCTGTTCTTCATCGTCTTCTCCAAAAGCGTAAAACACGATTGCAATTACCAAACAAACAACCATAAATTCGTGCTGATTCATTTTCGCTTTTCCGCTTCTTCGTCTTCAATAAAACGAAGCTCGTGCTCTTTGCTATATACCCAGATTCTTCGTGGGATCTCGAGGTCAAGCTCCCTAACATTTACGAGTTCAATCGATTCAATTTCTTCAAGCGGAATGTTTTCTGCGGGCAATTTGAGATGATTGTCAGTAATAAATTCTTCTTTCCATTTTTCAAATACTTCACTCGCCATAATTGGAAAGTACTGACGATCTGGCCCGTCATCCCACGTTATGTGGTAAGTTCCTTTGATCTCCGGACCCCTAATTTTGGTGCCATCTTTTTTGGTAATCAAAACATCGCCTTTGCCCACATTGCGAATCATTCCGATTTTGATTACTTTTGGATATTCACTATTTCGCTTTTTTCCAAATAACCAATTCAGCATACGTTCCTCTTTTGGTTACGCGCGTTTCAAATAAATTCAGATAAAATAGTGTCTGCAAGTAAAGTTGCAGTCTCTTTGGTCAGAACTAAAACCATGCTTTTTCCGTCTTCTGAAATTTCAAATGGGAGTGCTCCCGTTGTGGAGTTTTCCAAAACCTGAATTTGAAAAGTATCTGATTCAGATTTTATAAAAACTTTTCGAATCAAAACTTGATCATTTATTTTTTGTTCTGCAATACGTTCCAAGGTTTCCATCATGACCGTTTTCCTCCAAGAGCCATTCCCAAAGCCATGGGCATTAAAAACAACACGGTGAATGTGACTGCCCCAGTAATTGGATTTTCTCGTCCCGACAAAGTGCTAGCGACAATGCCCAATGTAACAATCGAGAAAGGAATCAAGCCCCAAATGGCAAACATGACCTTAATACCAAACAGTGCTCTTGATCTCATTGAAGCCCCATAGGGCAAGTAGCACGTTGAAGTTTTGCTACTGGAAGATCTCCTTGAAGCACCCCATCTTTTGTAAATCGAAGAGTGTTGTCTTGAGAAAGATTTGTAAAAGCGCCGCTCAAGAACTTGACCACTACTGGACAAACTCGTGATCGATTCAAAACTTGATAAACCAGTCCAATCCGTCCGTTAAAAATAACAGTGTCCCCAACGTGAAAATTATTGCTGTTTTCCATATACGTCCCCCTTGGTTTTCCTAAAGATCAGCTTATTGATCTTGATGGTTAAATAAGCAATTCGAACAGAACCCATCACACAATTTGGTAGGTCGATTAAATGCCTCATCATGTGGTTTAAAATCAACCCGACGTATTCGTTGGTAGTCAGCACTTCTTCGGCCCTTTGGCTCTTTGCGATTGCCTGAACCGCAGAATCAAATAACAGCCCCAACCCAATTAGCAGACTTAAAAACAACATCACTTACGTCCCCACAAAACATTAACCGTCACTATTTAACCCATGTTAGAATGATTTGGTGGGTTACGCAAGTTATTTAACCCTAAGAACCATATTGAGACGGAGAAAAAGAACATGAGCGAATCTAAAGACTTGCCCAAAAAACTTCCCCCAATGGAAAAAGAAATCGATCTGGATACCGAAGGAAAGATGACTAAGCGCCAATACAAGGGCCAATTCATACTACAAATACCGAACACCAAAATGAGAGCGAAGGCCGCAATCAAAAAGGCAGAACTCAATGGTGGAATAAAGGAAGAATTCTTAGATCAAGACGTAGTCAATTTCCATTTCATGGTCGCATACCTTTCAGCAATCATCAAAGAAGCCCCTAAATGGTGGAGAGAGTCCGAGAATGGTTACGCCCTTCACGATGCAAACGTAGTCGAAGAACTCTATAGTATGGGCCAAGACTTTGAAGCAAAGTGGATAGACGAAGTTTGGGAAACTCCCAAGGCGAACAAAAAAAATGAGCCAAAAGGTTGATCCCAAATCAGACCCGCTTTTTAAACTAAAGCACATCGGTTATGTCATGGCCGTTGGTGCTCCTAGGGGTAAAGGCGATCTTGAGGATTTAGTTCAAAACTGCAAGTTTATGCTTTGCCACGCCAGGGGTTATTTAATGGAAGACCCGGTTTGGGATAAGTACACCGACGAGCAAATCTTGACCGAGTATTTTGCCATGGAGTTTCGAAACAATAACGATTTCCGTAAAGAGTTTGAAGCTTTAGTCCCAGGCTACGATTACGACCCAACCATTGATGAATTCTTGTCGTGGTCAGAGGGTAAAATTGAAGAGAACGCTAAAGAACTCAAAACCTTGGAAGAAACGAAAGAAGAATTTGAGTTTACGCCAGCTTCAATGGGGGAAGTATAAAACATGGCTTCAATTAAGATCAACGGGGACGTATCAGGCCTAAGCAAGTCGATCAAAGACGTAACCCGACTTACGCGTGAACTTGGAAAAAACAAAGTATCTTTAATTTCACCTGAAACCCAAAAGTTCTTCGATGGTCTTGCAAGCAAAGAAATCGATAAGGTTAAATCCAAAATTGAGCAATCAGAGCGCGTAGCCGGTAAACTTGCCGAGCGAATGAACGACACTGCTCGAAGTACCGCAAATCGCTTGAAGGATGAAAAGTCTTATTTAACGGTGCTCCAAAAACAAGCTGAGATGATCAAGACGATCAAATTCTACGAAGCGGATAAACGTCCAGGCTTCATTGAAGGCGCGGGTAAAGCCGCTAGAGGACTTCCCGGAGTAGGCAAGGTTACGGGTGCAATCGGGGAAATGGGCCTTGCTGGAGGCCTTGGAATGCTTGCAGGGGGGGCTGCAATTGGCGCTGGAGTTTACGGAGTAAGTAGGCTCGCAAAAGGTTACGGCGTTTATTCTCAAGGCATTCCGTCTCGAATTGGTCTTATGGGTCGTGGAGCTTATGATGGCAGTATCGCCGGAGAAAACCAACAAGGTTTTGCGCAAACCGGAATGGATGGCGAAGCCGTAAGACAAGCCAGACTTCAATCTATGGATATCTTTGGGGCTGGTGGATCTGATCAAAAATCAGTTTTAGGTCGAGCCCAATTCGCCACAAACTACGGAATTGATCTTTCGACATTGCAGGGGGCGGGAGCCGGAATGCAGTCGCAAGTCGGCACTAAAGGTGCAAACCGCGATATTTTAAAACTTCAAGCTTCACTACAGGCAAGCGAAATTAAAGATGCAATTGGTCCTTACCTTGAAAGTGCAGCGTCACTTTTAAGCGACATTCGTCAAAACGGACTTGTGAACTCAAATGAAGTGTTGGGGTTGATGTCGAGTATAACGAAGCTTGGCAATTCCCCACAAAGAGCTGCCCAACAAATCTCTGGGTTTAATAATGCCGTAACTAATTCCAGCGGTGAAACCAACGCGCTTTTACAGATGGCTTTTAACAAAGCGGGAATAGGTGGAGGCACCATCGGTGGAACTCAGGCAGCTATCCGCTCAAGCGGTATTTTTGGACTCAATCTTGACGACTATAAAGGGCTATCTGACGATGCTAGGAAAAACTTTAAGTCGATGGGATTTGAGCAAGGTGCAGATAAACGGATAGGTGCAATCTTAGATCAAGGTGATCAAATCTTTGGTCGAGGCAAAGGTAAAAAACAAAGCCAAGATCAAATGCTTGCTCAAGACCGATTCATGATGCCAATCCTCGGTGCAAAATCTGAGGTTGAAGCCGAAGACATGATGGGAATGTTCAGACGGGGACAAACCAATCCAAAAGAAATGCAAGCTTTTGAAGCTAAACTCAAAGACAACAACGCAACTCCTGAAGAAAAAAGCCTTGATAACTTAAAAAAGATCGTCACAACTCAAGAGGGCGCTTTAAGAGCTTTGGAAACAATCCGCCAAGTTGAACTAGAAAAAATGGGCGGACAAGTAGCACCCGCAGTAATGAAGATGCAAGATGCTTTATTTCATATCGATAAAGTCATATCGAGAGTTTTCGGGGGAATTGCTGGAGTAGTTGACGTGCTTAGCGGAGGCTCTTCTCCAGGAACTCCGAATTCTCAAAAAAGCATGTTTGATTTATCCAAATACATGCCAGAGTCTTTATCGAATCCAACGCCCGAGCGTGGAGTACTTCCTCAAGAAGCACAAGATGCTATGGCAAAAGGTCAATCAGTGAACAAAGTATCAACTGATGACATTCAAAAAGCAATTTTGGACATTCAAAAAGAACAACTTAATTACATGAAAAAAACCTCGCAAGCGGTATCGAAACCAAAAGGTGCGATTCCGGCGAGTGGAAGAATGACTAACTAATGGCTTTTCGTAACTTAACCAAATCAGTAGTTTCTCAGTGTCAAGTTGTGGTGTTTCCATACGTCAATCAGGTCATATCGGAAACTGCGACGATTGATGAAACCATGAAGACTACGACTCTTGATGTTTCGCCGTACTTAACCAATTGCAATTTTAGTAAGACGCTATCTTCACCTTCGGGATCTTTCAGTTTCAGCCTTGCACCTTCACAAGACTGGAAAGCGATGATCAAGCCTGGAACTTGGTGTCTGATTTACATGAGCCAAGACGGTGATTTGAAAATCTCGAATCCAGGAGATGCTCAACTTCTTCCAACTGATCTTTTAAAGCAAAAAGCAAAATGTAGAGGCATTTGCTATATTGAGCGAGTAGCACTTAGAAACGATTTGAACGAAACTGGCACGGTTGAATACTCTTATGAGTTTTCAGGGCGGGACTTTGGTATCATCTACGATGAAACCAACATATGGCATGATTACTTTCAGTTCGACAAAACCTTTTTTGATTCTTTGAGTGCTTTGGTAAATGTAAACGCAAACCCTACCGTTGATACTTTAATTGAAACCATTCACAACTTGTTCTTTTCCCCTAAAAGACTGGCAAGTCTTGCAAGTAACTCAAATCTCGATGTCAAAAATAATTCAGTTCTTCAAGTGGGTTCCCAATGGATTTTGCCCGAGTCAATGTTATCGGCTTTGGGGCTAGATACAGTTGATGGTCAAAATGAAAACTATTATGGGAACATCAAAGGCCTTCTCGACAACTTGCAATCGGTAAAAGCGAATTATCCAGTTGAGAATGTTTTGTCGTTGTTAACTGGAAATGCCTGGACTCAACTTCGTGCTTATTCGGTTGAACAATTTCATGAGTTATATCCAGAGTTATCAGATCAAAGTGTTCCACAATTAAATTTTAGACCAATCCCTTGGAAAACGAACCCAACGGGGTATCCTTCAATTGAAGGTTCCATTAATTCTATGATTGATCTGATTCCGTTCTCGGGCGTTGAATTAAACACCCAAGATATATTCAGCTACGAAATTGGAGAAGATGATCACAGTCGTTACAATCATTTTTACTTGTCGCTTCAGTTAGCAAACCTAGACTCCAATTCCAATATTGCACTACTCAGAAATAACCCAAGTGCTGCAAACAGAACATTTCCCTATGGTGAGACCAATTCCATTGCAAGGCATGGCTTCCGTCCGCATCACACAACGGTAAATAGTCTATACAATCTATCGAAAGGTGCGACAGCCGATCCGAAGCTACTAGTCGAGTACAACGAAGTGCTTTTCGATTATTTTAACAATGCTGTATTTTATGAGAACGGAACGCTTAGTCAAATCGGGAGAAACGACGTAAGACTTGGCAAAGTCATTACGTTTGATTCTCAAATGCCATATCTCGTAAATCGAATTTTTTATTTAGAGGCTTATTCAGATGAATTTTCGGTAGACGACAAAGGAGTGGGTTCTTGGAATCAAACTTTGACCCTAACTCGTGGAACGGATTTACAAAAGCTCAAAGATCAACTCAATAAGAACTCGAACAACGATCTCAACCTTAGTGAGGAAGTAACAGAAGACCTTGGTACTTTTGTGAAGAAAAACTAAATGGCTAGGGTAATGACCGATGATTCCATTTTGTCTGCGAACCAATCCCGTAAGCATCTTATGGAGAAAAACCGCATCGATAATAAAGACATGCTTTGTAGAGGCATGGTCTTAAAGGTTAATTACGTCGATGATAAATTGAATCTAACAAGCAATACCCAAAATCCGGAAGTCACATACGACGTCATTTTATCCTCTGGTCCCATGGAAGGACAAATTCTTAGCAACGTAAGAAAAATGGGAATATTGGGCGGGCAATACAATTTTAGTGAGATCGTATTACGTCAAGCATCCAAACCGTTTTCGGGAACCGGAGCAAAGGATTTCAACAATCAGGACGGAGATATAGTTTACGTTTTATTTGTAAACGGAAATCTGTCATCTCCTGCAATTGTTGGACTTGGCAATCACCCTTTGGATGCCACAAATACCGGGGCCACTAAAACAGATGGACCTCGTTTGATCGAGCAATTTAACGGCGTAAACACCCTTATTGATAAGAACGGAAACTACACGATCACCCGCAAAGGTGGATCATACGACGCCGTAAAAGACGCATTTGTTCCAGTGGACGCGGGTAACGAAGCTCAAATTAAATTCACCTCCAATAAAATGACTTTGAGTTCAAACGGCCAAATGGTTGAGCAAGTTATCGATGGGGCGGCTCAAAAATTAACTGTGACCATGCAGTCTGGAGTTACTCTCACGATAGATGGTGCAGGAAATAGCATTACGATTAAAGATTCAGGGGGCGGTACTCTAAAGATTGCCAACGGTAAAGTTGGGCTTGGGGGATCAAGCGCCGAAGTCGTAGATCTTATATCTCAAATTGCAATGGCCCTTACCCAATCACTTGGAAACCTTGGATACAATCTAAGCAACGCCGCTACATTCGCACAAATTCAAGCCAAGGCCGATGGAATCAAAGGCGGCATCTAATGCTAAACGCCTCAAGCCTAGCTGACGAATTAAGAGTCGCAATCGGATTTCCGCCCCCTACTTCACCAATTCTAGAAGGTTGGGCATCAGCCTTTTTAAATGAGTTACAATCCAACGCTATTGTCACTAATAGCCTCGTTACGGGGTCGTGCCCGCCGGGGGGTAGCTTGGGAGGGGGAGCCTCAGTCGGGGGCTTAATATCAGGTTTAAGCGGCTCTAGGCTCGCCTCGGCGACTGCAAGTGCATCGGCATACCCTTCAGTCACATCAAAACTATCGGGATATTCCTCTCAAATTGTTTTAGAGATTATGAGTTTTGGACTGGTATCATTTGCATCGGGAAACATCACGGGGAGTTGTACGAATTCTCCAGTATCGCCCGGATCTCTTGCAGGGGGCGCTGGAGCTAATGGAGTCATAAGCGGTTTAAGTGGATCAAGACTTGCTTCCGCAATTCACAATACTTCTGGATATTCCGGTTCAGTTTCACCAAGTCTTTTAAAATTCTCTACCGCAATCGTGGATCACCTACAAAACAACGGCGTTGCTTCTTACGCTGCGGGTTCAGTTACGGGTACTTGTCCAGCGGGCGGTGGAAGCTTATCGGGCGGCATGGCTTCGGGGGGAAAGATCTCATAGTTGTTTAACCTTCTGATTGCTATTTAACCCAAATCTGGTTAAATTGATACAAACGGGAGGGTTCAGTGACCGTATTCTTCTACAATTTCGTTTTAAAACTAGCGCTTATGACTTTTTTCATTTCACTAATTCAATTCCATAGCATCTTGGACATTTGGGTTTTGCTGGTTTCTGGATTCGTCTCGATTTTTGCTTACGGGGTAAGCCGCGGCTACATCGATGCAGGTCTAGATGTTTAACAATCTTCAATTTTTCAATGTGGGGGACGTAGTAGTTATTGATGACGTTTCAACTCTCGATACGGATTTTTTTTCGGTTGGGGATGTAGGACACGTAATCAAAGACGACGGTACGTTTTATCATGTCGAAGTTACTCGGGCCAATGGAAAAACCATGGTGGGAGTACTCTACGGTTCTCAGCTTAAAAAAGCGATCAATCAAAAACTTCCCTACGGTCACATGAACCCGGGTTTTCCCAAAGATCATAAAGACACATCTTCTGGGCTCAATTTTCCAATGTCAGAAGATCCAGATTGGCTAATCAGTAAATCCAAGCCAGAAATCAAAAAACTCACCGAAAAAGAAAAGCAACGGGCTTTTTTCTTTCCGGATCGACATTCTGATTTGAGTGTATTGCAGCGCGAACGTATCAAACGCGGTGAATGCCCCCATTGTGGCGATCCTGGAACTTTTAGTCATTTCGCATACGTCTGTAAAAAACACGGCGAGTTCTAATCTCAAATTGAAATGGGTTGAATAAAAAGGTTGAATAACTTGTGAGCATTGTTTAACCTAAATTCAGTTGGGGGGACGTAATATGCAATTGATACCTAAGTTTGAATCTACAAGAATGTTGAGATTGGTTCACTTGGACCGTAACTTGTTTTCTGAATTCGAAGATCTCACAATCCGAAGAGACTTCAACCAGGAACAGGCTCTTTTAATTCTTTTTAATTCCTACGTGCTCGATGACGCTTCTTTAATGGACCAATATCAAAACGAGGTGGAGCAATGAAATCACAAATTAAGCATCAATTTGTGAGCGCCTTGAGAAGTGGCGATTACCAACAAGGCCAACAACGCCTAAAAAACCATGATGAAGAATTTTGTGTATTGGGAGTGCTTTGCGATTTAGCGGTTAAGGCCGGAGTTGTGAAGTGGGAAGACTGGGGATCTGGTTTTGGTTTTAAGGGTGAGCTTTACTTAATTCCAACCGAGGTCGCTGTTTGGGCTGGATTAAATTCGCTCAACGGAAGTTTACCTCACCGAGCTGAAACTCTGCACATCGATCACCATACTCTAAGCTCCATGAACGATAGCGGATGGGATTTTAAAGAGATTGCGGATTTGGTCGAAATGATTGGGGAGGCTATATGATTAAGGCATTTCAGTTTTTGTTTGGGAACATGATTGCAGACTACGAGGTCTGGAGTGAAATACAAAGCCATATACACGATGCAAAACGACTTGGGAACAAACAAGTCAGTTACCAAAAAGGAAGCTTTGGTGACGCTAAGTACTTCAATAGCATTATGGCAAATCGTCGAAAGCTTCAGGCCGAAGGCTACGAGGTTCATCAAGCAAATATGCAGGGACGAGAGTTATTGCTTGTTCAGTGGATGGCCCAATGAAAGTCGTATTCTTAGGCTCAAACCCTTCAGCCCTCAATGATGATCCAAATGTAGCCTTCAAAGGTTCGGCATCTTACCCGCGTCTTTTGAAGTGGATTGAGTTTTTCAAATTGAACATAGATGACGTTGTGCTTTTAAATTGTTCGAACCGAGTACTTGAAAAAGGTGAGAAACTTTCAGACGAAGACATCGATCTTTCAATGCTCAAGTACATTGTACAGGAAGACACGAAGATTGTGGCATTGGGACAAATTGCGGCAAAGGCCGTTGAAAAACTAAAGTTAGATTTCTTTGTGTTACCTCATCCGAGTCCACTGAACCGTATGCTCAATGACGAGAAGGCTTTGATGGTTTTACTCAACCAATGCCGGTTCTGGATTCACAAGGATGGCTCGTTCAACTCGATTACCAAAACGTATTTGAAGGCACTGTAATTGTATTGCTTTGAGATTCGGTTAAATAGCTATCAAGTTATTCAACCCAATACCGATGAGTTAAACAGGAGGAAAGCTGTATGTATATTCTAACTCTCAATAACCGACCCCTTGGAGACAATGTTTATCCCACTCGTTTGGAAGCGCAACAGGCATTTGACCTTTTGACTGACAGTGCAATTGCCAAATATTGGCAAGCCATTGAAAACAAACAAATGCGGAAGAGCCAAGAGATCCGAATGTTGATCAAGCGTCTTCTTAAAGGTGTTAGGATTCAAAACATCACAGAGGCCGTCAAACGCTCCGAACTTAGGGCTAATCCAACTCTCGAGATTGTTAAAACCGAAACCTTTAGCGAAGCACCGAAGGCTCCAAAACACGCATCCCGTTGGACCCGCTTTGCGGATATGTAAGAGGGAATTGTATGTATAAATTTGAAAGCAAAATTGGCAATCACTTGGAGATTTCAGTTACGAGCCACTCTCACTCTTTAACTGACGTCATTCAAGCTTTTGAAGACTTCTTGAAAGCTAGCGGATTTGTGTTTGATGGGGGTTTGATTATTTCCAATTCGGCAGATGATCAAAAAACTAGAATTCGAAACCTCGTAGACCGGGGATATTTCCGAACTGAAGAAGAGTACCACGCGGAAGCATTGAAGCTTTTAGAGAACAAAATCTTGGATGAGGAAAGCAAGCTTGAAGAAGCCTACCGATTTCAAAACGAAAAAGACGATTACGAGGAAGAAATTATCAATGATTTTAAGTCGGAAATTGAAAAACTTGATCTAGCACCAAACTGCGCAGATCCAGTTCAGTTTTGTAGTAATTGCGAATGTGGCAAGAAAGATGCGTTTTTATCAAAACTTGAAGGGATAAAGTCATGATTTTTTGGATTGACCTAGAGACAACCGGCCTTGAGATACACGATTACAATGACCATAAATATGTTTCCAAATATTGGGCAGATAAAGCGATTAGCTATGAGGACATAGCCCGCGAAGCCCTCGCAAAACACGGCCAGGGCGCGGGGGAAAAATGAAAACTGAGCGGCAAATCAAAAACGCTATTAAAAAGCTACTGGATAACGTTGATGAGGCTCGCGAGATTGCTAGTGAAATTATGGATGCCTTCGGCAAATGTCCGGCTTTTTACGATAAGCACTGGGAAGCATATTACAAAGAAGAAGCGGCAGAATATTTTGCTTACTATCTCCTTAAAAAGGAATGGACATTTCGAAATGGTAACCGATCTGACTTGCGATAACTGATGTCGCAAGAGCAATTAACGCAATTGGAGTGGAATATGGAATTATATAAGGTTAGGCGCTGGAATAAAGAGTTGCAGATCGTTGAATACGTTGAATTAACAAAAGAAGAGATCGCAAGAATCGCTGATAGTCTTCAAATTAATATGACTGATATAGCCCTGATATTTTTAAACGAAGAACGAAGAAAATTAGGACTTACACCATTTTCAAAAGAATCAGTTGCAGAAGACTACTTGTAATAACCGATGTTATCAAAACAAAGGAAAACTATGAGCTACACAAGCCAGAGAGACAAAGCTTTATATCAATTCGAAAAAAAGCGTTTACATGAATGTGCATTAGATAATTACGGAGATGAAAAAAGTTTTAAATTTGGTTACGACCACGGAGTTTTTGAAAGCGAGCTGGTTAAAAATATTTTAAGGGCACTTAGTGAATACGCGGAATCCACATGCAACATTCAAAACGGAAGTGTATTCGTTAAGAGCAATGAAATAGCAAAGAAGGCTCTCGAAGCCTACGAGCAAGCCAAGAAAGAAGCGGTTGTGAAATGAAGTACTTATTTAACGGAATCGAAATTGATAGCAATTGTGGATCACCTAATCTTGGACTACTGCCCGGGGAAGAAATACTGGTAACAGCCGGAGATGTAGTAAATGGTTTTTTTATTCCCGTAAACGGAACCTACAATGTTAAAAACGACGAATTCGTTCCTGAAATTGAATTTAAAATTGGGGACGGTATCTACAAAGTTCCCAAAAGCCGATATTTGATCACCTCAAGCATGATGGATTCGGAAGGCAATGTAGTAAAAACTGAAAGGCTCGCCACAGAAGAAGAGTCTGATCAATTTGACAAAGGAACGCTCGAAGTTGACGTACCCAATCACATTCCTAATTCCCAAGAAATCGATGTTGCGATCAAAACCATAAACGCTTTGGCTCAGATTTCATCCATGCATGGTTTGCACACCCAGCCGGTGCCCGAACTGATAAAAGTCATTTCTTATTTGGAAAGTTTGAAATAAACCTGAAAAAGCCATTAAACGCTCTAATACTCGATTCTTGAGGTTTTGGCCCAGATAGCCAGGTAACGCCAGGGGTGTGCTGTTTTACCCAATTCAAGCCCTAAAGTTATTCAACCCATTTGCCGAATAATTAAGTAACTGGGGGATAAGACATGCAAATCAAAAAGCTCACTAAAGCTCAAGTTGAGGCCCGAAAACAGATTTTTGAAGCTATGGTCAAATCCAAAGGCTTAAAAGCCGCTCGAGCGTATTTCTTGAACCCAAAAAACCAGGAACTCATAAATACCTTTGCAGAATCATCGTTAATCCAAAGATTGACCTGCAAATAAAATAACCAGGGGATAACTACCGTGGAACTAAAAGAAACCAAGGCTCAGCTAAAAATTTGGTATTACGACCAAGAAGTCACTGTTATCGGGGAAAGCCTTACAGAATATCTCGTGATATCCAACGACATGCAAGAACTCACTATCCCAAAGTATCCAGAATTGGAACGTGGGTTAAATAAATACTTCCAAAATTCGAAAACCTAGTTTAACCTGATCAGGTAAAGGCGGCGGGGGAAGCTATGGTGAGCAAGTGGGGAAACTCAAGATTAGCGCCATTAGAGACACGCAGAGCGATTACTTACGGGTATCAAGATCTTTGAGTCCAAGTACCTAAACAGAACCCGATAGCCAGAGTCGCGTCTGGCCCTTTACGCTTTTAAAATAACCAAAGGAGCAAACGAAATGAAAATTTTGAAAGTATTTAAGGGATTTGGAAATCATTCTGTTTGCTATTCGACGATAAACGAAGATGAAAGCTATAACCAAATCGATTGCCAAGCGATTGAAGAATTTTACGATGTTGGTGGTATTCTCAATGTTCAAATAACATTTGGAACTGAAGAAGACTCAAAAATTCGACTTGTAAGAATAATCAACCCAGACATTTTGGTATACGAATGAATTCCAAAAAATTGCAAACTTTGGCAGAATATGTCTTTTATGACTACGAATCAGACGAACTGAAAATCATGTTGGTATTCTCCAAAACTAACTTAAAGAAATTCACCAAACATTTTCCAATAATCAAATTGGGGAAATTTTAACTTCGAGCAATGAATTTTTCGAAATTCTAAAAAATGATTTCAAAAAAGGTAAATATTTAATTTTAATTAACTTTTCACAATTTAATTTCGGTGAATTGAGAATTGCGCTTGGAGAAAAGCCACGTTGAATGGAATGAAACGTGGCTGGGATTGAGCATTTGATATCAAGAATCGAGCATGTGAAATCAAATTTAAGCCACGCCAGGGTGGTATCTTTACAAGGTAACGCCAAAGTCGAGTGCTGCGTATGCCGTACCTCAGCCTCTTTTGGATTTTCGTTACAGATCTTCTAAAAGTGGTTTTTAATTTTACCCCAAATCGAATAGAATAAAGTAGAACGCCTGGAATCGATTCTAGGTATAATTGGCGTATGGCAAAGCACAAACGAACCCCGAAACGCAAACCGAAAGTAGAAGAAGCGCCACAAGTTGAATCTAATCAACCTGTTCCAGCATCAATCGATACCGCGGAAGTAACCGTTGCGATTCCCCCAAAGCTATTTGGATTCTCCAGACCTCGCAGACGTACCAAATAGGTTTCCAGAAAACTGATGATTATTGGACTTGGGATTCCTTACTTCGATTTTGCGGAATCATTGAATTTTTAGGTGGGTCAATTAGAGGGGTTTTTTGGACAAAGCCTTTCAAAAGCGATTAGACTATTCGATTCCCTTTAAAACTGCATAAACGCTCGACCTTGAAACTTTGAGTCTTTGGGCTATTGCCGGAGGGGTCATGCCTTTGGATCGAAGGAAGAGCACTTCTTGTGCGTCTACGGTCGATCTGCGTCCTAGCTTGATTCCCTTGGCCTTAGCGTTTCTCAACCCCGCATTTACTCGTTCTTTTATGATCGATGCTTCGAACTCTGCAAACGCTCCTATGATCTGAGTCATAAGCCGCCCGGTTGAAGTTGTGAGATCTAAATTGTCTTTAAGAGATACGAACTCGATTCCAATTTCTTGAAAGTCCCTAAGGTTGATTATCAGGTCATTCAGACTTCTGGCGAACCTATCAAGCTTCCAAACTAGCAGGATGTCGAATTCTCTGGAACGGGCTGCTTTAAGCATCTCTTGGAATGCCGGTCGTTTTGTATTGGTTCCAGTTCGACCCTCGTCGTTGTATACCGCGGTAACTTCCCAACCCCGAAGCTGTGCCATAACCCGGAGTTCTTTGATCTGAAGCTCCGTAGATTGGTCTTTAGTTGAAACCCTTGCGTATATTGCAGCTCGTTTCACTTGATCCCCATTTCTTTACTTTAAGTATCGGCGAAATCAAGGGGTTAATCAATACCCGGTATCACCTTGAGGCTTATTTAACTCAGTTACCCTCAAGCTCCGCGTTTGATCAGGTCTTGCAGTTCCGCCTCATGCTTGGCCTTTAGATCCCGAATCTTGGATAGCGTGGGTTCTGCAAGCTTCATCAGATGGTTCGTGAGATACCCCTCAATGGCCTTGCGGTGTCCAAAGGTCTTCAACAGAAACTCCAATAAAACCCCGTCGTCCGGAATTCGAACATTAAAGGTCAATCCCTTGCCGGTCTTTACTGGAGTCGTCCCGCCGTTGGTTCGACTGCGACGTTTTGGAGTAACTTCTCGAACCTGAAGGATCGTGCTCAAGTAAGTCTGGCTGTATCGGATCTTAGTAGAGTTCGGAAGCTTAGTTGCAAATGCTGGATCGGATGAAGCCCGCTTTGGAAGATGTCCCCGCTTTTCCATTTTGCTTTTCCAAACCCTAAAAGTGTTTACTGTGGTTTGGAACTTTGAAGCTAAATCTTCGATTGAGTAAGGATACTTGCTTAAGTCCACGTACTGATTTGTGTTTTTCATGATTATCACCCCTTTATGTAATTGTTATATAAGAGACTCGCCGCGTCAAGCGCTAACAGTTAAGTTATTCGGTATTTTCACTAGAGGGGACTAAACTCGCTAGGAGCGGGGTGGTACTGGCGGCGGGTTTGAAGGTGGGAACCGCTTTCCCACTCCTGGCGTTACATGGAATTCAAATCCGAGCGTACGGACCTAATGTTCAAAGTTACTCCGGCGTTGCCGCTTGTGGATTCTGAGCTTTGAGACTTAAATCGTATTTTTGAGACTTGAGCTGTGCCTGGCAGATCGCAAGATCGTCCTGAAAACCATCCTGGCGTTTCATTAGCACTTGCTTGTATCCCAGGAATCGCTCGGTGCGGTCGTGCAGGTATTCTTCATTGACCCCAACAATCTGACCCTTCTCATCCAAGCCCATCTTAAGCTCGGGTTCCTTATCGGTTATACGGTCCATAGGCTCGTTCCAATGTACGTGTCCATCTCCTCCATTGGCTTGGTCTGCTACGTCCGTCCTACAGGCCTTTAAAACCCCGTAAAGCCCAAGTGACCCATACTTACGATTGCCGTAGACGTGGTCCTCAAGCTCGTAGACCTCATACTGAAGTCTTCTGAGTTCCTCGTTCATTTGAGTCTTTCGTTGGACAACCATCATGTGGTCCTTTACGCCGATTGAGTCGTCTCCTGATATGGCTGCTTGATGCTCGAGCTTGGTATCGAGGCTCACTGCGCGGTTTGGATTGGATGCGCAAGCTGTGATTAATGCGCATATGGATGCCGCTACTAAAACCTTTGTCACTACGTCCCCCTTGGTTTTCGTTTAGGTGGGACCATTATCTCTCGAAAGTTAAATAACCACAATGGGTTGGATCATTCTAGGTCGTCTAATTCACCAGGACGAAATACATCCCATTCGAGAACTTGTACCTTAACCCCGGCGGTGTTCTGTATGACTAGGGCGTTACCTAAAAGGACTACCCCTGGCGTGGACTCCGATTGGTTACGGTCTGTGGTTGAGACTACAGTCCACATCTCGCTTTGGCCCGTGTAGTTGAATTCGACTTGGTCTCCAGGTTTGATTGGGTTCATTTTTATTTCCCCTTTAAGGCAAATATCAATTTACTAATAGATTTTAATTGGATAGCAGGAGTCGTAGGCAAGTTTGAAGGTTCTTTAGGAAGTTCTTTCGCTTCCGTCCCTTTACCTATTTGTTTTCTAAATTTCATTTGTTCCTCTTTGCGAATCGTTGGTGTTTTTTGTTTACCATTTCACTTGGTTTCATCTTCTGCCTCCCACCCGCATCCGTATGGCACGACTTGATCAATCTGATGGTGCTTAATGTGGGTCTTTGGGGGCGGAAGCATTCCCGCGGTTTCTACTTGCTTCAAAATTTGGTTCGCCATAACCGCATGACCTGGGTAGTTTGGGGTAGTTAGATTGGCATTAAGTATTTTAGTGATAATTTCAAGCATCTCGCTTCGTTTCATCGTATTGACTCCCTCATTTGTTGGTATTCCGTTGATCTTGGTCCTTTTAGGATCACCCTGCACTTGAAGCAAATTAACCCGCCAAGCTTAATAAATGGAACTCCTTCGGCTTTGCAATGTGGGCATTTGAGCTTCAGCTTTGGGGGACTTGGCTTGGACTTCATTTGATGCTCTCCCGGTAAGACTTCCAGATCATTTGCCGAACCCGCTCCCGCGTTACGTTATACTGCATGGCGATTCGCTCAATGGTTATGCCGTTAACGTATGCTTGTGACATGACACATCTGTCATAAAACCGATTCGTTCGGGGGTTGATCCTGTGTTCTACCTTGAAGTCCTTAGGCGGTAAATCAGGTCGTCCAAATAGCTTCCATATTGCGTGTCGTAGTTTCACTCGTAAGTCCATAAAACCTTTTTGGTGAAATGGTGACGTATTTTGACTTCCCCTAAAACTACGATCACCTCGCCTTTGAGTTGTCCGGCTCTTGAGGATTGATTTCCGAACCTTCCCACTACATGCTCGATTTCATCTAGGCTTAGCCCCGTGAGTTCTTGCGCTTGTTTTAGATTCGCTTCGTCTGAAAGGTAAAATTGAGTTTCGAGCATCTTACGCCGCTTTCTTTTGAACGTGGATCTCAACATATGACACTGCAAGGTGCGGATTCTCACAATCGCAAGGCGTTCCAATCAAACCCACTGCGGTTCCTGATATAAACGGAGTGTCCGCAATGGACGACTTCCCACAATCTTTGCAGTCGTATTTGAGTTGCTCGATTCCGGGGTACTTCTTGAGCCATTCCCCGGCGGTTACTTCTGGATACTTGATTTTAGCCATATCAGCTCCCATCTTAAAATCCAAAGCTCAAGCCAACGGTCGCGTTAGGGGAAATGGAATTGCTTTCGAGCCCCGATGCTTTCTTAGCTCCTACTTCGAAGTACCAACCAACGCCTTTGTAGTCCTTGCGGGAGTCCCATCCGATGCTAAGACCGTAGTAGCTTCCGGAAAATGATTCGGTAGTTGTGGTCGATGATGAGATCCCAAGTGCCCCGTAAGACACGTTGTAGGTCTTCCGGCTTCCGCTAATAGTACCAACTTCCGGTACTAAGTAGATCCCCGCAACGCCCGTGTAAATGATCGGGGCAACTGAAAAGTCCACAAATGATGAAGCTCCGGGCTTTTGTTCCGATGTATTTGCCGGTCCACTTGTGGGAACTTCAGACGCGGAGTGAATGATGCGGGAACCCAAGTCGTAACCAAATCCAACCCGACCTCGTAAACCAACGTAGTTACTCAATCGGTATTCATAGGAAGCGGATAATTCACCGTTTACTTCACCCGAGCGCGTAGCTTTGATTCCGTTGTAGCCTACGTCGAACTTGAGTGAATTGTGGTAGAGCAAGTTGGTGTACTTGTACTCCGAGTCTCTTACAGACTCCGGGCGTACTTCTTCTTTCAAGGTAAGCGCCTTTGCTTCAATTTCTTTTTGGGCTTGTTCATTCTTTACTTTCAGTTCAGCTAAGTCTTGGAGTCGTGATCGCTCCAAGTCCAAAGTTTTGAGGTGCATTTGTTGCTGTTCGATTTCTGATTCAACGGCCTGAATATCTACGATACGATCTTTCTTGTCCGTATCCAGGACTTGAAACTCAACTGCGCGGTAGCAGGTGTACATCCCAGCCTTTTCTTCACATTCTGTTCTCAGGGGTCGAACGGCGACGTTCTTGTGTGGGCAAGTGTCAGATTGAGAACAGAGGTTATGGAACTCGTAGGATGCGGCGTCTAAGGCGGCAGCCCGTGCGTTTTGTTCGCTGCTTGATTTAGCGACTCCACAGGCGGTTACAGTCTTGCCTGTGACCTGAGATGAGTTGGTACGGCAAAGCCAATCGTCGGCTGCGGCGTTCATCGTTGCTAGGCTTAAAATTACCAATATTACTCGTACCATTCTTAAATCCCCCCGTAGGCTAGTCTGCCTTACCCCTATCTCTTCGTCTAGGGTTAAATAGAACTTAATACCCTGGGTTAAATAAACTGGTTTTTCGGGATCTTTTTGAGAAATTCCAAAGGTTTAGAATCAAATCGAGATGATATTAAAGCTCAAACGTAACAGGCGGGTGGGACACTTTGTAGTGCTCATTCAAAATACTGGCGTTGACGAACTTGATCCCATGGCGCTCGGTTTCTCCGTAGGCTTCATGGATGTGTCCGAAGCAATGGTATTTAGGTTGAGCGTTTACTGCCGCGAAATAAAGACTTTCTGATCCGCATCTGACCCCTTCGCAATTCCAATCTAAAACCCCATACGGCGGTCCATGAGTAATCAAGACATCTAAGTTATGGGGTATTTTTGAAAAGGTCTCTGCAAGTTGCTTTTCAGTCTGCATAAAAAACCAATTGAGGAAGATAGGAGTATTTGGGCTGCCGTAGAAATGCTTGCCTTCAATGCTAATGCCCTCGTTTTGAAGGTAGATTGCATTCGTCAAAACCTTACGAGCTTCCCCTGGCTTGGTTTGAAATATCCGATCGTGGTTTCCAGCAACGTAGATCTTATGTGGGTGAGTTTGCTCTCCAAACCATTCGTTGAGTTCTACGAGTTCTTCAAGGTCGCCGTATTTAAGCCCATCCCCACAATGGATTAGTACGTCGCCTTCGGGGATCATGCCTATTTGATCATGACGACCGTGCGTATCTGAGATTACAACTACTTTCACTCTTCAACCGATTCTGCAAGATTAGTCATCGTTACGCCAGCTTCTTCGGCAATATCAAATACGCTTTTTTTGAATTTGGTGTTGTCCTCGGGGTTTCCATAAAAGCTTAATTCCCAAAATACGGCGTAAATGATCTCGCCCAAGGTATATCGAACACCGTTATCTAAAGTAAATAGCTCTTTTCCCCAATCATTGCTTTCGTGATCGTCGTTGTAGATTAACAGAGATTTTTTAAGCTTAAGGGAAAGTTTTGCAAGCTCATTTGCGGGAGTGAACGTAATTGCGTATTGAATTCTTTCACCCGCTTTGCCGCTTTGAGTGTCCTTCGTCAATACCGGGCCAATGCCATGAAACTCTGGATTTTCCATTCCGTGTATTGCATCGGGTTGAACCATAAAGGTTTTGTAAAGTTCTAAAAACTCAATTTTATCGTCTTCTGTTTCTTCTTTGGGATTTAGCAATGGACTTAAACCAACCTCGAGATATTCTTTTAACCAATTGCCCACAAGTAGGTCCCAAAACTCATCATCACGCTGTACTAACAAAAACAAATCGCCCAAAGTCACGTCATCCGCTAATTGAACGGCATCAAAACTTCTCCGAACTGCACTATCGGTTACATCCCGGTCAACGTAGGTCCCGTCTTTCCATTCGTGGAGTATTAAATGTCCGCCCTTGGTTAACGTCAGCGTTTCCATTAAGAGCCTTTGACGACGTTTGAGTCTTTGAGAGTTTGCAATTCAATATATAGATTTCTTTTAAGGGCGGCCTCTGGGGTAAATCCTTGAGGGTAGCGTTTTTGAAGTTTTTTGATATTCATTTCCATGATCTCTTCAAACGAAGAATCAAGTTCGTTGATCAAAAGCGACACGTACCAAAGGACATCGCCCAGTTCTTCTTTCATGTTTAAAAGGTCAAGTTCTTTACCGTACATGATGTGTTTTTTAAGGGCGTCTTGAAGTTCCCCGGTCTCAGTGCATAGTCCAATAGCCCCGTGGAGGAGGCGGGAGATCCGCTTGTTTGCAATACGGTCGATCATGGATTTGTAATCGTCTTTGAGGTCCGTATTGAGCGTGAGTTTTTGATATTCTTTCGCGTTCATTAAAGCCGCCTCCAGGAATAATTTGGAATTGTCCCAATTAGAATGAGATGTCCCAATTATGTCCTAATTTAACCCTAGAGGCAAGGTTAATTAGAGCTTAGACAGCTTTAGAGCGGGGTCTTTGCCTTTACCGCAAGTTGGATCTTCCGCAAAGATGGGTATTCGAATATTCATTCCCAGTTTATTTTTGGTTTCTATGGTTTTCTGGTATCTGACATCAATCGGGTAAACCATGTTGTAGTTAAGATGACTTTTTCGCGCTTTCGAAGTCAGCATGATTACGGCGGTTCCGAAGTTATGACATCGATCAACCCCAGTTGACCCCAAGCAAATGCTCCCATCGTCATTGAAGTTGTGGTTAACCAAAACTGATGAGGTTTGCGGGTATTTTTCGACCACAGTAATGTTCATGAGTTTGGTGCAGTTTTTTACTGAGCCTGAAGCAAAAGCTTGGCTGCTAAAAATCAATGTCAAAATAGCAATTACACGTACCACAAAAACCTCCAGGTTTACCGCTCCCTTAAGGTTAATTTGTCAGAGTAAATTAGTCCAGCGATCCAAACTACGGTATCAAATTAATTCGAAAACGATGATGTAGAAGTTGATGATGCGTATCACTTTGATAGGCTTCCAAACCGAAGTCTGAACAAAAGGTTTCGTATAGGTTTTAAAATGAATCTGATAAAGGCGCTTACCGATTCTCATACGGATACAACCTCAATGAGGTGTGGCAAAAAAGCCTTCATGCGAACTTCAATTCCATTTTTGAGAGTCTTCTGGGAGTAGGGGCATTCCGCACAAGCTCCTTTCAATACCAGCTCAAGGCGTCCATTTTCGTATCGATAAAAAGAAATGTCGCCCCCATCGCGAGATACAACAGGCCTAATCAACTCGTTCAAAACCTTTTTGATTGTCTGAACGTCTTTGGAATCGGTTGATTTGATTTGCTCGTTATCTTCTGGAAGCAAAATCGGACGGCCCTTTGAAACGTAATCTTGAAAAGCAAGAATTAGAGAATCGGTTACATCAAACCAATTGAAACCCTCGATTGCAGATACCGTCACGAAATTAAAACCCACGTAAACACGATTCACCCAAGCGAGTTGCAAAAGCAAAGCCGCGAGTGGAGATCTTGAGGTATTTCCCCCTTTAATAAATTCGCATCCGTCCTTTGCAATTACATTGGAGAACTGAAATTTAATGCTAGCTGGGTTTGGAGTCGGATTGGCCGTAATCGTTGGTGGAGCATCTCTAACAATCTGTAAATGGCTCATTTGCCATCCGATCTAGAGGATACGATTTTTAGTTTTGGCTTTACGTTTCTTTGCCCGAGTTTGATGGTAGTTGGTTTTTCGTTTCGGTTATCAAATGGGTAGTGTTGTTCGTCTATTGAAAAACCCCGAAATCTACGAATTAGCAGGGGAATGTAGATCACTAAAAACATTGCGGTCATTCCTACAAAAGTTCCAACAAAAAATAAATTCATAGAGCCCTCAATCTAAGAGTATCAACTATTTAACCCATCTCCAAGAAAAAAGCGCGATTCGTTTTGAGATAATTAACCCATGCGTAGGTTATTGCTCATTGCTTGTTGTTTATCGATGCTTTCTGGGTGTTCTTTATTTCGTCCCCGATTCAAAGTCGGCGAATGTCTGTTCCGTTACGAAAACAAAGTTTGGGAACTCAAAAAAGACGAAAAACCCATTTTGATGGTCAAGATCCAAGATGTTAAAGATGGCAAATACTTGATGAATGAATGGCTTTACAAAGACTCCGGAGATTCCATCAGAGAAGAAAAAACGACGGTCCTAGATACATCTGCGTATTATAAAAAAATTGACGATTGCACTGACGGTCTTCAACAATTACCCAGTTGGGTAGAGTCATTTCAGTACAGCTACGACCAAGATTGATAGAATAGCGAAAATCAAAATACAAAATATTAAATCCTTTTGAAGTTTCGAAAACGGATTAGTTGGATTCGACTTAATTTGTGGACCTTACAAAAACCTTTTTACCTTTTGCTTCTTTTAAGGCCCTGCACGGGATGTTTGAATCTTCTGAAGCCTCGCAGTTGGCGCTCATGCGGTCGTCCAGGTAGGATACGACTTCGGTAATAAAAATTTGAACGACGATCCCAACGCAAATGTAAAAAATGGCCGAAAGGAAGTTAATTCGCCCTTCAGTTTGTCTGACGAGCCTGTGGTTTAGGATTTGCTGTTCAAGACTTGGTTTTTGGTCTTCTATTGTCATAAAAGTAATTTAACCCGAAGTGGGTTAAATAGCAAGTGAAATGGCCGGGAGAGGTACTGATATAATTATGAAAGATTCAGAATCAAATGGGGACTTCATTTAATGGCATTTGGACTAGACGCGCTCGTAAACAATATAACCGATTCAGTTTCGGGTTTGGTCAACGGGCTTTTAGGCAAAAGCAATGAAACAAAACCGTACCCCGATGCCGATACCCGAATCTCAATTGCTTTAAACCAGATCACGCCCAGCAATTGGCTGAAATCAATTCCTTATGCTTTTTCGGTTCAGAGTGCTTCGGGCCAAGACGACTTTGTCGCAAACTTGTTCTCTGATTTTGTTTTGCCTTTGAACCCTTCTGACATTGCACAAGACGAAAACTTCTCAATAAACATTCGCCCGACTCAAGGGGGAAGCGTTGTTCAACACTCAGGTATTCGATATAGGGATTTGATTATTTCCGGTACAACGGGAATCGCGCCGTTTCGCGGAGCCGGTGGAGTTCAAAAATCAAACGGTAAGGCAATCTTTCAGCCGGACGCCCTCAAATACAAATCCGGTTACGAGGTTTTTTTAACTCTTCGAAACTGGTTCAAGGCGTATTATCAAGTCAAGACAACCAATAATGACCTAATTTTGGTTTTCAAAAATTTCAAAGACGGGGAATTCCTGATTATCGAACTGAACAAGTTTCAGATGAAACGATCAGCCAGCCGTAAAACCCTTTACGACTACACAATCAGTTGTAGAGTGCTGGGGAACGTGGCGTTTCAAGAACCCGCTGGGGCTAAAGGATTTTATGCAGACATCGATAGCTTTGTCGATCAAGCTAAAGAGGGTTTAGATACAGCACGAGGTGGTTTACTTCGCTCGCAACAAATTCTTAGGCAGGTAGAGGCCACATACGAATCAACCGTACTTGATCCATTGAGAAAAGCTATTTTAGCAATCAAAGCCTTCAAAGGGCTTGGAACAGTTGCGGCAGACCTTGGACGACAAGCTATTTCAAATACGGTCAGTGAAGCTGCGACACTCGGAGTGCTCCTTGGCATTTCAAAACAATCTAGTTTAACCGCTTCGGATCAAGCTGAAGTTAAAAAAGCTTTAACCAGTGCCCAAAATAATTCTCGGGTAGGTGCTTCTTCTCCAACGACTGCAAACGCTGTAGCCTCGCTTTTGAACACGTCTGACATATTGACTAGGGTTGACTCTTCCGTGCTGCCCAAGGCCTCACAGGATGCCTTAAAAGCTGAATTAGCGGCGGCTGCGGCTTTACCTCGAAGCTTCTACGAAGAAACCCTGAATACTTTGACGCGAGTTCGGGACAACGCTGTTGATAAGTTTGGATTAGGATCTCCGGTGTATGATGCTCAATTTGGTAGGGTTTCAACTGGAACAGTAAATTCTCAAGCCGCAACTGAAGATGAGATTTTACTTGTGGACGCATTTTCAAAAGCCATTAAAGCAATGGAAAAAGTCCTTTCCGCTAACAACTTTCATGGAACTTCGTACTCAGACTTGATAACCGACGTTCAAAGTAAGTTCACCGAAAACTTGGGTTTAAAAATCCAACCCGCAATGAAAAGCATTATTCTTCCTACCGATACCGATCTGGAAAGACTTGCGCTCCAACAACTTGGTAATTCCTCACGTTGGGTTGAGATTGCGGAGTTAAACGGTTTAAAACCCCCATTTATTATTCAAGATCAAAGCGACACAACTTTGAATGTCCTTCATCCAGGACAACAAATCTTGATCCCAGAACCAGTTCAAAACGGTTTTGGAACTTTGGTTTCGGGTAAACCAACTTATTACACAGACAACCTCAGCCAAATTGAAAAGAACCTTGGCGTGGATTTGATGATTGATGAGAATTTCGATTTAGTGCTTTCCAACAACAACGATCTAGAGCTTGCAGTAGGTGCAAAAAACGCAGCCCAGGCGATTGCTTTAAAACTCGCGTATGAGCCCGGAGATTTAATAAAGCACCCTTCGGTTGGAGTCGGGATAACTGTTGGTGAGAAATTTCCAGACCTAAACGATATTCAAATCAATTTGGTTAAAAGCCTTACGCAAGATCCAAGATTTCAATCGGTGCAAAACCTGTCAATTCAACAAGATGGGTCTTCGTTGCTTTTAAATTTTGAGGTCAAAATCACCAACGTGGACATTCCAGTTCCTCTTTCAATTCGAATTTAACCAATTGGGATCATTGAAATTTTAAAGCCCCAAGATGGCAAAATAGAAAGAGATAAAGAGGGAGAACTAAATGGGCAGTTTGACGCTCAAATCCGAAAATCAGATCTTAGCCGATCAAATTTCAAAATTCTTAGCGACTACTGCAATCAACGACTTAAACTCGGGTTCGACCATCTTGACGCTTTTGGAAGCAAACGCTCAAGAAATATTTCAAGCCTACATTCAGCTTGTAAACGTAATTCGAAACTACAATTTGGATACCACGACCGGATCTGACCTCGATGCGAGGGCGTTTGAATACAACTTAACTCGAAATGCAGCTCAAAAAGCTTCTGGGCTTATTAGAATTTTACGTGACTCAAGTTTCGTGAAAGTTTCTACTTCTTTTTATTCGGGATTACCAGCACCCGTCGTAGGAGATACCGTTTTGCGCGTCAATGATGCGTCGAACGTGCTTTACGGTACTTCGGGAACTTTGATCATAGGACGCGGAACTTCGAACGAAGAAGAAGTAACTTATACTTCTGCACCAACGAACTTTACAAACTACTACGAATTTGTGACATCTCCTTTTGCGAATAGTCATGGTTTAAGCGAAAGCGTTATTTTGAAACAGGGCGTGGATGAAGTTATTCCCGCAGGAACTATTGTCAAAGTTCCCGCAGCGGGAGTAAGCCCAGATATTAACTTTGCGGTAAACCAGGACGTTACTCTGTTATCTGGCGAAGCCTATGTCGATAACGTAGAAGTAACTGCGGTATTGACTGGTACTTCTGGCAACATTGCAATTGGAGCAATTACTGGCACTCAAGCATTTGCTTCACCCCCTTTTCAAAATGCTCAGGCAACTAATTTATCAAAATTTACTACGGGCCAAGACCAAGAAATTGACGATGATTTAAGAAACCGAATTAAAAACCACATCCAATCTTTGAGCAACGCAACTCAAGAAGCTTTGTTAAACGCAATTATCGGAGTAGTTGATACTGCCAGCGCAAAGCGTGTGGTCTCGGCTAACGTGATTTTGCCGACAACTGCGGACGAACCCGTAAAAATTTATATCGATGACGGAACTGGCTTTGAAGCATCTTTCTCTAGCCAAGGTTTTGAAAGTCTTATTGATCAGGCTACGGGCGGTGAAACTCGACTTCAATTACAACTTGCCCCAGTTGTTAAAGCTAGTGTTGAGAGTAACAGTGCAGAACCTTTTAATATGAGCACGGGTAATCTAATTTTGACTTATCAAGTTGGATTACAAACCGAAACCATTACGTTCTTTATTTCCGATTTTACGTTCCCCTCGACAGTAAAAGCCCAAGAGATTGTCTCAAAGATCAATCTTCGTGCAAACCTAATTGAAGCCCGAACTGCCAACGGAGGAACTTCGGTAGTTATCTCCGCAAAGTCCGATATCAACGAGGACATTCAAGTTTTGGGCGGAACAGCTAACGCAATTTTAAATTTTCCTACTGACGCAAGATCGACTCTGTACCTATATGTGAATGGTGCGTTACTTTCTAAAGATGGTTCTACAGCCTACGTGGATACCGGCAGCCAAGAGACTTACAATTTTTCTGGAATAGGTGCAGCTCCTTGGCCCTTAAACGTAATTGTTGATGGTAAAAGCGCAAACCCCCAAATCGTAAATTTTCAAACAAGTAATTTTGTTTTGCCGTCTGCCGCAACTGCGGAAGAAGTCGCAAGCGTAATCAATGCTCAACTTGCCGGTGCCCAAGCCAGCGTTATCAATAACGTAAGCGTTAGATTGGTATCAAACTCAAAATTAAATAGTGGATCGGGCATTCAAGTTACTGGTGGAAGTGCAAATACTGTTTTAAATTTCCCAACAAACGCTTCGGTCGGAACAAACAACGATTACACGTTGAACCGGGAACTCGGAACGATTCAACTTAACAATCCATTATCGAAAAATGACGCAGTAACCGCTGGATCTCTTTTAACGCGTGCTAGGTTAACGGCGTCTACGGCAGAGAATTATTCAGTAATAGCCGGACAAACGCTGGTAATTACAGTTGATGGTGGATCACCCCAAACAGTGACGTTTCCAACTACGTCGCTTTTAAGTGCAGCTCAGGCGGCGTCAATCATCAACGCTAGTCTTCAAGGCGGCAGTGCCACAGTAAATAAAATCGGAAATTTGAATTATTTAGAAATCAATACGAACACCTATACTCAAAGTCTCGGATCGATTGAAATTTCAAGTTCTTCTACTGCGGGTGCTTTTGGTTTTACCTACGATACCCTCAAAACAAACCAAAGGCCCGATCGGGCTTTCGTAGTTGCACCAAATAGTCCCCCAATTAACTTTGTCCAAAACCAAAGCTTAGTTGTCGTGGTCGATCAAGATAGTGCTAATAAAACCTTTACCATCATTTTTGATTTCAGCGGAACGGTTACAACCGGGATTTCAACAACTCAATTTGAAGCCCAGGCTTTTAACACCGTGTTTTCATCAGATTCGATTCTGAATAACTTTTACGTGATTGCAAAAAGCGGAGCCAATACAACTTCTGGAAGTTTGAGTACCGTAACAAAAATTTCTGGAAATACATTCCAATATACCTTTGCCTCTCTTCCTGTTGATTACTCGGACTTTGCAATAGGGGATCATGTATTGATTTCTGGTATGCAAAACTCTGCAAATAACGGTAGTTTTTTAATCACCGCAATTAACCCAACTTTAGGAACCTTTCAAATTTTAAATCCAAACGGAATAATTGAAGCAAACTCCATGGGAACCGCTTTGATAGGTCAGAGGCGGCAAGTCAGCGCCTATACTGCAATGACCGGAAACATAACGGTTTCATCTCCCTTTAGAGCCATGTTTTCTCCCGGTGATACCTTTACGGTTCTGCCTTCAACCATTCTGAATTTGGTAAATTTCATCAACAACAAAAAAGTGACGACTTTAAGCACTACTGCTTACATCGAAGCGGTTCAAAACAACACAAAACTTCAATTATCTTCGATAAGCCAAGGTTCAGACGGCTACATTCAAGTTACTGGTGGAAGTGCAAATCAAAATCTTGGGTTTTCAACGTCCACAGTTCGGGGTCTCCAGGCTTACAATTACTCAACCGGCCTCGTTCTTCAGGTACACAAAACCGTGTACGGGGATGATCAAGATCTAGTTTCTTACCCCGGAGTAGGGGCTGCTGGTATTGAGTTTCAAATACTTGCACCTACAATTGCTGAGGTTTCATTCAATCTAATTGTGACTCTGGCTCAGGGAGTTGCAATTGGAACAGTTGAAAACGACATTCGATCTGCGGTTACTGGTTATGTAAATTCGCTTGGTATTGGCGCTGACGTAATTGTGTCCACTGTCATTCAAAAAATTATGGAAGTTACCGGAGTTACCGACGTTCAGATTGTGGCTCCTACCCAAAACATCGCAATTGCAGATAACGAAATTGCAAGAACCTCTGACTCGCTTATTACGATAGGTTAAAAAATGGCAGATACCAAATTTGACCGATTTGTAAGAACGCTACCTCCAGTTTTTAAACCAAGGATCAATCCGATCATTGGGGCGCTATTAAAATCCTGGGGTATTGCTCACGACGATTTAGTAGCTCAAATTGAAAACACAAAAGAGCAATTGTTTGTTAAAACCGCTCAAGGAACTTATCTGGATCGTCTTGGATCGGGCCTTGGAGTTTCTAGGCCACAATCTTTGGGATTGCTGGATAGCGATTTTCAAAAACTGATTCCGGTTTTGTCTTTAGAGGCAAAAAATATTCGAAAAGTATTTTATGAAGTGATGGACGTGTTTTGGGGACCCTTGTTTTCAAGAACCAATGTTACAAGCCAAAACTACGCGCCTTTTAACCTTGTAACTGGAGATACATTAACCGTTTCGGTAGATGGCGGAACCCCGCAAACTGCAAAAATTCTTAGCGGCGATCTTGCAACTCAAGGAGCTGCGAGCGCAGTTGAAATTGCAAATGTGTTATCAAGAATCTCTGGAGTAACCGTAAGCATTATTACGGAGCCTGGAACTTCCCAAGAATACATCAATATCAGGACCAATACGCCAGGTGCTCGAGGATCAATCGAGATTGAAACTTCGACTATGACTAGCGGTACTAAGTTAAATTTTGCTCTTAAAAAAACTAGGATTACCGATTTAAGTCAACGGACGGTTGTTTGGGAAATTACCCCCAAAGAACTGTTGATTGAGTTGCCCGCAATTATTCCAACTCTTCGAAGAACTTTAAAAGGGTCTCATCATTTTCACGCCGATTCGACGTTAGCTAGCCCAGTGCCCCCGGGAAATGGAATTTGGGAAGGTAGCTTTTTATATTCACCACTTGGCGTTCCTTATACGGTAACTCGTCAAAAAGCCGTTATTGAAGAGGCTCTTTTTGAAGGAAACGTCTATACGAAAGTAACTGTAGACGATTCCAGCAACATCCCAAACTCTCCCGGAACTTTGATTTTTGGATGGGGTTTAAGTGATGAAGAAGAGCCAGTCAAATACATCAACGTGCCAAACAAAAACACGGTGTTATTAGACCCCGGGCATGTGTTTCAAAAAACTCATCTTCCGGGTACTCCCATAAACGTCCTGGTACCTAGCTTGGCTCCATATGTTCCTCAAATTAATGGAAATGATCTGGCAATTTATTTAACCTCACCGGCGAACTCCAGAAGTGTTGTTCAAAATCTGCTTTCCCAATTAGCCGCAGCGGGCGTTTTGGTGAAGTTTGCGATTCTATTGCCAAACTACGAATACCTGATTGTAAATCCATATTTGGAAAATACTTAAGAGCTTTCGTAGGTTAAATAAGTTTGGCCCCCTCCGGTATAATTTGAATAGATTCAGAATCCGGAGATCTAAATGATTTTAACGAAACCGCTACTCCTCGCGCAGGAACGACTCGATTTAGAAGACATGAATGTTTTGTTCGAGTCTTTGCTGGCAGATGCAAAGTTTCAAACAAAAGAATTTTGGTCGTCAAATCCATACGTTTTCAAAGGTTTTGTTGTATCCGGACTTGGTGGATCTTCTCCCGTAACAGTTGATTTAACTGACGCCACATTGATAAATGCTGGTAACTCAGGTGACTTTTCTTGGTATGTGGCACCGGCCTCTCCCTCGCCAATTTCAGTTGGTTTAAATGCAGGAGTTAGAAACTATCTTGAGCTGAGTCTTTCGACCGTAAACGGAACTCCATTGACCAAAGCTTTTTGGGACCCTTCCGCACAAGGGGGCCTTGGACAAGAATTTAATCAAACGGTAAACACGACGACTAGCCTTGCAATTTCGGTAAATGTTTTGACCGGGGGTTTTTCGGGATCAACTGATACGGTTCCCTTGGCAATTGTGGATACCGACATTAACAACAGCGTGGAACTCATCATTGATAAACGCCCAATGTTTTTTAGGCTTGGGACCACAACGAATCCGCTTGCTGGCTTTTCGTGGGTTTCACAAACTGAGCCGCCAACTACTTTAAATTTGATTTCTGTTACCGGAACTTTTGTTGCCGGAGAAACAATCACGATTGGTTCTGTAACCGCTACTGTAGTGTCCGGTGGAACTAACCAAATCACCGCAATACTTGTTAGTTCTGATGCAATTGCCGCGGGAGCTACCGTTTCAGGTCAGAGTTCTCTTGCTACTGGAACTTTGTCTACCGCATCGTCTTCTTTTATTGGGGCAGACAAAAGTATTGGCAATATCAAAGATATGTTTTCGGCTTTGTCCAACGAACTTAGGGCAATTAAGGGGACTCAATTTTGGTTTAGCCCCGCAATAGCAAGTACTGGCGGAATTCTTAACTTCATCAATTCAGTACTGGCCCCTATTACTTCCGGATCTTCTGTATCATGGGATGGAAGCTCTTTAAGCATCACTGATTCAAACACTTCTCCCGCTTCAAATGACGTCGTAGCTAAAATTCGAATTTTTGGAAAAAGCTCACAAATCGGTTTATCCAGGCAAGATGGTAAAGCTGGAACCTCAAAGCTCGCAATCGCTGATGGATCAGTACTTTACGTTCAACTGCCAAGTTCAGGAAGTTTAAACTTTTCGGGAGCTGGATCGGCATCAACTAATTATCAAACTGCAACTCTTTCGGCTTTTCAACCAAGTGATCAAAATTTCTGGTTGGCATATCGTGAAGGTTCAAAACTGATATTTCGAGGTACTGGAGAACTTTCTGTAAACGAATCATCTCCAATTGGTGATACCATCCCAGCCTCTCTTTTGAACAACATCGGACTTGCAGACGAAGTAACTCCAGCAAATTACAGCTCAAACATTAGAGGAACGATTGGCGAAAGCATCGTATCTCGCGTAGGAGTTTTGACGGACGCAGTTGGTGACGAACAAGAAGACCGATCTGGTTATTTGCGCTCTGACAATCTAGTTACGTGGGATGGATCAAATTTATCTTTTACTTCAGATATTATCCTTGAGTTTTTGAATACCAAATCGGGAAGTGTAACCGAACATATAATTCCGGCGTCGTTATCCCCGATAGCTATTCCTAGCAACGAAGCGGTTTACGCAGTAATTAACAGATCATCAACCAATGAGACTTTGACTCCGATTCATTCTTTGGTCACTGCAATTCCAGCACAGCTTCAAGCCAACAAAGATCTTTTCGTATTCTTCAAACACATAGATTCCGGCGGGAACGCATACCTGCATATTCCATTTATGAAACAAATCCTTGGTCAAGGACAAAGCGTAAGACTTGGTCAATCTGGCGGATCTGGTTCTGGGAATATTCAAGTTACTTATTACGATCCGAATTCAACCAGTTTGCCAACAGGAACCTCGGTAACAGTTGACGGGGTAATGGCAACCAACGGAGATACCGTGCTTTATTCCAATTTAACTACTGGTAATAACCAAATCTACACGTTGAGCGGCGTAGGAAGCTCAATTGTTTGGACTCCGGCTCGCGCATTCAACGGAGCAATTGCACCTTACCTTGGTGCCACTGTGATCGTTTTAAAAGGTAATGCGTTTGCCAACCAAGTGGGCGAGTACAACGGAAGCACATATAGTTTCAATAATGCGGTTCGATACTTCAATGGAAGCGATTATTGGGAACAAAGTTCAATAAACACCGTAGCGATTAGCAACAACACGACCGCCAATGTTTTCATGATCAATGCTCCCGGATCAGAAAACATCATAATGGATTATTCCATCATCCGAGGATCAAAAAAAGAAACTGGACGTCTGTACATTACCCAAGACGGACTTGGCAACGTCGCTTTTGCAAACGATGCAGCTTACATCAACTCCGCTGGGGTTACTTTCAGCCCATCAATCAATTCGGGAGTGCTGGTATTAAATTACGTTTCCGATAATTCTGGTAACAGCGGAACAATGAAGTTTTCTATTAAGCGTTGGTCGGATGCTCCGGGCGGACCCGCGGGAATTCCAAGCTACAGCGGTGGATCAGGAAGCGTTGCTAGCGGCGCGGCTGGTTCTACTTTAGCTATTCAAATCAATGGGGGCGCTGGAATTTTTGCAGCCGATAACCGATTCCAAATCAATGCTGGTGCAAACGCCTTAGTTTTGAATGGGTTAAATCAAGAGGTTTTATCTAACCCATTTACGCTTTTAGACGGTCAAAGCAGCCCCACAACGATAGTTTCGTTCGATCAAAATCTCTTCCCCTTCATTGTATTAGAATATTCATTGAGACGTGGTGGGGATACTCAAGTCGGAAGAATGCTAATCACCAATAACGGAACAACCGCAAGTCTGGAAGACGATAAGGTTGATACCGCTGCTTTGGGAGTCGCATTCACCGCAAGTTTAAGCGGTGGACAAGTTCTTCTTCAATATATGTCAACCACATCTGGTTTTACTTCGATTTTTAAATATGCCGCAAGGAAATGGAGCTAAGTAAGTATGTCAAACGTAATGAAGTTTTCAACCCCGATAGTCGTAGGTGTTTTAAGTGCTGATCCTGTATCGCCTCAAAACGGGTTGATTTACTTCAACTCAAGCTCTCAGACGTATCGATTTTATAATGGTAGTTCTTTTACTACTCTCGGAACAAACACGCTTAACAACGGTTCTATTTTCGTTGGTAACGGCTCAAACGTAGCAACGGGCACCGATACTACGGCTCAAGGTGACATCCTTGCTTCTGCAAGTGGTTTGACCATAAAAGCTGGCGTAATTGTTGATTCCGAAATTTCTGCAACTGCGGCTATCGCACTTAGCAAACTTGCGGCGCTTGCAACGGGTCGCGCAGTCATTACTGATAACAACGGAATTCTGACTGTATCCGCTACTACTTCTCAGCAAATTGGTTATCTATCAAACGTGACAAGTGATGTTCAGGCCCAAATCAATTCCAAACTCAGTTTGAGTGGCGGAACGATGACTGGCGCGATCAACATGAACAACAACTCGATCACCAACTTGCCCTCTCCGACCAACAGCGGGGATGCTGCAAGCAAGAGTTACGTTGATTCAGCGATTTCTGGACTTGATGTAAAACAATCAGTTCGCGTTGGTACAACTGCGGCTCTTCCTTCGAGCACTTACAGCAACGGATCTTCTGGATTAGGTGCAACTCTTACCGCAACAGCCAACGGCGCGTTTAGCACAGTTGATGGCGTCACTCTCGTATTAAATGATCGAATCTTGGTAAAAAACCAAGCTTCAGCTCTTCAAAACGGTATTTACCAATTAAGTCAGGTTGGTAGCGGAAGTCTTCCTTGGATTTTGACTCGAACTACGGATGCGGATAACTCTCCCGCAAACGAAGTTACGGCAGGAATGTTCACTTTTATCGAAGAGGGAACTACTCAAGCCGATACTGGTTGGATTTTAACTGCGGTTAACCCGGTTACTCTTGGAACTACTGCTCTTTCGTTTAGTCAGTTTTCGAGTGCGGGTATTATTTTAGCTGGAACTGCGTTAAGCAAAGTTGGAAATACCCTTAACGTAAACGTCGGTAATGGTTTATCCACAGACGGTTCAAACAACCTCGTAGTTCTCAATGCGGATGGTACGATTAACGTATCTTCTGCGGGAATCAAAGTTGGTTCTGCGAGCTTGACCGATACTCAAATTTCTCCAACTGCCGCTATTGCTAGAAGTAAAATTGCCGCCGGAACCGTTGGTCAAGTCGTAATTAACGATCCAACTACTGGTTTGTTATCTTCTGAGGCAAACCTTGCAATCTCCCGCGGAGGAACAAACGCTGCAACTGCACAAGGTGCTATCAACAACATCTCAGGTTTAACGACTACGGGTGATTTGTTGTACTTCGACGGAACCAATTCAACTCGACTAGCTCGTGGAACTTCTGGATTTATTTTAACTGCTACCGCGGGTTCAATCGGTTGGGCAGACGGAAGCACCGTTTTTGCAAAAATTGATTTGAGCAACTTGGCTGGAACTACAGCAATTAACTCGAGTTTATTGCCCGCTTCAGACCTTGCAATATCAATAGGATCGACAACCAAGCGTTTTGTTAACGTAAACACTCCCACAATAAATAGCGGAGCTTCAAACCTCCAATTGAATGCTAATAGCGGAGCAAACCCGGTTCAAATTGTAAGCTCTCAAGTTCAACGTGGAGCTTCAACTTCTAGGTACGTCAACGAACTGTACGTCGATTCCGTAACTTTGGCCGGTAGTACATCGAACACTACCGTAGCCGCCTTTACTGTGGCAACGGCTACCATCGATTCGATGATGATCGATTATAAGGTGAAAGACACTGTCACCAGCACGATCCGCGTTGGTCGATTGATGATAGCTCAAGACGGAACGAACACTACCATTACGGATATGTTCACTGAAACAGCCGATCAACAAGTTACTTGGACTGCAAGCATCAGCGGAAGCAACTTGGTCGTTCAATACACGAACGCTTCGGCTAACGCCAAGACCATGAGAGCAGATCTGAAACAGTTCTTGGTCTAATACCGACGTTTTTAGTCACTATGAATACAAAGGGTCGTCCCAAAAGGATGGCCCTTTTAATTTGTTCCCGCCTAAATTCACCCCGTTAAATAAGCGAAAATAAGACATCACATCTAATTAACCCCCTTATGGATTGGGAAGTAGGGAGAGTCTTATGGCTTCAAATTTCATGAAAATTAATAACGGTTTGTCTTTGGGGCCTCAAACGGCTGACCCAGCAAATCCGATCAATGGCGATTTTTACTACAACTCAAGCCTTGGACAATTTCGAAAATATACCAATGGGGTTTGGAGCAATTTAGGAAGCGGTAGCGGTGGATCAACCAATTACATTTTAAATCCAGACTGCGAATCCGGAACTACGGGGTGGTCAACCTATTCAAACACAGCGCAAGCTACTCCTGTAACTGGAAGTGGTGGAAGTCCGGCAAGTACTTTAACCGCAACTTCGACAACTCCGCTCACGGGAAACCAATCATTTTTATTGACTAAATCTGCAAACAACAGACAGGGCGAAGGAGTTAGTTACGACTTCACAATCGATAACGCATACCAAGCTTCCGTGCTCCAAATCTCTTTCGATTATCAGCCGTCGAGCGGATATTCGTCTGCAAACTCGGATCTTCAAGTTTTTATTTATGACAAAACCAATGCGGTTTTAATTCCCGTAACTCCACAAACTTTGATTGGTTCATCTTTAACCCCGTCGACCCACTTCAAAGGGACATTTCAAACTGCAATAAACAGTACTTCGTATCGTTTGATTTTTCACATAGCAACTACCAGTACGACTGCATGGACCTTCAAATTTGATAACGTAAGCGTTGCTTCTCAAATTACCGAATACGGTTTTGCCGGTTTCGATTTTAAAACATTTACGGGTTCTGGATCATGGACTACCAACACAACTTACACCGCTTCTTATGCCCGAATTGGCGACAGTATCAAAGTTCGATACGGGTTAACATTATCGGGAGCACCAAATAACGTAAATTTAACTTTAAATCTCCCTCCAGGACTTTCGATAGATACTACAAAATTGGTTGGTACTGGCTCTATTCCTGTTGGATTTGGGGGTGCAGCAAGAAGCGGAGTTTTTACTTTTCAACTTCAAGCTTCTTACAATAGTGCAACGTCGGTTTATATTTCCAACTTTGTAACTCAATCCGGTTCCAACCCAGTCAACGTAAGCGGAAACCAACAAGTCAATGGCACAACTCCGTTTACTTTTGGTTCTGGAGATTATTTTAACGTCGAATTTACAGTGCCAATAATTGGTTTTAGCTCGAACGTAATCGTAAGTTCGGACGCCAATACTCGGGTAATAAGTTTTAGCGGTAGTCAAACTTCGCAAGCGGTAACAAATTCTACGAATATTGCGTTCACTTCTAATTTTGATCGAGCAGGAGCGTGGAATGGAACTCAATACGTTGTTCCCGTAGCGGGTGATTATGTAGTTAGTGGATCTTATATTGCAAGCTCTTTGTCCACTGGGCAAGTTTTTAAAAACGGGGCGTTTGTTGGATATTTTGCGACTGCTAATTCTTCGGGAGAAGTTACTGGAGGATCAGTTCTTGTTACCAACTGTAAAATTGGTGATTTACTTTCAATAGTAAATAACGGATCAACAACAGCGTCCTCCGGGCAAATAGGTATTTATTTACTTACTGGCCCTTCTCAAATCGCCTCAAGCGAAAGTGTAAACGCAAAATATCAGAATGCGGCGGGAACCGCTTTAAATACCGCATTCTCTCCTCAAACAATACCCTACGCGACCAAAATTTTTGACTCTCATTCGGCATGGAATGGAACCCAATATGTAGTTCCCATTGCGGGGAAATACTTCGTAGCTGTAAATATGAATACAAACGCTGCGGCGGGAGGAGGATCAAGGCTCCAAATAAACATAAATCAAAATGGTGTTATACAAGCAGCACAGGACTATTATGTTTCTACTATAGGCGCAGTAGGTGGCGGTTTATCCACGTTATTAAATTGCCTTCCTGGTGATTTAATTACAATTTCGGCTGCCGTTGACGGTGGAGGTTCAGATTCTTTAACCACAAACACTGCTCAAAATACCGTATCCATTTTTAGACAAGGAAACTAAAAATGAGTAAAACCATAAAGGAGTACACCAATTCTTTAGGGTTAATTACGGCAGGTCCCCCTGATTTCAACGGGGGAGATACTTGTTCTCGCCAAATGACTATTGGTTATTGCACAAAAATATGTTTTCCCGAACGTGACATTTTTGCGGACTACGAAAACAAATTAAATTTACTTTTAGACAAACCAACCAACCATTACATACGCTGCCCCGATCCCGTAAATTGTTGTAAAGATCCTTTGAATTTCTCCAGAGATCAAATGATTCCTTTGATGGCTTTTTTGATGGCAGAACCAAGTCATACTTGGCACAAATGGAATCTACTTTGGCAGCACGCAAAACACGGATTTTTATTTGCATTCAATTGGAAAAATAATAATCAATATCCAACTCAAACTCTTCAAGACCAATACGCAAACGGAAATCCTTGGAATTACAAATCCAAAATGCCGGACATTACGTTTCTGGATATTTGGGGACTTTGGATTCGGGTTCTTAGACTTTATCCGTTGTGGCCGCTTTTGCTCATCACTGATTTTTACAATATTTTTGGATCGTTGATTCGAGTGTATCAAACCTATGCTTTTAAATGGTTTAAATGGGGCAGTGGTCCTGACCGAGATAACCAAAACATCATCTTGATTTGTGACACCTCAATTAGGGTGATGCCTACGCCTCTGGGATATTTGGCTTATTGGCTATTAAAAACAACAGATCTCACCACACAAATAAATGAGTTTTTTATTCAACGTCAAGATCAGCCTCCCGTTGATCAGTATTTGTTTCGATTGCTTGGTTATCAATATCAAGACTTAAAAGTTTTGCCTTGCGAGGAACCATGAGCATTTCAAAAGAAGAATTACTAAAAGGTAGAGACGTACAGTACGCCAGCGATTACACCCAAGAAATCTCAGATAATTTAGACAAGCTTTTGATCCCGTTAAATAAGGTCCGAGACGCATTTGGAAAACCAATGACCGTAAATTCCGGATGGCGTCCTCCATCAATTAATGGAGCAACTCCCGGTGCGGCAGCTCATTCAAAACATATGATTGGATTGGCTGCGGATATTGCAGATCCAAATAATGAAGTGATGAATTGGGTTTTGCAGAATTTAGATTTGATGCAAGAACTTGGATTCTTTTTTGAGGATTTTCGTTGGACGCCGGGTTGGGTACATTTCGGTTTAGGCGCTCCTGCATCGGGCAAAAGAATATTTGTACCAAGTGCTGCAAGACCTACCGCCCCTGATCGCTGGGACGGCCAATACGATTCCAAATACGACGTTTAATTTGGGTATTCCATATTGAACTTGTTGTAACAGTCCGGACCTGTCGCTAGCACTTCATCCATAGCAAAACTAAAATGATGTTCAACAATTACACGATCAAATATGTTTAAGTATGCTTTCCCAACAAATTGAAAACCAGATTCTTTTGAAATTCCGCAAACAATTTTATCGTCCGCAATTTAATCGTCCGCGGTTTGAACGTACGTTTGCGAACCTACCAAAACCTGTAATGCTTCGGGCCTTTCAAATTCTTGTACATCCATTTCCTCTTTGTGTTCAGAAGTGTAAATATCTTTGAGTTGGTTTTCGCAAAAACCAGTTCTTAGAAAAAACAATATAAAAATTAATTTGAGCATAAGATGCCCTTAGTGATCTTTTCCGCTGACTTCGTTGAGTATTGTGGGCTTTAAAAGATCCAAGATGACAATCTCAGAAGTGTAAGGGTAGCCCCATCCTCCGTATTCCAATCTTTTATTACCTCCGGCGATGTAACAAGATCCGCAAGTACATCCCGGCTCATCCTTTTCATTCATCGAATAATGGACCTCTGCGCAATTGTGGCAAAGGATTCCTTCTTGGTATCGATAATCACCAATGTCTTTTTCGGTCAGGCTTTTAAACACAACAAAATCCCTGCCATTGAGTTCTACGACCTGGACCCCTACATAGCCCTCATAACCCTTTTGCTTCGCAAGGTCGGGCTTTAACGGCTTATAAATCGCTATTGGCTCTTCGGACTCCCCAATACAAAAAGTAGATATGTATTCGGTTCCTCCGGGAACAGCACGGGATACTTCTTCGTGGTCCATACTGAAATACTTAGGTCGCATTAAATTAACGGCTTGAGGCATATTTAACCTTTTGGCTAGTTACGCAATTTAGGTACAGATTTACGCAAACTAGGTAATTCATGTTTTTGGTGTTCCTGGATCTTTCAAAACAACTGAAGCTTCTCCGAGGTCTTTGATTTCTTCTCCAGTATCGATGTCTTTGTAAAACCTAATGCCTCTCAAAAACTGAGAAGGGTCTTTGTCGTCCAGCATCCAAGACGGCTTTGGAAGTATTGCGGTTACATAACCAGTCAACCCCAAAAACTCAACTACAGCCCTGGCCCACTTAACTCCGCCTACGCTCCAAACGATCACTCCGATTCCTCTGGCTCTAAATTGCTTGATCAGTTCAACGTGGTGTTTATGAACAAGTACTTTTGCGTTAAAACCAAACGATGAAAAATCAACTGCATCCTTTGCCCTTGATTCTGGAAAATTCAAAAATACCAAAGTCTCATCAACGTCTACATAAAGGGTGCGGTCATAGTCGTGGAATACGGTTTTGTTTTCAGGAGCAAGTACAATCGATGGCTTTGGAGTCTCCACAACTGTGTTTTTGTAGTGCTCGATAAAATCTCGAACAGGAATAAAATCGTTAGTTTTATAGTTTTTCATAAACTTTTACGTCTCCCCCGAAAGTGTTCTGATAAATGGATTCTCGAATTTTGGAATGCTTTGCTAAAAAATTGGTTCCGTAGAAATTGAAATCGTGAACTAGGGCTTTCTTTTTGCCCTCCGCTAAGCGAACCGCACGTCCAATAGCTTGAACAATTGCAATCTCAGACTTACCCCCGCGCGCGAGAATCAGGCGGTCTGTACTAAAAAGATCAATCCCTTCTCCAAGGACGGTAGAGGCGATCAGAATGCGAATATGCTTTTCGTTAAACTCCGCAATAGCTTCGGAAATAATATCTTTGGAATGGTCTCCAGACACGTAGGTGCTATCAATCCCCTGGCTGTTTAAATAATCGTGTATGACTGATCCTACAGTTGCCTTGCGATCTACAAGTATGAGGATTTGTTCTGTACTGGCTGCATTGAATATGATCTTGGAGATCTCCTCTAAAAATGGTTCGTTGTCTCCATAATTGTTTGAGTACTCTGTTTGGTATTTCTTTGAGGATTTTCCCGGAAGTTGATGAATGTGAAACTGTACGGGGGTTAAGAATCCTTCGATTGTTGCCTTGTAAGCCGGATATGAATAAAGCTTTTCAGACAAAAACCCGTGCATGTCCATGGTCTTGGAATCGTTACGAAGGAATGTACCCGTAAATCCGAATCTATAGAACACATGATCCAGGTCAGAAAGAATGTTGGTGTAAGACTTGGAGCCAGAATGATGAATTTCATCACATACCAAAAGTTGGACGTCTTGGACCAATTTGTTGTGAATTCCTTGTTTTTGCAAAGAGGCCAAAGTCTGTATAGTGCAAAGGCGAATATTGCCTAAGCGTTTGCCATTCTTCACTTTGTCGGTTGTGACTTGCTCTACATGCTTTTTACCAAAAGCCAAGGTTAGAACTCTTAGGGTTTGCTGAACGAGGGTACTGGACGGTAAAACTACAAGGGTTACTACCTCTAGTTCCTTAATGATCTGGGTAATAATCCGACTTTTACCGCTACCCACTGCACTTTCAAATACTCCGCGGTGTTTACTCAAAGCCAAGTCCACCATCTCTGCTTGGTAATAGCGCATCCTTGGCGGTTGATTCTTCCAACGTAAGGTCAAGGTAGGGGCGGGCTTAATGCGTAGATCCTTGAGGCTATAGGGCTCATTTAAAGACTTAAGGATACGCTCCACCAAACTAAGCAATCCAGTTGGGAACTCCGGCGTGACTTTAGATTCGTCAAACCAACAAACTACTTCCTGTGAAGCTAAATCATCAAACTGCTTTTTTGCACCAAACAACATCTTCCTGTTCTGACGTTTTTTGGCATAGGCCATCTTTCGGAGTAATGCGCTCCTTTGTTGTTTTACCTCTTCATTGGTGTACGTGAGAGCTGCCCGAATCTCATCTGATGCTTTTTGTGTTGCTCCAAATAGCTTAGTGAAAGAGTTGCCTATGAGCAAAACGCAACCTTCCGAAGAGTTGTCTGGTTTTAATTTGTTGGATTTTGAATAGAGTGCAGCAAGCTTCTTAAGACTCATTGTAAAAGGATATTACTTTATTTAACCTTTTGAAAGCGTTATTTAACCCAAAGCTTGTAATTCGGATGTTGGCGGATAAATGTCGTATAAATGGCGGATATCTAGGATTGATTATAGATTCTCAAGACAATAGTACCCCCTACTTCTTAATCACCTTTATCGTGAGCCGTGTAACCTAGAAAGTGGGTGACACCGAGAAGTATCGCTTGGGGTTCTACGCTTAGAGTGTTCGTCCGAGATTGATCTGCTACTGGGAATCTCGATACTCAATTACAAGTATCTGGTAAGCCAGTGTTGTTCCCACCGCTTGTGAGCAGGAGGGTGATCAGTGCTCAAGAAGACTAGAAGAAGAGAGCTAGAGGCTTTCCACGCTACCAACATGGTTCCTCCTACAGGATCTCTCTCGGATACACTCTAGGCTATCGTCCGATGAAGCAACAAGCGGGGATGGGCATGGGGGCTTAACTCTAGTCTATGCCCTAGGCTCACTATGCTATTTCATCGCTATCGGGTATTTCTTTCGAGTACCCCTTCGCCTGGTTTTGGTGATTGGTTCTTGATTAACCGTACAAGGCTTGCCTTGCTAAGGCGTTAATCTTTACTATCAATCCCCGTACCGATCCGTAGTACTGAAGTCTTTTACAGGCTATGCATCGACTTAATGTTTTTTGATTGGCCCTTCAATGGGTTCATTAGCAAATTGCTCTGCCAAGGTTTGATGGTAATGACGTTGAACTTCTCTTAAGTCTCGAAGCTCAAGAAACGCACTACTGCACCATTTAAGGACTTCTTCAAAGGTTGCTAAAAGCTCTTCGTAATTATCGAATTTGATATCTTTGAGGGATGCTTCCGGCACACCCATGCGGCGTTGACAGTCTTGAAACAGACGATCTGATTCTAAAAGGAAGTCTTTCTTTTTCAAAAGAACCTCGGGTTTGTTTCAATTGTGATGACTTTGATTTGGGTCATACGCAGCATCATTTCAACATGATACACGAAAAGGGTTAAATAAATCAACAAGTGGGTTGAACAAAAGCATTGCAAGGGTTAAATAAACGTGAGATCCTGGGTTTGAGCCTTGGAGGTACGTTTATGAACCGAGTATTGGAATTAGTAACTTTGGTGTTTGTGATAATTATTGGAATACCGATAGTTCGATACATTGCTTACACTCCCCCTCAAGGTTCCTTTCAAGTTGGGGATTGCGTTCGAGTGTCTGAGACTGATCCTTGGCAAGCAGATACGTTTAAAATTACGGATATAGGTAAATACTCAGTCAGAGTTTATTGTGTTTACGAAAGCGGATTAGTTTGTTCGGTGTCAGAAACAATCAAATTCAAAGAACTTAGGAATCAGTATTCAAAAGTCGATTGTCCAAAGGAATCCAAATGATTCATTTCATAATCAATTTGGTTCTAGCGTATTTTGGTATTGGGATTTTGTTCGCTGCAATTTACGCCGGAACTTACATGAGTAGTGTAAGAGAAGCTTTGGATCGAGTTGAAGATTTATTTATGATCCTCATGCAAGGTCCAGTGTTGATCTTTAAAGGTGCAGTAATTGCCATTGAAAAAGAAAATACTAAAGGTCTTCAATACGAAGAAGAAGAACGAGCCCGCAAATCTTTAATTGAAAAAATACTAGAGCGACAAAATGAAGTCATTAAGTACAGAGTTCGAGTGCTTAAAGAAGCAAACGAAATTCTTCAAAAAGAAAACGAAGCACTAAAGTTACAACTTTCAGTTTCAAAACCTAAAACGCAAAAGAAAAAATCGAGGGTACGCGCATGAAAATCACAATTGCAATTGCGTTAGGTATGACAATGGTTTCTTGCGGCCAAAACTTTAGAGAAATTCAGGCCCCAACATACAATAGCGAGTGGTCATTTAGTCGGGATCTCAACTTAAATTCAGTTTGTGCATCCGGAACCGGCATATTGATGAGTGAGGGTTTAGACCTCAATCGAAATGGTATTTTGGATGCGACTGAAATCCAACAAACGATGCCTGTTTGTGATGGTGCAAAAGGCGATCCCGGTGCGACTGGCCCTCAAGGTCCAACCGGAGCAACAGGCGCTACTGGATCTACAGGAGCAACTGGACCACAAGGGCCTACTGGCGCTACGGGGGCAACAGGTTCCTCGGGAAGTAACGGTACATCTTGCACAGTCAGTGAAGTCCCACCGACTACTGGGTTAGCTACAGGCGCTGCGAAAATCACATGTGGTTCAAATTCCGTCTTGGTTTATAACGGCAGCACGAGTCCCGTTTCAGAATCTTACAGTCTGGTTCAGGAAATTACCCCTTGTGGAGCAAACAGTAGCCCGTACAAAGAAGTTTTACTTCAGTTTGCTGATGGACATCTCCTAGGAAGTTTTTCTGATACGGCCTCTGGGTCAAATACGAGATTTGCAAATATGACTGATGGGTCGTTCGTCGATACGGATAACAGCGGTTGTAATTTCACAATCTCAACCAACGGTAGCACTCGAAGCATTAGTTGGGCCGCCGGACACAACCAATATTCCACTTGGTCAGCTCAAACTTTAAGTTGGCCCATTTACTATTAAGGCATTTATGTTTTTAATCGCAGCGATCCTTTTTTGTACCAAGACTCAAGTAATCAACGCGACCGACACTTGGAATATGCAGGATGCCAAAGCTTTAGAGCGGGCAACTGCACACTGCGGGGATGAATACAAAGATGCACCTTGCCTTAAAATTTTTAAGAAATCCGAACAAGGTGTTTACTCAGCGATTTGTGGCTCTACAGCTACTACTAGTCTCGAGCGGCAATTATGAAAAAGTTTACCTCGATCTTTTTAATTAATCTCGTTTTGACCTTCTCTTTTTCGATTTTGCTTTCAGTGTTTGTTCTCGGGCTTGGCGAAAACGAATCTGGAAAACAGATTGTAGAGTCCACATCAGTAGCCATGGGTTTTTTTGGAATTCCCTATTCGGTTTTTGCGAGCGTTTTGACGTATCTAATCACCAAACTCGGAGTTTTTAAAAATGAATGAAGTGCAAATCCAACTCAAAAGTGCTGCTTTTGATTCTTTTATGATCTCCGCCTTTTTTGCATTTTTGGGAATCATTATGCTGAGCAACGGCATTTGGTTCGGAATTATTCAAATTGGTCTTTCGCTTTTAAACGCCTTAGTCGGTGCAAAACGATACCGCCTTAGCAAGGAAATAAAATGAGCTTCAAAAGAATCACTCACAAGAATGAGTTTTCACAAAAAATTAAAATTGGTGTAAATGAGATCTCCAGTATCGTAGCCCGAACTCTGGGTCCCGGGGGTTTGCCAATCCTGCTTGAGCGCCAAGGCGTTTCACATACCGGAGACCCTCTCACTCCCCTAATTACCAAAGACGGCGTAACGGTAGCTTCTGAGTGCTCTAATCCTGATCCAGAGATTGATCTTGTCATCCAAACCATCAAAACAATTTGTATCAAAACTAACCGCGTAGCTGGTGATGGAACCACAACTGCTATTGTCCTTGGTGCAGCTATTTTAAAAGAATGCCTAGAGCGCCTAGAAAAAGACTCAAAACTCAATCCTCAAATAGTAAAGAGATCTTTGGAGGCCGCTTCAAGGAATGTACTTGAACAATTGAAGGCCCTTGCCATTCCGGTCAAAGATCCAAAGATGATTGAAGACGTTGCAACTATCTCGGCAAATGGAGATGCTGAAATTGGAAGCATTATCCGTCAAGCGTTTGATGCTGTCGGAGCTGAAGGTGTTATCACAGTAGATGAGGGTTACACCCCTAAAACAACTTTGGATATTGTAGAAGGTTTTCAAATTCGTCGGGGAGCTGAAGCTCAAGATCGATTTTTTAATAATTCAGATCGTACCAAGTTTGAAGCTGAAAACGTCCGGGTACTTTTATTTGACGGCAAGCTCAATTCATTCAATGACATTTTGCCAGCTCTAAACGCAATCGCAGCCGAAAACCCAACCAAGATCCCCCCGATTGCTATTGTGGCCCACGAGTTTTCACCAGAAGTTATCCAGTTTCTTTTAATTCAAAAAGTCGAACACAGTTTAAACTTTTGCGCAGTTAAAGCTCCGCACACAACCACTGTCAGGACTTCAATGCTAGATGATATGGCCGTAATGCTTGATGGCTACCGTTTTGGTAACGGAAACCGAGATATGTCTTCCGCAAAATCAGAACAAATCGGCGGCTGCGAAAAAGTGGTTATTGACAAGTACACCGCTACTTTCTACGGAGGATTCGGAGACGAGTCCGATGTAATTGCCCGAGTAGAACAATTAAAGGCGGCTCGAAAGACCGCGGAAAGTCCATATGATGCGGCATTAATTTCTGATCGAATTGCGGCTCTTTCTCAAGGCATCGCTAAAATTGGCGTTGGTGGGTCAACCGATTTAGAAGTTAAAGAACTTTATCATAGAATTGAAGATGCCCTAAATGCCGCTCGTGCAGCGGTTGAGGAGGGTATTATCCCCGGCGGCGGGGTAGTACTCGCACGCATTGCAAACAAATTTGCAAGCTCTGAACAAATTGGCGAACAAATTCTCGCAAACGCATTGATAGCACCCCTTCTTCAAATTATTCAAAACATCGGAGAAGACGCTCATGAGATATTGTTTTCTCTTCCCCACCAATTAGAAAATATGACCTATGATGCAGTTAACAAGCAATGGGTAAACGCTCTTGAAATGGGTATTATAGATCCAGTTAAAGTCACAAGAACCGCTCTAGAAAACGCCGTATCCATTGCAAGCTTGTTATCAACCTCCGGCGGCGGAATCGTCTTTAATCGACCACAATAGAGTTCAAAATCACACCAAAGCCCCCTGTTAAAATAGATCAGGGGGTATATGGGCAAACGGAACCGCCAAGATACCAAAAATGACAAAAGTTCTTCTGAACTTATTCGAAAGTTCAAAGGAATCATCAACAAGCTCGAAAAAGAAGTACGCCAGCTTCGACGTGAGCTTGGTAGAAGACTCGACGCAACATCAGACTACCAAGACCTGATTCATGAAACTCAGCCACTTCCAAATATCACTCCAACTCCAACTTGCCCCGATTGTGGAAATTCTACTTCTGAAATTGATCTCGGAAAATTTGTCATCATTAAGTGCAACGAGTGTTTTTGGAAAACTCGAAAAAAGTAAGGTTAAATAACTTGCAAAGATGGGTTAAATAACGCATCATATTTATATCCTCACGTAAGTTGATTGGAAGAAAAGTGAACCTTAAAGAGAACGACGTAGTCACTCTTGATCTAGGCAAAAATAGCAAGTTATCAAATGCCTATCACATCCATCGAAAGCTGGATGGTGAATCTATTTTAAGTCATCCATTGGCCCCCCAATGTTTGATCATTAAAAAAGATTCCGAGCTTAATACTGTTTTAGGGCATGGGAAAAGCACCCACCAAAGATGTCTCGAGTATGTAAAACGAAACAAGCAATATCTTAGTTATCACGACAAGTGTGAAATCGACGCACTTTGTTTGTACTTTGTTGTCTATAAAAACACTACTCCTCAGCACAGACACAGTGTTTCTTTGCTCTGCGAAGTCATAGCCAAAATTTATTGTCAGGGATCTTTAAACCGAGCTTACAAGATTCTCAAAGAAAATAAACCAGTCATTCAAGCAGATGAGTTCAATGAGCGTTATTACGCACTTCATGAAAAATTCATTGAAGGAATTGAGACGAAAATGACTGATAAACAAATATCTACAATTTATCGATTGGTCGGATTTTCCCTCGCACAAATTGAGAGCTATGAATAAAAAAGCAAAAGTGCTTGACGTAGTCGGAGCCTATCTTCGTTTTGCAAAAAACAATGGTAAATTGCCGTCTAATTCAGATTTGGCAAAGCTTGGCGTAAGCAGAGAAACCGTTCGTCATCGTTACGGCAGCATTACTGATTTGCATAAATTCGTAAAACAAAATCATTCACAAGAATTATCTGAATACGTTTTTGACGAGAGTTTGTTCACCGAAGCGCGATTCAAAGATTTGGTAAAAGAGACGAAGAAGTACAAAAAATTTGTGATCACGACCTCGGTAGTAGAAAAGTCGGTTGATCAAAATTTTCTAAAATCACTTCGAAGTTATTGCCGAAGAAATAAGGCCATGCTTCTTGTTTTGCCTTGTGCAGATGTCGCTTCTCGAGGACGCGGAAGCGAATGGATTTTAGATCCAGTTTTGAAGAATGAACACATCGTTTATAACGATCTCTCTTTGAACGACAATTTGTTCATTTGCTCGATCAAATTAAGTGCAAAACACATTAACCCGTTAACGGGCCTTTCACGAATTGGACAACGTAACGGATCGTTCGTTTACGCAAGCCCCAAACAAGCCCTCGAATTTGTGGCTACTAAAACCAAAGGTATTCCGCACGCGCTGATGACTCCTGGTGCGGTTACGGTAGGTGATTACAACACGGATAAGTACATGAGCGGTAGAACTTCCTACATTGCAGAAAACGACCATGTGCTTGGAGCCGTTGTGGTCGAGATTTCTGATCGAAAGCTTTTTCATTTTAGACAAATTCAAGCCGACAAAACAGGTTCGTTCATTGATCTTGGAGTTCAATACGATGCTTCCGGCAAGACCAAGAGAGTTATTCCCGAAGCTTTTGTATTAGGGGATTACCATTCAGGAGAGACCGACCTACAGGCTAAGCAAGCCTGGAAGGAAGTCTGCAAATTAGTAAAGCCAAAAAATTTGGTTTTGCACGATCTGTACGATGGCAAAAGCATCAGTCACCACGACTTAAATAAGCCCGGAAAACGCGCAGCCAAAGCAATGCTAAACCAACTGAGTCTTGAATCCGAAATCAGAGGAATGTGCTCAGATTTGAATGAGATGATGAAGTGGGTAAATGGAGAACTTGTCATAGTTAAATCAAACCATGATGAAGTTTTAGAACGGTATTTAAACGAAGGTCGCTATATCCAGGACCCCCACAATCATTATTTGTCTTTGAAACTAGCTCAAAAACAACTCGAGCAAATTGATCCACTCAAATACGCAGCCGAAGAGTTGTTTGGAGTCGCGAACAAATCTCGTATTAAATGGCTTCTTCGGGATGAAGAGTACCGTATCGCAAATGTTGAATGCGGGGCTCACGGGGACAAGGGTGCTAATGGTAGCAAAGGATCTCTACTGAGTCTCGAAAAGGCTTATGGCTCTTGTATCATTGGACACGCCCATACCGCTGCAATACTTCGTGGTGTATTCCGGGTTGGGACTTCTAGCAAACTAGATTTAGATTACGCTAGTGGACCGTCTTCCTGGACTCATACTTCATGTCTAATTTATCCAAATGGTTCCCGCCAACTGATCAACGTCATTTACGGAAAATGGCATCTTTAAAAAATTGATTGCATAAAAAGACCTTGAGTTATTTAACCTAATGTGGCACTATTTAACCATACCCACAAGGAGCATTAAGAGTGAAAATCGAATACCGGATGACTGTAGGAACTGACGAATTCAACATTACAATTGAAGCCGCCAATGAAAAAGAAGTTTTTGAAAAACTGAGCTTTTTTGCAAACATGCCGAAGACGGGACCCAACGGAGAAACCGATTTAAAACTTCGATTTAAACAGGTCGATGATTACACTTACTACAGTTTAGTGTCTGAACAAGCCGGTCAAGAATTTCGTTTTGGAATTTCCAAAAAAGACAAAAGTTTGTTTCCTAAAGGTTGGGAACCACTTTATGGTGCAACAACTTCCAGCAACGACAAAGTCAATGCTACTCCATCTACTTTTAAAAGACCCGCACCCGCTAAGGTTGAACAAGTCGAAACAGAAGAGCAGATGGATTTTCCGGAAGAATCTCCAGTTCAAACTAAGTCGCAACTTCAAAAAACCACCGCCGCAACTCCTGTAAATACACCAGCCCTCAATGCGTTGAAAAATCGCTTCGGTAGCGCCACAAAAACTAATACCCCCGATCTTTCAAAAAACAGGAGATAAGAAATGTCGCTCAAAAAAAATAATTTGGAAAACGAAACCAAAGCAAAAAAAGAATATCGCAACATCGGTTCTATGTGGGAATCAAAACAGTATGAAGGTCAGCACAACATCAAGTTTGATGACTTTAGCGGAGATCTTCTTTTTCAAGATAAAAAGACAAATACAATTTATAAAGTAAAAGCCGCTTCATTGTTTGCCCCACGTCCAGGAGCAAATGGAGTTCCTCCGGGACTCGTCTACAATCTCGTAGTTGACCTTACAAGCAGTTATCAGACTCAAGCTAAAATGGAAATTGACCAAGACGACGAAACTTAGCCTCCCGCCAGTTACTAAGTTTAATCTCGGACCTGAGCATGTCCCTAAAAGGCTCAAACTTTTTTTGAGGGGAGCAAAAAATGGATACATTTCGTTTAATAAAACCAACCTGGGCTAAAAAGAAAATCAAAAATAAAGGCATCTTTGAGGACAATCCAGATTTTGTCCGGGAAATTATAGGTCCCGATGTTTTGGGTGATAAAAACTTTGACCTAGAGTACGTGACTGCCCAAAACGAAATTGGATACAACGTCTACTATTTCCCCAACTACTCCTCTAATCCACCAAACAACGAGTTTCTCCAAGGTTCCAATGTGGATGTATTTACCACGATTTTTATGGATATGGACCTTAAGGATGGAGAATATAAATCTAAAGAAGAATTTTACGAGGTTGTTTCTGGCTTTCCAATCAAGCCATCCTACACTTTGGATTCTGGGAATGGAGTCCACGTCTATTGGAATTGTACCGACCTAACTCGTGAAAAATATATGGAAGGACAGTTTCGCCTGATTCAAGCCTATAAGACAGACGCTTCGGTTTGGACCGTATTACAACTTATGCGTTACCCACTTTCTAAGAACACCAAAGACCCGAACAATTTCAAACAGACTACTTTCGTCCAAGAACTTACCTCGGGCGAGAGTTATAAAATTGAGGATATCCTTGCTCATCTTCCGGCACTTGATCCCCAAAACAAAATTAAAATTGAGCGACACATTAATGCTTTAGAGGGTCGAGCTGACGTTACCGTTGATGAAACCCTCGACAAGAACGAACTTCCAGAGAAATTTAAAAAAGAATTAGAAATTAACAAAGAGATCAGCAATCTATTTTATAAGCCAGCAAAGACCGCCGGGGACCGATCAAGCGCAGATATGAAGCTTGCCAACTATTTGTGGAACCTGGACTACGACCGCGACGAGGCTCTTCAGGTCATGCTTAATACCGAAAAAGCTCGGGGACGCACGGATCGCTTACAATACGCCCATACGACGCTTGATAAGGTCTATAGCGACCGCGGAAAGTTTTTGGAGTTCTCGGCAGGGGATGCTTTAAAACACCTAGAAACGGTCCCAGAGCGCGGAAGACCCGTACATGGTCCAAAGTATTGGGATGCGCTTACGAAGCCCTGGAGAACCACTCATTTACTAGGAATGATTGGTGGATCGGGTACGGGAAAAACCTCAACGACTCTTCAACTATTCAAATCATTTATTGAAAAGACACCAGGAGAAAAAGAAGTATTTTTATTCTTCAGTCTCGAAATGCCCCAAACTGAGATAATTGAACGCTGGGTTGATTTGACTGGCGGGGGCGACGAATACATGAATCGTTTTTACGTCATTGGAAATGAAGACTACGAAGGAAACCCACGAAACATTGGCCTTCAAGAAATCTACTGGTTCTGTCGAGATATTCAAAAAAACAAAGGTCAAAAAGTAAAAGCGATTGCAATTGATCACTTAACGATTCTCAGCCGTCACATCAATATGAAAAAGAACCCAACATTCAATGCAATGGGTGGGGGTAGAGAATACTCGCACGACGACAATGTGGTGTTAACCGCTCAAGCCATAGTTGCAAAGTTTAAAGACTTTGCAAAACAGCTCGATTTGTTTGTGGTCCTTCAATCCCAGACTACCAAAGATAAAGACGGGGGTGGGGATTTACCACTTGGCAAAAACGCCGCTTATGGAATTTCTGGTTTTGAATGGTATTGCGATTACATTATGACCTTCTGGCGTCCGATCAAACGTGTTCAGGATGATACCAATCTTAGAGTCATGGCGTGGCAATACGCCAAGATTCGACATACCCACAAAGACGATACTTGCTTCGAAGGCCAACCGTACCTTTTAGGTTTTAAGCCGGAGAATGGTGAGTTTTACAACTTATCAACAACCGAAGAATTAATCGTTAGGGACCTTACAGACAAAGCCAACAAGCTTCGAAAAATGGAAGAGAACAAACAGACCACTAACTACAAACTCAGTCCAGTCGGAAGAAGTCTTTCTAAACTTTATTCTGTGAAGAAGGGTTGATGAAATTCAATTTCTCGGACGATAATTACGTCAACACTGAAGAAAAGCTTTTGGCGTTAGATGCCCATCTCATGGATGGAGATAAGCCGAAGTTTGGTTTATTGGCATTTGATACGGAAACCAACGGACTTTATTTTCATAAAAACGTAATTATTGGATTTTCCATTTCAACTGATTCTTCTTCAGGCTTTTACATACCCTTACTAGAATGGCAGCCGGATCTTAGCTCTTTAAAAAGTGTTTCAATACAAAAGAAGAAGCAAGAGGTTTACCAAAAAGGTTATTTTAAAGATGTATGGTCAGACGCTACTTATCCAGAAGATGTAAGCGGAAATGAGTATCAGCCTCCAGAATTCATCGTAGGGCTTCTACGCTCTTGGCTCGAAACTCCCAAAGTTAAATTAATAATGCACAACGCGCCTTTCGATTGCAACATGATCAAATACCATTTCAATGTGGATCTCGCTCAAAACCTGTTTGTTGATACGATTCTTTTAAAACACGTTCTCGACGAGAATACTCGACATGGCCTTAAAGAAACCGCAACTCAATGGAGTTACAAACTAGGATTTAACGCCAACGAAGATGCCAAGAGAGAACAATTAAAACTTGGACAATCAATCATCAAAAATGGTGGGACTTTTAATTCAAAGACCAAAGAAGTTTGGCGCGGTGATCCCCTTATGGTCGCTAAGTATGGTGCTTCCGACACGGCCTTGACTTTTGGGTTGTACGAAGTCGGAATGCAAATGTTTGAGGATCAATACACCCCAAAACACGTCAAATGGTTCTTTGAAGATGAGGTGATGCCCGTCTGTAAAGAAGTAGTTATTCCTATGCGGTACTGGGGCGTTTATATCGACGTTCCTTACTTCGAGAATTTGAAAGCAGAGACTCAAAAAGAAATGGACCGGATAGAGGATCAAATCCAACTAGAAATTAAGGATCTGATCTCTGATTTCAATATAGGTTTATCCATGGAAGAAGCTGTTTCAGAAAAACGGCTTGTTGAAAAATTCATTGAATTAGAAAACCTCGAATATCCAACCCAAATCATTAAAGGTGAAATTAAAAAATCTTTGGCAAAGAAACCAGTTCAAGCAGCTTATGCAAAAGATCCCCATTGGGTTTGGGGTTATTTACTGGGTCTGGAAAACATCAAATACTCTCCCGTTAAACTGAATGAAATCAAAACACAGCTTTATGTGGAAGCTATCGAGCGTAGGTATCGGTTTAACATTAGATCTGCGGATCATTTACGCTGGTTGTTTTGTAAAAAGCTAAAGCACGATCAGTACAAGCTTCCCCAAACGGATTCAGCTACCAAAGACAATCCGATTCCCAGCATGGCTGCTGAGGTATTGGAAGAGCATTTTATTGAGCACTCATTTGTTCGTTCGCTTTTGACTTTTAAAAAGCTTGATAAACTTTTGGGTACTTACATTTTCCCGGCATTGGAGCTTCACAATAATGGTTGGCTCCACATGGATATGAAACAACACGGAACCGTTTCCGGACGTTTCTCTTGTTCCGGAGGGTTCAATCTTCAGACTCTTCCCAAGGTTGAAGAACTTGACCGATGTAGCAAGTGTGATTCGAAAAAAGTCAAAGTTTCAAACTCAATTAAATTGCTTGCCTCAGTTACTTGTTCGGAATGTGGGAATGTTAAAGAATCAGTGCTTTGCCCTTCAGCGATTAAAGCCGGATTTATTGCACCCCCCGGCCAGCAAATACTCAACGCCGATTACCAAGCTCTTGAGCCCAGATGCTTTTCTTATATGAGCGGAGACCCCAAGCTAAAGCAGGTCTACAAAGATGGTTTGGACATATACTCTAAAGTGTACATCGACATGCTGGACCACGAAGGGAAATACTCAGCCCACCCGGACGATCCGAATTTTCTCAAAAAATTAAATAAGTCTGCAAGGGATCTTTTTAAGCCGGTTGTTCTTGGCATTCCCTACGGTAGTAGAGATTCACAGGTTGCAAACCTAATGGATTTGCGGGTCAAAAAACGAGTAAAAAATTACGAAGGTGAGTTTGAAGAAAAAGAGTTTCTAGATGTCGCCAAGGGTAAAGAGTATCGAGACTTGTACTTGGAGACCTATCCAAAGCTTAAAGAGTACATGGAACTTCGAGAGCTTGAGGCCATCACAAAAGGCCATGTGGAAACAATCATAGGTCGAAGAAGGCATTTTGAATATGCTCCCTTTATTTACCAGCTTATTTCAGAATCGGGAGTTAGTGTTGAGGAATTTCTGGATGCTCGGGGTAAAGATATGGCCGGTGAATCGGCGATGAACGGACGACTCAAAAGAACGGGTCTGTATCAGTTTGGCCTCAAATACAATATCCCCTACCACGAAATACTTGAGCGCGAAGCATGGATCTATATCCGTAACCTATTCAAGAATGAGTTAAATAACGCTAAAAACGTGCCGATTCAAGGGCTTGCGGGACACATCACAAACCGTGCGATGTTGGATATGACCCGTCTGATGAAAACCCACGGAATTGAGGGCTACGTGTGCTTGCAGGTGCATGACGAAATTACGGTTTACGCGGAAAAAGAAAAGGTTAAACAAGCACAGGGTTTATTAAAAATCGCTATGGAAAATAACCAATTTGCTTTACAATTAGATGTACCCATGGAAGCCAACCCAATAATTTGCGACAATTTAAAAGATTCAAAGTAGGAGCACGAGTGAAAATGTTCATTGCGTTTACAGGTGTGAAACAAGCAGGAAAAACCACATCTTTTGAAATCATCAAAGATATTTACCCCGAAGCGATTGAAATTACTTTGGCGGCAAAACTCAAAGATGTTTGTTCTCAAGTATTTGAAATTCCGCGTAAATATTTTGATGATCAAAATATTAAAGAAAAAGAACTTTTGCAGCCCGCGTATCTTTCTCGAGAGAACATTGAAGCGGTGATCCGGGGTTTTGGATACACTCCAGATTTTGAAAAACACGTCAGAGCCCACATTGGCCTGATTCTTCATACCCCGAGACAAATTGCTCAGTACATTGGAACCGAAGTATTGCGAGTGATTGATAACGATATTCACTGCATCGGCGCTACTCAAGGATTACCCGAAGAAGGCATTTTTGTTGTGACTGACATGAGATTTCCAAATGAATTTGCCTATTTTCAAACGACGCAAACTGAGTTTTTCAAACCATTTTATATTTCAAATCGCCAAGCAGAATCAGCCCTTAATTCAAATTCGCACTCTTCCGAGACTAGCGTTCTTGAAATTGCAAAAAAATGTACGACTATCGATAACAATGGAAGCCTTGCTGATTTTCGAAAGAATGTAACCGAAGCAATCTCTGCATTGTTAATGGAAAGCGCCGGGTAGTTATGGGTTTATTTTGGCTTAAGCATCCTAGAACCAAACAGCCCGATACCATGCTTACCATCGCCACATATTCAAGTGCGGCCTCAATCTTCAAATTTTTAACCAATGGTGCAGAAATTCACTTTGGTACTACAGTATTACATCTAGGAACCATCGACGCGGGTATCATAAGTGCGCTTCTAGCACCAACTTTAACCTCTTACGTTGCACGTAAGTGGAAAGACTCCCCCGACAAGGTAACTCCAGATGGACCTACTAAAACAGATAGCAATTAAATACATTTCTCAAATACTACTGATCATTACGTTGATCATCGTTGGAGTTTTTGCCTTTCGTTTGTATCAAGGTCGCAAAGCTGATCAAGGTCGCTTTCAAGAACTCATTGGAACTGAAGACAAATACAAACAGTTAAACACCTACGTTGCACAATTGGAAAGCCAGTACAAATCTCAAGTGGCTTTAAATAAGCAGCTTGAGGCAAATTGGAAAGATGTTGTTAAACAAAAAGATGAGCAAATTAAATCTCTTTCAGAATCTAGTTACCTTGTAAAATCAGTTGAGGAAGACGACAAAAAGCCAGATTACATTTACACAGAGCCCGGACCTCTCAAAGGTATGATTGTTAACGAGTTACGAATTAACGGTAAAGATAGTCCAGCAATTGGATATGTTGCAATAAAGGCGGACGGAAGCACAAAAAAAGCCAATTACAAATTCGAGATAAAAGTAGAAAACGCAGAATTGGTTGATGAAGCTACGGGCAAGATTCGAGTGGTTTCTAAAGCTTTTTTAATAGCGGATGAAAATGGACTTGCCGATACCAAGCTTCCGGACATCAAAAAATGGCAAGGCATAGAATATCCCCTTCCAATTATTGGGGGGGATATTTTGGTTGATCCTGTTCAAAGCTCTCAAACCAAGTCCTTTATGTACTGGGCCCCCCGCTTTGTGGCCGGTATGAATGCTGGAGTAGAATCCTCGCAAGCTACTGTAAAGCCGGGCGTTGGATTCAGTGCGATGGGATATGGATTTTCAAAAAATGATCTTGATTATCGATTGCTCCAAGTTGGTTTTGATTTTGGAGACAAAGCCTCCAATCCCGGGATTAACTTTGTTCCAATATCGTTTAGACCCATTTCATCAATTTTACCAAACACGTATTTGGGTCCCGGCATCGGAGTTGACCATACCGGAACTTTCTATTTCATAAATGTATCTTTTGGACTTTAATTAACCCTTGAGTTATTTAACCTTCTGATTTACACTGAATTTGTCTTCAAATCAGGAGTTTCAATGGCAAAAGATAGATCAACCGACTTGAGCAAATATCTAGCTCATTTACAAATTCGCTTGAATCAAGCTGTCCCCGAAAAACACAAGCATCGCCCCGATGTTTTTAAAAATTGGTTGAAGCTTGAGATTCGTCGGACCAACGCAAAACTTGAAGAATTTGAGTTAAATAACCCAGGAAAGAAATAATGGACGAACTCAAATTCAAAATCGACAGTTGCGCGGGACTACTTGCTACCGACAAAGCAGTAAGTCAAAGAGAGGCCGAAAAACGAGCTGGAGCGTTCCTGGAAATACTCGCTCACATTGTTAACGGAATAGATACTTTGTCAGACGAAAAAATTAAAGCGCAAAGCCTTCAAGCCGTTGTGTTTGCTCAAACGATGGCACTCGATACCACTAAGGGTGTAACTGAAAAGAAAATCAACGTAGAAGCCAATCCAGATTACATCACCGCAAGAGAACATCTCGAGGGCGTTGAAAACGACCTTACCTATTTAAAAACTTATTTTAAAATATTTGAAAACGGACATCTGTTTTATCGTCAACTCGCAAAGGCTGAATACAATGGCTAAATTTGACATGGCAAGTATCGCCACAAAAATGCAAAAGAAGTTTGAAGCAAAGGGCTCAAATAAGACTCGAAAAATTGGAGTCGGTAATGATCTCCGCGGGCTTACTGAAAAAGATTTTATTGTAATGCCGGAATGGTGGAAGGCTGCAACTAACACACCGGGAATTCCATTTGGAAAAATAGTGATGATTGCGGGTGATTCTGACTCGGGTAAAACTTCAGGAGCCATTGAAGCAATGAAGGCTGCCCAGGCTCAAGGGGTTGGGGTAATTTACGTTGAAACAGAGGGTAAGACCACTACAAAAGATTTAGAAAATTGGGGAGTAGATCCATCCCAAATATTTTTAGTTCAATCCTCGATTGCTGAAGAGACTTTCGAACTATTGTTTGAGGCTTGGGATAGCTTTAAAGATAAATACCCAGATTCAAACCTACTCGTGGTATTTGATTCTATTGGCAATACTGTGTCCATGCGCGATACCGAAATTGATCTGACAGAGCAAAATCAGAAGCCCGGCGGAAAAGGTCAAATCAATCGTTTGGGAATTAACAAAATGATTGCCAAGCGCGACGAAGATAACGTGGCAATTTACATGGTCAATTATACTTACGATAATTTAGGATCTCCGGGAAAAACAAACGCTGGCGGTAAAGCTGTAAATTTCTTTTCGTCTCTGACGTACCAAACTTCGAGAAAACGCTGGCTTGAAAAAACTGTCAAGGGCGTAAAACAACGAGTTGGTGCTGAAGTAGTTTGGAAGTTATTTAAAAACCACATCGACAAATCCAATCCCGGTCCAAAAGAAGTTATTCTTCAAATAACAGCCGAAGGTATAAAATTCGTAACCGGCTCCGAGGACTAAGGTGAAATACACCATCGTTGGTGATCCTCATATTAGGCCGGACAATCTTGATAAGGCCAAATTGCTTTTTCAGTTGATTGAGGACATGGGCAATCCCGTCATAGTACTTGGAGATACTTTCGATACCAAAGAAATCATTCGGGGCAAATGCCTGAACCTCGTTTATAACGCTGTAAAAGCCTCAAGGCTCGATTGGATCTTTTTGGTGGGTAATCATGACCTATTCAATCTCCAAGAGCCTGAACACTCCCTAGAGCTTTTAAAAGAACTCCCCAATGTAACGATTGCGGACAAACCAATGACTCGTCCCGGATTCTTTTTTATGCCGTACATTCACGACGTGCCTACCCTTAAATCAGTCTTGAGCTACATCCCGGATGAAGCCGTTGTTGTGGGACACTTTGCAGTTAAAAACTTTGATTACGGAAATGGCTTTATTTCAGAAGACGAGTTGGAGTTAAAAGACTTAGCTCGATTCCGAAGAGTGATATCAGGCCATTTTCACAAGTTTCAAGAACAGGGCAATTTAATTTATTTGGGAACTCCGTTTTCCCACAGTTTTGGAGAATCGAATCAGAAAAAGCATTTGGGCGTTTTTGACAACGAAACCTCGGAGATGTCGTATTTCCCTACCCCCTTCCCCGCACACATAACGATTGAAATAAATTGCTCAAAAGATTCAGAAGACAGTCCAGAATGGGTTTTAAGCTTTCTTGATAGTTTCAATCACAACCGGGTTATTTTGACGGGTTCCCAAGTCGAAATAGATAAAGTTGATAAAACCAAATTTCCATTTGTGAAATTTATCGAAAAGCCGAACAAACACATTCTGGAAAAGTCGCAGTTACTCAAAGAAGAAGACTCAAACGAAGTGAAATTTAAAAAATGGGCATCCGAAGTCGCCAAACTAGAACCCAAAACCATTGAACTTGGTTTGGAATACCTAAGAGGTTAAAGTGATTACTCGGATAAAAGCAGAAAATATTTTGAGCTGGGAAAATCTGGAGTTTGATTTTAGTCCCGGCATAACTTCAATTGAGGGTTTTAACTACGACGACAATACCAGTGAGGGTTCTGGAAAGAGTTCGATTCTGAATGCGCTTTGCTGGGGGCTTTTTGGGAAGATACCAAAAGACGCTAAAGTAGATGATGTAATTCGGGTAGGACAAGACTCAGCAAAGGTTGAAGTTTTCCTGATCGATGGGTCAGTTGTGGTTCGATCTAGAAAACCCAATGAGCTTTATCTAGTCAAAAACGGAGTAGAACAAAGAGGAAAAGACTCTAAGGAAACGCAATTGATGATCGAAAGGAAAGTCGGTCTTAGCTTCGAGTCATTTTGTCAGGCTGTTTATTTCGCTCAAAATTATCCCAAGAAGTTTATTTCGGCGACGGAAAAAGAAAGAGCCGACATCATTTCCGAGATACAGGACTTAAAACAATTTGATACTGCAAGAAAAAAAGTGATGGAGAGTTTGACCCTTCAAGCCAATAAAATATCCAAGCTAGAATCAAGGGTTGGAATATTAAGCACCAGTACTTCGGCGTTACAGAAACAAATTTTGGATTTGAGAGGTTTAGTTACCCAGTTCAACGATGATAAACAACGGGATCTTGAAAAGCTTGAAAATGAGATTCTTGCCATAGTTAATCAATCCAACGATCTAAAATACGTCGAATCGGATTCAAATATGGAAGAGTTATCGGTCAGTTTAAACGAAATCATTCAAGAGGTCGAAAATCAACAGTCCCTCAAAAATGCAACTTTGGTGGAACTGAAGACTCTTGAATCGAAAAAATTAGAACATCAAAAATATTTGAATAAGGTTCAAGCATCTAAAACCCGTATTGCTTCGAGTTTAAGTTTGGTTCAGAAGAAATTGGCCGATAAAACTTTGGCGTTAGAAGAATTTATTGCGAGTCCCAAAAAGCATTGCCCCACTTGTGGCTCAGTTATTGACGAGTCGAACGCATTAAAACACCAAATAGAACTACGAACAGAATTGTCGGAATTGGAAAAAACTCAGGCGGAATTGAAATCGGAGCTATCCGAGTTTTCAGACAAATCGATGCCGGTCTTTGAATCCGATGAATCCCTAAAGCGAACTCTTCTCGACATTGAGTCCGCGCTTAAAGAATGTAAACTCATCAAATCCAACATTGAAAATGAAATCAAAGCCGTTGAGAAATTTGAAGCTCGAAAAAATGAGTTGTCAGAGAAACTAGATTTTTTAAATAGCAGAAAAGTCACAATTGAAGAAAAAGTTCCCGACTTATTATTAAATAAAATTTCAGAATGCGAGTCCGTTTTAGCAATTCAATTAGACGAGTTAGCCTCTCAGAACCAAGCCCTTTTGTCCGAGCGCGACCACGATTCAAGACTTCGTATTTTGAAAGATGGATTTAAGAGTGTAAAAGCGTTTGTGTTCGGATCTGTCCTTGAAGAGCTTACCCGAATCTCAAACGGTTATATTTCAGAACTTTTCGAAGTTCCGGTACAAATTGAGTTCAACAACGAAAATGAAGACGGGGAGCTTTCAAAAATAGACATTCAAGTAACCATTGAAGGCGTCAAGCGGCCTTTGGGTTTGTATTCCGGAGGCCAGTTTAAACGAATCGAATTAGCCGTAGATCTCGCACTCTCTAATATCATTAGCTCCAGAAGTAATAACCCATTCAACATCAGGTGTTTTGACGAGCCCTTTCAAAACCTTTCAGAATCAAGCATGGAAAAAGCCATCAAACTCTTCGGTAATCTTAAGGGAACTACCTTGCTTATCGAGCACAATAGCATCGCAAAATCGATCTGCGATCAGGTGTTTAAAATAGAACTTCGGGATGGAGTTTCAAGGAGGGTTTCATAATGGCTTTACAAAAATATACCTGCCCCGATTGTGGAATTTCCTTGATGACCTTTAAAAAGAATCCAACATGCAATCACGAGCAATCAGAAGAAGGCAGTCCGCGCCCAGTGTCCTTAATGGTAAAAACCATATCTTTACCCCAATCCAAAATGATGGAGCCATCGAACAAAGAAAAGGGTAAATCTCAGCTCAAGGATCAAAAAAAGATTCTAATGGAAAGAGTCAAAAATTACGCTTTGGCAAACGAGCGTGACGACTTTATTCAAGAGTCCAATAGTCAATCGGCAAAATCCTACGGTTGGCTGAATGCAGACGGAACTAAGCGAAAAAAGATCGATGATCTCTAGCCTATAATTGAGATGGGGAGAGGCTAATTTAATCGTCCAGAAAGACTTATGGGACGTTTACTATTAGCTTTGGATCTTTCAACCGCAAATACTGGTTATGCCGTATTTGATCTGGACACTCATTTTTTGATCAACAGTGGCGTCATCAAAAGCAAAACCCGAAACCTTCGAACTTTGCCTTATCCAAAAGGCCCTTTATATCGAATGCAAGAGATGGCTGAGCAAATCAAGACTCAACTGATCGATGCCCTTCCCGAGATAGAGATAATTGCGATTGAAGAAGTAAATAACCCGAGTTCCAGAATAGGCCAAAAAACTCTATCTGGGGTTCATTGGATATTGTTAAACCTGATAGAAGACAAGATTGATAAAGTCCGTTTTAAAGACTCTGACGGGGCCAATGGCTGGCGTACTGTGCTCGGGCTTACCCTGACGGAGCAAGATAAACAACGCAACAAGGAACTGCGGGTAATTAATAAAAATCGACTCAAGGGCACAAAGCTCAAGCCTCTGATAAACAAAAAGCACCTCGCGTGTCGATATGTGACAAAGTATTACGGCCTTCTTCTCAATTGCGATATACGCGACACAGACGGCGATATAGCCGATGCCATTGGCCTCGGTGCCGCAATTCTCAAAACCAGCCTCTCAAAATAACCCCAGATTTGACCTTTTGGGTTAAATAACCTATCATGGTTAAATAAGGAGTTGGCTTGGCTAGGCAAGAAATTACAAAGCCTGAGACTTTGAGTCTAGGTAAAACAAACATGATGCCACAAGCTACCGCTTGGTTACTTGAACTTGGGTTACTAGATAATCCCAACATCAAAGAGACTCTGATATTGAACATCTTGAAGGTCAACGACGCAATCAAAGATACGCAGTTATTGATCGACATGAACGAAAATAAAATGTTGGTTTTTATCAAACTTGGTTTTTGGTCACGAGTTTTGAAAAGAAGAGAGATTTGTTCGGACATCCTAGACATGATCGCCTCAGCACTGCCGTCTTACGAGTTCAGAATTACACTGGACCCCGAACTTTTCAATAAGGCCTTAGAAGGCTTTAAAAAATCTTCGAAACAATTGCAGCCGAAGTAACTGCAATCAACCGGAACGTAACGAGGAGTTTATGAACGCAATCGTAGTTGCATACGCGATGTCTCTATTGCCGAATCAATTGCCGGTAAAAGCCGAAGATCAGATTCGCTACGTGGTTAAGAACCTTCAGCCCGCACTGACTGAGTCGGAAGCAAAGGACCTGGCTTTTCACATACACCGGCAAGCGAAGAAAAATAGGCTCGATTGGAAATTGATGGTTTCTCTTTTCAATCAAGAATCATCGCTCAAGAAGAACCCGCAAAATTGTCTTACCAAAACTGAGAATTGTGAAGACTATGGAGTAGCCCAAATCAACTTTCGCACTTGGGGCGAAACACTTCATTTGGACAAAAAGAAACTTGTGTCTTCTTACGGATATTCAGTCTCCAAAGCGACTCAGATTTTGGTCAGTTACCGCAAGCAATATTCAAAAAAAGATCCCCAATGGTACGGCTGCTATCACTCCGTAAACCCAGAATTCAAAGATGTGTACCTAAAACGAGTCAATATTCACTATGGTAAAATTAAGAAATTACTAGGGAATTACAAATATGAACAAGCACGAAAGCAAAGTCACAATGATTCCTACGTTGGACAAAACCAAAGCGTACTCAGTTTCGGAGATACGCGAAGAATTTATGTCTACGACCGTCCCCGCCGCAGAGCTGGCCTCAAAGCTTAATGTTGATCAGAAATGGCTCGAACAAACGGCCAAAGAGAAACGCTGGGAACGCGAACGTAAAAAGTTTCTAAAAAAGCAAAGAGCTGAAATAGCCGAAAAGGAACACGAAAACGTGGGAAACCTTTACGCGGTTTCAACCGTAAAACACACCATGGAAATTGAGGCTTATAAAAAAGAACTTGAGTGGTACGAAGCTTATTTTAAACTCCATGGAGATTTTTTTAAACGGGATATTGAAACCGGAGAAATTATAAAAGATATTTCGGGACTTCCGATAAGCATTCGCCTTCCACGACCCCCCACAAAACATCTCGAAGCTTCAAAACTTATCAATGCCGCTTTGGACTATCATGAGCAAAAATCAGAAACCACAATCGATGTAACTCCACCTAAAAAAGAAGACCCAAGCGAACAGGAAGCAAAACTACTTTCTGATTTATTTGCCCCCGGTACACCTAATGAAGATTAAAAGCGTTGATGATTTAGAAACAATGCCTCAAAAAGAGTTTGAGGAGATGTTTGCCGACAAAATTCATCCGGCAATTTTAGCGGACCCAATTACGAATTTCATTCGGGCATCCAAGTTCGTTAACTTTTCCCCGACCCCAGCTCAAGCCGTTGCACTAAAAGTCTATTTTGGAAAGCTCCTGGACGCTACTCGTACCTTTGAGATTTACGAAGAAGCGGTTGATCAAGATGGACAATTTGAACTAATTAGAGCGTTAAAGAACGAAATAGATATTTTTGAGGAAACTACTCAAAAATCCTACGACCCAACCAAACACGCAAATAACCTCATAAACGCCATGGACCTCATTTGTGGGAGACGAAGCGGTAAAACTACGCTATCTGCAATCTTATCGATCTTCTGCGCGATTAAGATGAATTGGCTTCCTTTTCTTTCCAAGACGCCCTCTGCAACAGTTCTGGTTTTGTCTCACACCAAAGATTTCTCTGAGGACATCTTAGATACGATTCGCTCAATCATTGATAACAGTCCAATCCTTTACAGGCTCAAGGACGAAAAAAACAAGAATACTAGATCCACATTTAACCTTAAAGTTCCGTTTAGGGATTCAAATGGAAAGTTGGTTTATTCTAGGGTCACGATTCGAGTGGGGGCCGCGTCTAAAAGAACAACTCGAGGTAAAGCTGTTTGTGCCTTGCTTGCGGATGAAGCTTGTTTTTGGGGTTCAGATGAAAACTCAAAAGAAACTGACGAAGAAATTTTTCGAGCCGTAAGACCATCTCTTCTTCAGTTTGGAAAGCATTCCGCTTTATTTAAGTTATCGTCTCCCGCTATTAAACAAGGGGTTGTGTTCGACGAGTACCGCAAATGGCAGGATGACGAGCTTCCAGGTAACTACATCGTTTTTAAAGCACCGTCTTGGGTATGGAATTCAACGCTCCCAATTTCGGAATTTAAAAAGGAATGGCAGCTTGATGCCGGTGGATTTGATACCGAGTTCAGGGCTAATTTTGTTGACTCCATTTCGAATTTTATCTTGCCAGAGTTCGTAGATCTTTGCGTTCAGCGGGGAGTTACATTTCTGCCGCCAGAGCCCAGAAATAGCGATATTACCTATACAGCGGCGATTGATGCGGCTTTCAAAAATGACAGGTTTACGTTCTCACTCGTAGGTTCAAACAGCCAAGGTAAGATTAAGCAATACATTATGAAAGCTTGGGAAGGGTCAAAGAAAAAGCCCGTTCAGGCTTTTGAGGTAGCTCAATACATCCAAAAGATATGTCGCGAATTTGGAGTGGGCCAAGTTCATGCCGATCAATTCTCGTTTCAACCGTTAAAAGAAATATTTGAACAATACGGAATTACACTAATCGAGAATACGTTCACATCCAAATTTAAACAGCAAATTTACTACAACCTCAAAAAGCTCATCCATAACCAAAACCTAGATATTTTGGATCACGCCGAACTTGCGTCGGAAATTAAACAACTTCAGGTAGAGCAAACCTCTACAGGAACCGTTAGAATTGGACACCCCGTAGGAGGCCACGACGATTGTGTAACTTCTACCGCCGTATCCTGCTACCTCTTGACCGAAATGATGGGAAAATTTGGAATTGATTCTAGTCAAATTGCAAGCGATCCCCACCAGATACCCGTAGATAGAAACGGCAAAGCTTTTAAAGCCCCAAGTCCGGAAATGCTTGGAGAGTTCATGGGCGGGGCGGTAATGGATAATTCCCTTTTATATGAAAGAGATCCAGAGACCGGGGAGCTTAGGCCCCGAGATGAGCTAGAGGATTTCGACGATGATGGAACCGAGTTCTTTATCGTTTAGAGTTATTTAACTTTGTACTGGGTTTTTTAACCCCTTATGCTATAATTAGGGAAGTTTCGGAGGGTTACGATGTCCAAGTTTTTGAGTCTCAGCGTAAATGTTTTGTCGTACAATTCGGCATCGGCTACCAATGCTCCCCAGGATTTAGAGCAAATCAATAATACAATTCAGGAATCTGCGGTCGGGGGATTTACCAGATACAACCCCTTAATTGTACCAACAGGAACTACGGATCAAGCGATTCAATTGCCCGCCGCATTGGTTAACTACCTCATTATTTTTTGCGATCAAGTGATTTCAATTTCGATCAATGGTGGACCTGCAATAACACTGCGACCCTTGGGAACAGTAAAGTCCCCGGTTTATTTAACTCGAGGGGATATCACATCTTTCACGGTTAGCAACTCATCGGGAGTGTCGGCTAACTTAGATATTATCGTTGCTCAAGTTTAGGTGAAAAATGGCTGATGAAAAGAAACCAAGTTTTTTTAATAAATTACTCACAGCTTCGGAAGTTGGTTTAGAGCGATTTATTACCAAGGCTCGTTCAGAAATTGCCGAAGAAGAAGACGATGCCATGTACCGTAAATCGGTATATCGCGATATGTCTTTTCAGCCAGGATCTCAGGGTTGGTTAGAGCGAGGTACGAGAGTTGGTTTCATGCACCTACGGCAAATGTCGATGAAAGACACCATCGTTGCAGCCATAATTCAAACTCGACAAAATCAGATCTCCGCTTTTGCCCGTCCTGTTTCAGATCCAGCAATTACTGGCTTTAGAGTTGTTCGCCGAAAAGAAGAAAAAGCTTTAGAAGAAATCATGAAAGAGTTGTTTGGCGATCAAAAACTAATGATCGACGATCAACCCCAAAACGAAGAAGCGCCGGAATATTCGGTTGAAAATGACGATCAAGCTCCGGATGATTCTGAAGATGGTATTCAAAAATCAAACGATGCTTTGGATAACTCAGAAGAGGCAAAACAGGTTATCGATGAATCTCCCCATACGGGAGAGCTTGAATCCGAAGATGTTCAGGATTCAATTGCGCAAAAGCAAAACTTGTCAGAGCGTCAAAAAATTCGTCTTGCCAAGGCGGAACTTCGCAAACGCGATGCCGATAAAATTGAAGCCCATACTGAGTTTTTAATCAATTGTGGTTATCTGAAAGATCGACCCTTTGAATCGCTTCGATGGGATTTAAACTCGTGGCTTCGCGCTCAAGTTCGAGATCGTCTGACTTATGATCAACACGCAACTGAAACGGTAAACGACCAAACTGGAAATATACATCATTTTGTCCCCGCTGACGGTAGTACCATTCGTTTATTGAGCCCCGAGTTTTCGGAATATCAGCATCAAGATCTGACGGCGGGATATGACATTTTATACCCAGAAAAAGAACTTGAAGCATTGGCTCAGACAGACGCCTTTGTTCCGGACCCAGAAAAAGTTCGCGAAGGCGATTACAAGTACGCCCAGGTCATTCGTGGGCGAATTGAACGAACTTTTACCCCAGATGAACTTTGTGTTGGAATGTGCAATTCTACTGCGGACATCTACTCAAATGGATATTCTTTAAGTGAACTTGAACTTTTAATCGGCACTGTGACCTCACATATTTTTACCGAGAACTACAACCATTCTTACTTCTCAGACGGTTTTTCGGCAAAAGGAATTCTCCACATTAAGGCCCCGATCAATCGCCGAAAAATGGAAACCATTCGTCTTCAGTGGAAGCATATGTTGAGTGGTCCGAGAAACGCATTTCACACTCCAATATTTTCTGGAGTCGATGACGTTCAGTGGATTCCTTTAACGCAAAATCACAGCGATATGGAATTTTCAAATTGGATGAATTATTTGATCAAGATCATTTGCGGTATTTACCAAATTGATCCCATTGAAATTGGATTTGGAATTCGCGAAGAGGGCGGTTCTGGAGGCCTCAGCGGGGACAATACTGAGCAAAAGATTGAACAGGGAAAAGACAAAGGTCTTCGCCCCATGCTGATTCATTTCCAAAACTTCATCAACAAGCACATTATGTCGAGACTTGATGATGATTTTGAATTTGAGTTTTGTGGTCTTGAAAAAGAGACCCCAAAAGAAATGGCAGATCGGCAAGCTGCCGAGTCTAAGTACAAAAAGACAGTGAACGAGATTCGGGAAGAGAACAATCTAATGCCGATCCCAGGTGCCGATGATTTGATTTTAGATCCTACCTATTTGCAATGGTATGGTCAGTTTCACCCAGAGGGTCAAAAGCTTACGGCTAAAAACATCGCCATGGGACAAAACGGCCCTCAAGCAGGACTTCCCCCAGAACAACAACCTGAGGAAGAGGCTCCCGAATCGGAAGATTCCGAATCCGAAAATCAACCAGAAGAGGAATCTAACCCCGAGCTTGGGAAGTCTTTTAAAGCCCGTAAAACTCCTGTAGTCATTGAATACTATCTCAAAGACTAAGGCGGCTTCATGAAAGTCAAAATTGAATTAGAGCCCGGACAGAATCATGAGCAAGCAGAGCAATTGCTTTTCAAGGCTTTGCAATCCAAACGAGATTCCCAGGTTCATTCTGGAGATGCGTTTTTGGACCCCGCAATGAATCATCAAGCCAAAGTTATGGAACGAATTTACAGACTATTGTTGAATCAAATGAATCGTGAAATTTTAGAAGCGATTGATAACCAAGAGTCCGAAAATGGTAATTAAAAAACAAACTTCGGAAGTTATCAAACGGATCATCGAAAAATATCACAGGTATTTACTTGTAACGATGGTTGGTAAAAAGAATGTGCCCCCTATTATTCTCACTCAATTGGAAGCTGCGGGACTAAAGCCAAACGAAGATCACAGTTTTTTGGATATTGCGTATCATCACAATTGGATAAATGCCCAAGATACGTCGGGAAAACCCAAGAGTCTCAAAGAAATGAAAGCTCAGCAAAAAGGTGATGTATTACCCGAAGGTCAAGCAAATCAAGCATCGCTGGAATACTTAAACTCCAATTTTCAAAACCTCATTGATAAACAGCGGTCTGAAGTAATGTCCAAAATTTCAGCTTTGATTCAGGAAGAGAACAACGCATATAAGTTCAATGCGCTCCAAAATTTGAATAGACCCACGGATTTCGACGAAGCGGTAAAAACTCAATCCAAGTCAAAATTAAAACAAGCATTGAGAGATGCTACCAATGACGCCGCCATGAACTGGGACCGCATAGTAGCAACGGAAATGAGCAACGCAGTTTCCCTCGGGTCTGTGGACCGGGTTGTTTCGGAAAACAGAGATACCCCCTCTGATGAAGTCTATGTTTACCGTATCGTTAAAAACGATGCAGCCCTTTGCAAGGAATGCCGTAGGTTTTACTTGGATTCAGATGGAACTCCAAAACTTTACCGCCTTTCGACCTTGCTCAATAATGGATCAAACTTTGGGAAACGCCGAACTGATTGGTCCCCGGTAGCAGTAGCGACCCACCCCAACGAACGATGTAGCCAAGTAATACAGCTCAATAGGGGCTATTATTTGACCTCCGGAGGATCTCAGACTTTTAGAGGTCTAGACGGTTGGGACGAATACGTTGAAAAGAAGCTCCAAGGTTAAATAATCCCAAAATGGGTTAAATAAATGTTGCGAAATGAGACGCTATCAGTCATCATTTATAAATGCGCACCATTCAAGAAAAAATCAAAGAACTGCAACGTGCTCAAGCTAAAATTGACCTCTACGTCTCAATTGAAAACCAGATCAAGTCCTTGCCCGCCAACGAGTACCAAGATTTGGAAAAGGAAGTAGCAGAAGAGTTTTCTCGTTTTGTTGCCGCCCGAATAAAATCCATCAACCAACAAATGACTGATTCCGAACCAAAACCGATAGCTGTTTCCAATCCAACCCATATGACTCCTCCAGCTAAAGAGCCACAACCGAAGCTTGCGAATAAAAAAGACGTTTTAACTTTTGCTTTGGAGAACCGAAATCTTGAAGGCAAGCGAGTGCGTTTAAACACACAGCACGGTCAAGTACTTGGAGTAGTGGTCGGTCTTAATTTCCCAAACATCACAGTCAAGACTGACACAGATTTTACAGTCAATGTTCCCCTAGAAAATTTAGAAGTAATTTAAACCATAAAAGGAAAGCAAAATGTCCAAGAAGAATAAAACTCACCCAACACAATCGTTTGCACAAATGGTATCAAACTCAAACGTAAAATCGCTTGAGCCAGTTGTCCAACAAATGGTCGAACAACAAAGTCAAAAAGTCGCCCAAGTTCTTTCATCCCAACTGATTGACGCCTTAGCAGGAGTTCAGACTCGATTGATGGTTTTGGAGCGAGTGACGATTGAAAAGCTAGGGATCTCAAAAGAAGATTTAGGTCGCCGTATTTTAGAAGTCGAAGACGAAGCTACAGGGCACAAAGAGACCGATACAATTGAACGCGGCGACTTGGTCCGAGTTACTCTTCGCGCCACTAAAGAGGGAATGGTAGGAACTCCACCCCCAACGCCCGTAATTCTTCGTCATGTCGGAGAGCCCTTAAATCAAGAAGCTCCGTACCAATCTTATCGTGAATTAGAAGAAGCTTTGATTGGCAAAAAAACTGGAGATGTAGTTGACGTGCAAGTCCAGGTGCCTACTGCGGGAGAGTACACTTTTAACGTCGTAATTGACCGCGTATCGCGTCCAACGGTTACTCAGGGTCCAGTCAATGGCTAATCTAAAAATGCTCAATAATAAAATCGCGCTAGTAAATATCACTGCGGAAGAAAAGAAAGAGCAAAATACCGAATTATTTTTTTCAATCCCAACGGTAGCAAATAATCTTGCCGAGGTGAAGTTTGCACCCTCGGGTTCGGAAGAGCTTGTGGGAAAGCGCGTTTATTACGGCAAAGATTTTCAAGTAGTAAAAATGCAAGGTTTTGAAGCTCTGGTAATGGACCTCAACAATCTAGTAGCGGTGCTAAATGACTCCGAAACCCAAGGCTAAACGCCGAGTAATTGAAGATGACATTTACTTTGAAAACCTTTTTAGGGGTATCAATTTAAAGAATCGGACAATTACTCTGAGTGATGAAATTGACCACAAGACTTTCTTGAAGGTCGATGCGGCTCTTAGCGAGTTCGAATCGGTAAATTCCAAACCAATTACCGTGAAAATCAACTCTCCCGGAGGAAACGTCTACGACGCTCTTGCAATTGTGGGTCGATTGAAACGCTCTAAGTGCCCAATCATCACAGAAGGGTATGGAGCTGTAATGTCTGCGGCAACTCTAATACTTGCTTCGGGCAATACACGACGAATTTCAAAGCTTGCATGGTTTCTTCATCACGAGACTGATTATGAGGCGTCAGGTAAGCACTCAGAGCATAAAGCGTTAGTTGCCCAACTAGATCGGGAAGACACGCAATGGGCCAATTGGATGGCTTCATTTACTAAGTGTGATGCGGAGTTTTGGAAAACAACGGGTAAAGGTACTGACGCTTACTTCACTCCTGATCAATTACTTCAGTTCGGGGTCGTTGATGTCATCATCTGATCTGAATGTAATTCAAATGAAGGAAAAACTCCTCAAAGATTTGTACACCCTGCAAAACGACATAAATTTATTGTGGGTTAATTATAATCAAAACCGAGTTCAAATTGCGATGAAGGAAGAACGAATTCGCGAAGTTTGGAAGAAGTTTAGAAACCTGCAAGACCTAGAACGTCACAAATCGCAAAACTAGGTCCGAGGTATAATGAGCCATGTTCCGAGATAAGACTGAAGTCAAAATTCTAATAGTCCGACAAAATCTGAAGGATGCCTTGGATGCTTTGCTTTTATCGAAAACCCCAATCGACATGAAATCATACAAATCCCTTAAGGTAAAATATCTCTTAGTGGATGAGTTGCTACAAGAGCATCGATTGAGATTATTAGGCCCTATCAAGACCAAAGGAATCCGATGAAAAAGTTAGGAATTGCGCTGTTTGTTCTTTGTTTGATTGTTTTAGAAATAACAATTGTAGGGTCTCAGTTCGCAAATAGCTTCGTAGCAACAGAAACCTCAGAAGTTCAAAATAACCAACCCCAAATTCCATCAATCCCTTCATCTGATAAAAAACCTTCAGCTCAAGTGACAACTCAAATCGTAGCTTTGGAAAAGCCCGTTAAAAGCGTAATCGTTTTAGGGGCAGCAAATACCCTAGTCTTCCGGGCCGTCGTTACTCAAGACAGTGTAGCCAAGGCTCAATTTCAATTGTTTAAAATGAGTCAATTACTCCCGAAAGATGCAGTTATCTATCTTGTGATGGACACTCCAGGAGGAGACATTGACGCCGGAAACATGCTAATTGAAAGCGCCAAAGCACTTCCTCAAGAAGTAAAAACGATAACTTTATTTTCTGCATCAATGGGATTTCACACCGTAGAAAATCTAGGAGAGCGTTTAGTGCTACCCAATGGAGTGTTAATGAGTCATCGAGCACGAGCTGGAGAAATGGGCGGTGAGGTTCCTGGGAACCTTATTGTTCGAGTCAACGCTTTGTTGCGATTGATCACTGTTATGGACACTCATGCAAGTGCCCGCATGGGTATAAGCTTAAAAGCTTATCAAGAACTTATTCGCGATGAGTATTGGGTCACTGGACAAGATGCAGTTGATGCGAGGGCCGCAGATCGAGTGGTCTTGGCAAGATGCTCAGACGACCTCTTGGGCACTCATAAAGAATCTGTAAATACGATGTTTGGTAGAGTTGGTCTGATTTACGCGGATTGTCCTTTAATACGATACCCCCTAGATGTGGAACTTCCCGCATCTTCTAATTTAACTCCGGCACAAAAAGCAGAATTTGAAAAGTTCGTATTTGATATGACCCAGGACAAAGAATCTTTTGTCCGAAATCAAATCGTAAACAATCATTTCAAAAAAATGATGCTAGTTAAATAAAAAACTTGCGTAATTAACCCAAACCTTTTATCCTGTATTCACACCCAGGAGCAATAGTCACTCGTACTCCGATCAACGCCATCGGAGTATCAAAAGTGTCTAAAAAATCTAAAAAACAAAAACCGAAAGACAAAAGTAAAAAAGTCCATCCAGAGCCAATAGTAAATTTGGTTCCCCCAGTTGAAACTCTGCCGACTCCCAATAATTTTTGGAATTCTTGCATAAGAGAGCTTGATCAATTTCCAACAACACCCTGCCACTTAGGAAAGCCCGAAAAGAACGAAAGTGGACGAGTATTAAAAGAGCCAGAATGCCCATGGTGGATCGATTCAGAAAAACATCAATACTGTTATTGGAGATGGGTTCAGAGTCAAAGCACTATAGATGGAAAAATGGACCCACTTCCCCAAAACGAGATAGCAAAGCTGTTTGGGTGCTCCTCTACCAAGATCCATTTTGTGGTCAAAGAATCGGTTCAAAAGCTTCAAGCTAATGGCTACGCAAAGATTCTGACTGAGTTTCTTTATGACAATACAGACACAAGCACCGATGGAATATCGATTTATAGCATTCCATTCGACAATATCTCCTCAGAAGATGAAGGTTAAATTAAAAAATACCCGGATGCTAAAATTAGGCATGGCAAATCAAGACACTAAGTTTTCGATGGTTTTACCGGCAGAACTCCAAAAAGCGGAAAACGGTGAGTGGAGAGTCTGGGGACTGGCTAGTACGGCCTCAAGAGATCAACAAGGCGAAAAGGTTGATCTGAATGGCCTAGACTTAACCCCGATTCAAAAAGGCAAAGGTCTTCTCAATTGGGACCACGGTAAAGATCCTGAAGACAAAGTCGGAATAATTGATTCTTACAAAAAAGCCGATGATGGATTGTACGTCGGTGGGTATCTATTCAACAATCATACTCGAGCAAAATCAATTTATGAAATCATGTCATCTTTGAAAAAAGCTGATCGCGGTCGTATGGGCATGTCAATTGAGGGAGTTATCAAAGAGCGCGCCGGTAACGACGGAAAGATCATTAAAAAGGCCGTTATTACAGCCGTGGCTCTTACTATGAATCCGGTAAATTCGGACACCCACGTTGATCTGGTTAAATCACTCACGGGTTCAGACGTTGAATTTGAAGGCGATACCATTACCTCACAAAGTTTGGACGCTATTCCTGAAGTTGAGAAATCTCTTGGCGTAACTGGCTCCTATGCTACTTCGGTTCCTTCTGATTTGTCTGGCGGCGACGCTTTAGCAATGGAAGGCATGGATAAAAAACCAAAAAAAGAAGACGAGGAAGAAGAACATAAACCTAAGAAAAAGCTTAAGAAAATGAGTAAAGAGATGATCAAGTCTAATGTGGCAGAGATTCTCAGTAAGCTTCAAGTTCTTTATCCTGAATCGACTCGTTCTGAACTTTGGGAAACTGTGAAGCAAAGGTTGAATACTCGGTTCCTCGAAAACCAAGAAACTGAAAAAAACTAATAAGTTAAAGTGTTAAAATTAAACCATCGCACCGATTTCAAATACTAAGGGGTCTAAAAAATGAAGTACAATCCGCCAAAAGGTCGTAGAGACAATTCTAAAAAACGCGCAATTGACACGGTAAAACCCGGATCTGCACAGCAAGCAATGTTGATTAAACAAGACGCAATCATCGCTCAACTTAATGCGATTGTTGCAGCTCTTGCTACAGCTTCAAGCATCGCAGCCGTTAACAGTGCCGCCGCAGCGTTGCCGGTACTTGTACCAGTTGTTCTTGAATAGGAGATAAAATGAAAACGAATGAGGCCCTCAATAAATCTCTCGACGAAATGATTGACGATCTTTTTGCACAAGACACAATCGCTAAGTCAGATGAAATGCCAAGCATGAGTATGGACGAAAAAGAAGATGCTTATGATTCTGACAAAAAGTCTAAAGGCGAAATGGATGAAGAAAATAAAATAGCAGCTATGGCTCCTCGCAAGATGGACGAAAAAGATGCTAATAGAATGTCTCCCTTGCTCGCTGATGAAAATGGTGCGGCTGAAGAAGAAAAAGAAACCGAAGATGACGAAGTAGCTGGTATGAAGCGCGGTCGTTCTGAGGATCTTTCGGCTTGGAGCAAGCGTTCAAAAGACGGCGAGAGCATGGGATCATATGATGCTTCTATCACTCACCCCGCAATGAATGTTCCAAACGAGACTACTGTTGCAAAATCGACTTTTGAAATCTCAAAAGAAGACTTCGAAATCTTGAAAAAAGCAAAGACTCAAAAAGTTGAAGAAGAACTGCGAAAAGCAAAAAAAGAACAGACGACTCTTATTAAGTCTGCAATCTT